CGGCAGCAGCCGGATCAGCTGGAGCTTGTTGTCCACCTGCTGCCGCTGCAAACTTCGCGGCCGCCTCAGGAGACTTGAACCCAGCATGAACGTGACCACCCGTACCAAGGGCTGTCTTGCTCCGATACTCGTTGATAACCAAGAAGTCAGTGCGGGGTTGTAACCCAGCTTGCTGCAAGATCTGTGTAACGATCGCAGCCGCTTGATCACTTCCTTGAACACCGTTGGTCAACGTGAAGTCTGCCGCCAGACCTTTAGGGTGAGCACCCTTGGATCCCTTGTTGACGTGGTAAGCATCATTCAAAGCAGTGAACACCTTGAAACCTGGTACTCGCTCTTGAATGATCCGGCACAGAGCCATCAGACCCGGATGAGCCTGACCACCTGCTACCGATTCAGCAGACTTCAGACGAAGCCCACCTGCACCCGAGGCATTGGAGTTAACCAAGCCACCGCCCGCTTGCATCTCTGGTTGACTACCCCAGCCACCGCCACCTGCCGGAGCAGGAGTGCCGTAACTGCCAGACGAACCACCCGCAGGGGATGGAACCAGAGAAGGCAGACTACCACCGCCACCCATCATTGGACCCGGTGCTGCACCGCCGCCACTTGGAGCCGATGCCGGAGCACCCGTACCCGCGGCACCACCAGAAGATCCACCGCCGTACATGCTACCGGCAGTTTGGCCCTCAGGAGCGGCCGCTTCTTCAGCAGTACCCGTTGTGGTCGACAGCTCACCCTTTTGCAGTTGCTCCAAGTATTGCAGGTACAGCTGATACCGTTTCGGCATCCCTGGCAACTCGTTACCACCGTTCAGGCCTTTTGCTGCTTCACCAAAGTTACCGGTTTGGCTGATACTCCTCATCAGCTTACTGTTCTTGAAGAAGTTAACCGCAACCGCTGCCATCACGTTAGGGTCTGTGGAAGCGAGTTCTGGATGGTTAACCAGGTCGATCCCCAATTCCTGCCCGATCTTGGCGTAGTTCGCTTTACCCGTCAGTTGAATGAAGCCACGTCCGCGGTACTTCCAACCGTCTCCTGGTTCACGGTTACCGATCGACGCGCCTTTACCCCCACCGTAAACAGTGTTAGCAATGGCCACTTCACCCTGTTCAATCAGTTGACGGGCTTGGTTAACGTTCTTCACTTCCTTGAACATCGAAACCAAACGATTCGGGTCGGAGTACTTCAGGCTCTCAGTGGTGTTCTGATAACCACCCGACTCGTAGTTGGTCAACGCCAGTACTTCCGCAATCTCCCGTGGATCTGTAAAGCCTTGCTTAAGCATTTCCCGAATCAGGATCTGCTCAGCCAGTTTCCGTGGAACCTTAACCCCTTTCTCGTTCCCTTCCTGTGCCTTAACACCCGACATGTCCAAGTGGCTGGTATCAGTATCCCCACCCAACGGCGTGAACCCGTACTTGTTGGAAGGCGTGGTGTAAACACCGTTCGCTCCGTACGTGTTACCGGTTGGACCACCACTTGTACTGAACTGCCCACCGCCTGCAACATCACGACGGGTTTTGGCTTTCGACACATCGTCGATGTTAGCCGCTTCCTTCTGGTAGTCACCACCAACCTTGTGCGGGGATACAGTCTTCGCCCAAGTTTGTGCGTTGGTCTTACCGGCTTCCCCTTCAGGATCTTTCAAGCGGGCTTGTGTACTGGCTTCGCCCAACAGCTTCAGCATCCGGTCTACCTTGTCAGGCTTCTCCGACGATCGGCTATCTTTGAATGGCGAAGCACGTACAGTCCAGATCGAGAAGTCAAACCAGAGGGTTCCTTTACCTTTGGTTTCAGTCAGTGCTTTGGCGATCTCATACCGAGCCGTTGCCGACAAGGTTTTCCACACCACCGCAGGACGACCGCGACGATACTGCTTCATGGTGTTCATGTAGTTCGTCAGAACCGGCAAGAACCGGTCACGGAACCACAGACACCAATCGTCGGCTTGACCCTTATCTACACGGAAGGAATCTTTGAACAGGCCAAACAGATCACCAATTTGCCCGGTGAACTCCATGGTCTCCCCACGGTCAGCAAACAACGGCTCACAGTAGCGCTCGAGTTTCAGCACCGCTTCGACACGCCAAGGAATATCCTCGCTGTTACCGTAGCAGGCCACACGAACGGCGGTCATGAGATCCATTGCTTTGTTATCGGGCATCATGTCCTTGATGTAAATATCCCCGACAACCTTACCAACCTTGTACGACGAGTTAAGCTGGGCGATGTCCTTATCGATCTGGCTAAGGCGAGTTGTAGCTTTGTCGATCTTGGCGATCTTGTCAGAGCTCTCGAAGAAACTCCGAGGGGCATCCACCTCTTTCTGGAGAGCAGCCTTTTCACGCTCCAGGGAGTCCTTCGTGCGGTTGACAGGAACATCAACAGCTTTCAGGTCCGCCGAATCAGTGTGACGATCAACGTACTCCTTCAGCTCCTTCAACAGGTTGTTAACACGGATGATCGTTTGCTTCTCAGGCAAGATCGGAGTGTCAGCGTCAATCTTCGCGACGACAGAGTACGGATACGGCTGTACACTGCCCAATGCTTGGTGGGCTTGTTTCGCCACCTTGTAAACGTCCTGCGACTTACCTTCGTCATACTCCTTCAAGGTTTTAATCTTGACGGCATCGAGGCAAGCCATGTACGTCAACAGCACTGGTTTGAAACGACCGTTGAACCAAGTAAATACGTCGCCGATTTCCTTGTTGTTCTTCGGATCCGTGACAAACATCTGGATCACTTCGTTAATCGGGCTTTCTTTCGAGAACGAGGCTCGAGCATTCCCAATGACGACGTGATTCGTCAGCATCTCTTCCGCTTTCAGTACCTTCTTCGCCAAGTCGCCTTCCGGATCAGAGATACCGTATTGCGCCATACGAATTTCAAGCTGCTTACCACCGCCGCGATTGATGTAACGATAGATACCATAACCGGCAGCACCCACCGCAATCGCCGCCAACACGTAAGGGTTCAACAGCAATGGAGCAGCCGCAATCCCCGCATTGGCAATCCAACCTGCCGCAGCAGTCCCCGCCAACCAAGTACCCGCGCCCGCCACAGCAGTACCAGCCCCTGCGGCCAAAGCGCCAGCGCTTACGTCGACACCTACAGCACCCGCGACACCGGTAGCCAACTGATACGTACCCACGACGTTCGCCGCAGTACCAGCCGCACCCAAGACGCTTTCGGTTGCAGAACCTTCATCAACGATACCGGAGTCCATCAGGTAGTCGGTCGCCATCCCAACGGCCAGACCCGCGCCGATCGCTTTGCCACCGAACGCCATCTTCCCACCGTTGGTGCGCGGAGGACGACCACCACGACGACCACGTCGACCGCCAGCGCCGCCGCCACTGAGGGTATCCATCAGACTACCACCAGCCTCAGTCAGGCTACGCGTCTTGATCAGGGTGAAGATGCCCTTAGCCACTGCCGCAATACCAGTCGCCAGCATCGGCAACACCCGTAAGCCCAGCCCAGCAAACTTGAAGAGAGTCGTGAATCCACCCAGGAGAGTTCTGGTGAAGAACTTGCTAATCCCACCCATGATTCCCATGATCCCGCCGAAACCCATCTTCAGCAGGCCAAACAGACCCATCGATTCTTTCTTCTTCTTGTCGCCTGGCTTCTCACCAAAGCCAAAGTTCTCAGCGATATGGATAATCGCATCTTTGACCATGCCTTCCTTTTTGTTTTTGGCTTGGACTTTCTTATCAGCCAGAGAGTTCAAGCGCCCCGCAGGTCCGTTGCTGGTGAGTTCCTCTTTCTTAGCCGCGATGGCTTCTTCCAGAGGGGACTTCTGTTTAACCGTGGCATTCTTCGGAACAGGCTTGTCGTCATCGACCGCAGCGACAGGCTCCTCGGAAGGTTGCTTAACCGGCACTGCCGCCTCAGTGGCTTCAGGAACTTCCGGTTCTCCCGATGGAATGTCGTAACCCCAGTGCTTCAACAGCAAGTGGTAGATACGATCTACAGCATTCACGATTGGTGTATAGTTGACACTGACCAGGTCTTTCGACTTGTCCACCACACCTCGCATGAACGGGTTAGCCTTGTCCTTGATCTTGCCAAGGAAGTCCAGACCCAAACGTCCCAGCTTCTTCGAACCTTCCTGAAGCTTGTTGACGCTCACACCCATCGAGGTGCGCAACCCACGGTCGTACTCTTCCTGAGTAATGATGATGTCGCCCTCAGGCGTGTACACCGGACCGTCGATCTCGTTCCAACCGTTGATGACTTCCAACTCACCCGATTCGTTGCGCTTGCAATAAGCACCCGATGCAAATCGTTTCCCAACGAGCACCGGAGAATCTTCCCCTTCTCTGTACACATCCATTTGGTAGAAACGGGTTTTCAAGGCTTCGCCCCAACGCTTAACCCGAGCAAACGGATCCAACGTCTTGTAGGCTTTCAACATCATGTCCCGCAGCTTGCTCAAACCAGAGATGAACACTTCCTTGTTCTCTTGGTTAAACAGCTTGCCCGCCAGACGACGAGCACCGATGATGGTGTTGTTGGAGATGTCCTTAACGCTGCCTGTGATCTTGTCCCAGCTGTCGATGATGAACCCGGTCGTCATGTCCAGATAATCACCGCGAGTCAGCTTGTTCGCTTCCAGGATCGGTACATCAGACCCTTCTTCGTACAAGTCTTCATCAGCCTTGGCCGAACGCGCGGTAGTCAGGCTCTTCATTTTCATGTAGGCCGTTGCGACTGCCGCGCCACCCGCTAACAGTGCCGCCCCTTTCGGGTTGTACACCGCCAAGCCAGCCAGACCACCCAACAACCCACCCAGGATCAGCGGCTGGTTATCGAGGATCTTGTCCACGCCCCCATTAAACATGTCACGGAAAGAGGTAGCCTTCAGTTTATCAAGGATACTTTTCTTTTCCCGGGAGACTTCCTTCTCGTCACTGTCAGAAAGAGGCTTCTGTTCAGGGGGTTGACGCATCAGGATATCGGTCAGGATCTGATTACGGGTCCCAGCCAGCGTGAGAAGCGATTCAAGGCGCTCTGTCATCTTGTCCATGGCAGAGGTTACCGGGAGCAGATCAACCGCAGGACCAGCCTCTGGTGGACGATAGCCCGAGAAGTTCTTGCCCAACTGATCCATGCTGTCTTTCAAGCCGGTCATGCCGTTCAACGACTTGGTCAGCTCTTCCAGTCCATTCAGGTTCAATGGTTCTGGTGTTGGGATTTCAGGCCACTTAAACTCAGGATACGCTGGCCATTTGAACTCTGGGTAATCCGGCCACGCGAACGTAGGCGGAACCCCACCCGGAGGTGTACCCGGTCCACCAAATGCACGACTCGGCAACAACGGAGAATCCGGAGCATGTGGAACTGCCGTGGATTGATCGGGATTGTCGATGAACGAGCGCAGGGTTTTATCCGTCAACGATTTGTTCAGGTAATCTTGACCGTTCTCCGTGATGATCAGACCGGCCTCTTTCATGGAGTCGTAGTAACCGGCTGCCTTGAGGAGGTCGACCTTATTCGTCAGGTCAGGTACAAAGGCTCCCAGAGACCGTGCAGACGACGCTACTTCGTTAGCCTTAGCACGACCAGCCTCGGTCGGTAGATAAGCCAGCATCTTGCCACGGTCAACGTCTGTCCCGGTATTGAACTGCTTGATGTGCTCATCGGTAATGCCGAACTGCGCTTGGATCATTTTCTTGATCTCAGCAGCAATCGCCGGTGGCACGTCGTGTTCTTTATCGGTGTGCAGGTAGTTGTAAGGACTGAAGCCCAATTGAGCATCGGTGTCTTGTGCCAAGCGATAGGCCAGCTCTTTCTTAGCCGCTGGGGTCAACGCGTTGTCACTGTCCAGTTGTTCAGCCAACCGAGTCGCCATGTCAGCCTGAGTACCGAACTGACGTTTGTCCAGCACTGTGTTAAGCGCAGTACTGATCTTCTGGTTGTGGTTGACGAACTTACCCTTGACGTAGTCGTAGGTGATTTCCCGCAGGTCATCATTACCAGTCCGGAATTTCTCCAGCGACAGGTGAATCTGACCGAGCAACCCTGGTAATACTTCATTCAACGTACGGTCCGAACGTTTGTTCCACAGCTGAGCATCGAAGCTATCTTCCAGCGTACGGCGCGCCATGCTGTAGCGAGTACCACCAGGACGGGACATGTTGTCAAACACACCCGCGATGGCTTTGTTACCCATCTTTTTCGCGTTGTGCAGAATCGTCCACTCGAACTTCTTGAGAGGGGTTTGATCCGCAGGCAGCGTGTCGATGTACTCCTCGTAAGACTCCGCTTCATTAAAGGAGTGGCCGCCCTGGTAATACTTCGACATGGTGTTGGTCAGTTCTTCGGCGTTGCTCAAGCCGTAGGACGCGACGTTACCCAGGTCAGTGATACGGGCGTAGGCATCTTCAGCCCACTTAGCCTGCGCAGGAAACTTCTTCTTGAAGCTCTGGAGGTATTGTTGAGCTTTGCCGGACTTGGCCATGCGAGGCAGGTTGTTGATGAAGATCCCCGCTGCCGCATTACCCAGCATGTTCCCCAGGTTGATGTCCATCCCTTCGGTCATCTCGGCTGCCATGCGCAGGCCACCGGTGACTTCGCTTACGTCACGACCAAAAGCCGAACGCGCATCCTTACCAAAGCGCTCATCGAGGAAACCAGCAATACCGCCGATCTTGTCCTTGACGGTGTTGAACACGGATTCCCGCACACTCTTGCGAACCGCCTGGGAGTGGGTGGTCTTCTCGTAGTCCGACTTTGCCGAGCTGACGTTAAGGTTCTTCAGTTCCGTGATGATGCGATGGTTAGCCGCTTCAGAGAACTTGTAGTACTTTGCCGACGTCAGGTAAGACCGCGTCATGATGTTCAGTTTCAAAGCATCATTACGAGCCTGCACACGACGTTGGTAGTCAACGATTTGTTCCAACAGTTGGTTGGTGCGAACACCACTGTTGTTCATGGCGCCCAGGCGAGCCATGGTACGACCACCTACAGTCGCCATCATGTCGGTGATATTGCTACCGACACCCATCATGGTTTCACGTTCCAAGATGGAGTTGGCATCAGCGTGGGCTAAGGCTTCCTTCACATCTTCGTCAGTGGTATCCGCAATGCCTTCTTGGCTGTCACTGGAAGAACTTTCGGAACGTTCCCAATCGCTGAAATCCTTCTTGCTGAATTCAGAGAAAGCGTCGCCGATTCTATTAGGGGTTCCTTTGCTGAGCTTAGCCCCGGCCCGTCCTGCGAGGTATTGCAGATCCTTGACCGCCTCGTAAGAGTCGCCCTGGATCTCTTGCAACAATGCAGCTTTGCGACGGCTCAGGTCGGCCATCGTGGTGAAGGCCCCAAGGTAAGTGCGTGGCAACACCATCTTCAAGGTGTCGATTCGGGCGTCGGTGTCACCGACGGTCTTGTCAACGAGGCCTTTCAGAAAACCAGAAGTGAACGAATTCAGGAAGCCTCGTTTGTCAGGAGCATCAAAATCACTGTCAAAATCCATGCTCCCTTCAAAGGGATCGTCGCCCCATGAATCAAAATCATCATTAGCAGCCATGCTAACTCCTACTAAAGGGAAATTTGAATGAAACCCACAAACCTTAAGCTGTTAGACCCCAAGTCTATCACGCCGGGTATCTTCAAAGAGGTTACGTCCACAGACGCCTTTGAAGGCATGACCCAGAATTTGAATGACGAGGGTCTTTACTCCTTAGAGATCTTCGGTAAGTTGGGCAGTAAAGAGCGCGATAAAACAGAAGCGTTCATTGACACAAAGCTCGGGCTCTTCAACCCAACCTACTTCAAAGCACTGACACAAATAAAATCTCTGTACCTGGGCATTCTCAAAGGAACGGAATACGCGGTGTGGGATTCGGAGGCTAAAGATTTCATAAAATCCAACATCCTCGATGGGGAAACGGGTTTTGCTTTCTTTATGCGTCACTTCCACGAAATCGTTCCGGCCAGCACCGATTCTTACAAACGTAAGCAACGGGTGAAAATGGTCAGCCAGTTCAAGGACGTTGCGGTCAGTAATAAGGTGTTGGTGATCCCAGCGGGTTTGCGGGATATCCAGTTCCAACCGAACGGCGCACCGACTGAGCCAGAAATCACTGAGTTGTATCGCAAGCTGATCTTTAAGACTCGGGTGATTAGCCTGGGTAGTGCTCGTGATGCCGAGAACCCGCTGTACGACAACGTGCGCTGGGGCTTGCAGAATGCGTTCAACGATATCGATGCTTACCTCTTCGGCCTGACTGAAGGTAAAGGTGGTCTGTTTCAGCGTCGTCTGTCCACTCGGGGTGTGGTGTCGGGTACGCGTAACGTTATTACTGCGCGTAAGGTTTCCCGGGCTGACTTGTTCAAGACCAACGGGGTTAACCCTAACTCGACGGACATCGGTCTGTACCAAGCGCTGTTGAACAACCAGTACGTCTGTGTCCATGCGCTGCTCAGCAAGTACCTGCAAAACATCTTCACCTCAGGCTCGCTGACCATCAAGCTGGTGAACACCAAGACCCTCGAATACGAGTACGTCGAAGTGGCACCAAGCACCGTGGAGAAGTGGTCGACCTTTACCGGGTTGAATAAACTCTTCAACGGCTTCTCGAACATCCACCTGCGCAACAAAGAGATCATCATCGACAAACACTACCTCGCTCTCGTTTATGACGACGGTGAAGACGTGTGTGTGTTGCATGACATCAACGATCTCCCAGAAGGCAAGGATCGGAAGTTCGTTAAACCCATCACGTACATGGAACTGTTCTACCTGTCGTGTCAATCGACCATCATGGAGCAAATCACCCAGCAGACACGTTATCCGATCATTGGTATCGGCTCTATCGTTCCGGCGAAGGTGAACCTGGTGACGATTGCGGGGGCTAAGCCTCGGACCATTCGCACCACGGAATGGGAAGTCATGGAAACCTGTATGCGGTATCCGCATCGGACTGAGCGGCCGGATTATTTCGACGCCATGTCGGTTGACCCTTCCCGTGAAGCAGGCTACGACTCCGACCACGACGGTGACCAGCTGAACAGCAACAGCGTAAACGCCGAGGACAGTAAGAACGAAGTTCATGCCCTCTTTGGCAAGCGCGAGTACTACATCAGTGGCAGTGGTCGTTTCCTTTATGACCCTGTTAACGAACCGATTCTGTTTATGTTGAAGGCTGCTACGAGTGGCCTTGAGGAGTAACAATGCGGCTTCTTACGTACAGTGAGTTCTTCAAGCTGTTTGTGCAGCGGAAGAAACAAGAGCTGATCGACCCTAACTTCATCGGGGTGAGCGAGATTGTCATGCCGAAGATGGCTGTGGTGCACTACGTACCTAAGCTGGCTACGGAGTACGGTCCTTCGGTGTCGGAAGCCTTCATCTCCAACTTCCCCGAAAATGTCTTCATCGAGTTCGTTCCACGTTTCACCCCGGTCATGGGTCATGGTCGTGTGCTGGCTTTCGACGTCAAGAAAGCTATCCAGTCCTATCGGGCTAGCCATTACACCTACAACTGGACCAAGGACATCAACACGGTTTACCGCCGGGCTGATGCGCTGATTGTTAAGAACTACGGGATCGCAGACAAGACCTGGGCGCAGCGTGCCGCTACCTTCGTTAACTTCGAGGTTCACTACAACCGTCTGAACATGCTGATGGAAGGTGTGAACACGGAAGCAGAGAAGGCGACACGGAAGCAGTTCTTGCGGCTGGAACTGCCGATCAACATTCCACCTTACAAAGAGTTGATGGTCGACTATGAAAAGTATATCGGAAGCTTTAAAGAAGGCCTTCCAGTTCCTTCTAACCAATCTCTTCGGGTAACCAAGGGTGAGGGTTCGTACTGGCTGCTGGATTTGCTGGCGTTCCTGTTGGGTGATTACGAGTACAGTCAGTTCAACAAGCTGACCGCTCAGGCGCAGGAAGACCTTCACTGGATCTTCACCGCCAACAGCAAAGCGTTGATCATCAACGTCAAGACGATCAAGGAATGGCTCGATGAGCTAAACCCGAAAGTCAAGGATGGCGAGGACAAGCCACACGTCGTCTCGCCTAAGCGCCTTAACGTCACCAAGCGTTTCTACTTGGCACTGATGGGCTTGGTCCGCGGGGTTGCGGCCGAGAAGGATTTGATTGACGAGGAGAAGAGCGATGGAACAGGAGGAGCAGGAAACTCCGCCAAAGAAGACGACTCTTCAGTGGTTGAAGGAAAGGCGGGAACTGCGAAAGGGCAAGGACGAGCATCCGGTAACGGAAAAGCAACCTCGGCTACTGGCAAAGATGAGCTTGTGGATGATTATTCTGATGATCGCAGCCTCGTTGATGTTTTCAGCAGTAACAAGGGAAACAACGACCCACTGGTGGAGGGGGCACGAGACGAGGGAGAACATACTCCTGATGAAGTTGCTGGGGACTGGACATCCGCGGTAGACGACTCGTTGCTGGAGGTTGAAACCACCACGGTTGAAATCAGCACCAAGAAGGATGCTTTCCCTACTCCTGAAAGCGGCATCCTGGCAGCACTGGAAGAACGTGCAGCGGAAGGTCGCCTGAGTGTCGCAGAACAGAACTTGTTCATGCGCAAAGGCATGCGTTATCAGAGCATTGAAATGCCTAACGGTCAATCGTTGGGTGAGTTCATGCAGATCTCTCCTGAGGAGATCAACAGTCTGGATGGCAAGATCGAAGCAAACTTCATCACAGTCCTTGATGAGAGTATGTTGCGTAGCCGTTCGGCTGTTCTGAAGCAAGATTACGCCCAGCGCTTCCTGCACAAAGATATCGCCAAGATGGTGGTCGGTATCCAGAACGCGGGTATCGCGGTATCAGATTATCGCCCGGACATCATCTCGGGTGTGGAAGGTTCGTACGACGTTCTCAACATCCAGCTCCATCCGGTTGATGGTAGCCAGAGCACGCACCAGATTCGTCTGCCGCGGGTTCAGAAGGATGCGACGTTTACTGTGGACGGCGTTAAGCAACACATGCAGCTGCAACGCATGGAACTGCCGATCCGCAAGATCAACGCTTTCAAGGTTGCTTTGACCAGCTACTATGACCGCAAGCTCATGGTGCTGCGCAGTCAGAAGGTGGTGGACGATTACGGTCTGTGGCTGGTTAAACAGATTCGTAACCGGGGTGAACGAAGAGAGGGTGTGATTCCTCCTTTGGTCTACAGCCTGGGTACAGGGTACAACCCTGAATACGTTTCTCCGCGTATCTACAGCATTCTGGCGAAGAAGTTCAAGCACATTACCGTGACGGGCTTTGGGCAGCTGAATTTCCAGATTGACGAGTTGCTCGACAAGTACCCTGAGTACAAGCGCTACACCAAGAAAGATGCATTCCTGGTGGGCGTTAAAGATGGTCAGCCTCTGACGATCGATGGGTTCGGTAACCTCTTCCAAGGGGACACCGAAGTCGGTACGGTAGAAAGCCTGATGGGGATTAACCTGTCACGCGCACCTATCGAGTATGCGGTGATCAACATCAGCGGGTATTACTTCCCGATTGGTGTGGTGCTCTGCTACTACTTCGGTATCGACAAACTGATCCAGGTCACCAAGGCTACCACTCGCACCGTTCCAATGGGCACTAAGCCTAAGCTCGGTGAAGATGAGTACGCCATTGCGTTCAACGACGAGTACCTGATCTTCAACCGTCGTGAGAAGTTGGCCAGCCTGATCTTCGGTGGTATGCCTAAGCTGAACAACATCGGTAACTTCAGCCGTGTCGATCTCAACGAGAAAGGCATCTGGGTTCCGTTGATGGGCGACCCTAAGGTTAAGCCTCAGCAGTTCAAAGAAATGAAGAACCTGTTCGACCTCTTCATTGACCCGGTCACCAAGGAAGAACTGGCGAAGATGGGTCACGCTACATCGTTCCACTACCTGTTGATCGATGCGGTGAAAATGCTGGAAACGGATTACACCCGGCATGAAGTGGAGTTGGAAGAACAGCGTATCGTGGGCTACGAACGTTTTGCTGGTCACGTGTACCGGGAGCTGGTGAAAGCCATCCGTCAATACCGGAACAAAGGCAAAGAGCGTAAGCACACGATCGACATCAACCCTGAAGCGGTGATCCTCAACATCATTACCGATACCTCGGTGAACTTGGTGGAGGAGGTTAACCCAATCCACCAGTTGAAGGATCAGGAGGAAGTAACCTTCGGCGGTGTGGGTGGTCGTAGCGAAATCACGATGGTCAAGCGGGCACGTCAGCAGTTGGAAAGCTACCGGGGCAAGATCTCGGAAGCGAACAAGGACAGCGGTAAGGTAGGCTTCGTAACCTATCTGACTTCTGACCCTGGTATCAAAGACTTCCGTGGCAACATCGCGGTGGGCGAGAAACCAACCAACGCTGGTCTGGTGTCGGTAACGGGTAACCTGCAATACGGTGTGGGTCACGATGACTCGAAACGCTCTGTCTTTACCTCGACTCAAGCGAGTCAGGCAGTCAGTGCAATGAACTACACCCCAAACATCCTCCGTACAGGCTATGAGAACGTCGTAGCGCACCGTACGTCCGAACTGTACAGCAAGGTAGCCGCTGAAGCAGGCAAGGTCACTGAAGTGTCTGACGACGCTCTGCGGGTGACTTATAAGGACGGCACCACTGACGTCTACCCTCTGGGGTTGGCAATCGGTGAGGCCAGCGGTGAGTACCATCGGCACACACGCGTTACCGACTTGAAACCCGGTGACACCTTTAATAAGGGTGATGTGATCGGTTGGGATGTACAGTGGTTTGCTCGTGATCCGTTCTGCCCAGGTCAGGTGGCGTGGAAGGCAGGTCGCATGGTGCGGATTGCCTTGGTAGAAGATCAGGACGTGTACGAGGATAGCTTGGCTATCGCGCATTCATTGGCGATGGAAGGGGTTACTCCGTACATCAAGCCGAAGCGTTTTGCGATCGATGTGAATCAGAACATCGAGATGATGGTGAAAGAGGGTGATTCCGTTGACTACGACTCGATTTTATGCAACGTTGAAGACGACCATTTGGTCGCGGATACTGCTGAAAGCGCAATCGCAGCCGAGGTGAACAAACTGGGCATCCGTCAGGTTCGCTCCAGCCACCATGGCAAGGTCATCAAAATCGAAGTGGTGTACAACTCGCCGCTCGAGGAAATGTCGGACAGCGTTCGGAAGTTTATCAACGCTCAAGACAAAACCCGCAAGAAGAAAGCCGACATCGAAGGGTCCGATGTAACCAAGGGGGCTGTGTCCAACAGCCTGAACGTGAACAAGCCGATTCTGTCGCCTGGTAAAGCGTTCGTCACCATCCTGGTTGAATCGATGGACCCAAGCACCAACGCTGACAAATATGTTCTCGCTAACCAGATGAAGGGCACAGTGGGTCGCATCATGCACAAACCCCTGATGACCGAAGATGGTCGAGAAGTCCTGATCAAGTCCAGCCTTAAAGGTATGTTTAACCGCATGGTACTGAGCTTCCGTAACAAGCTGGTAAGTTGTGAGCTCACTATCGCGGTGTCTAAACAGGCCATCGCCATTTATCGAGGTAAGTAACCATGAACTACAGAAACTTCAACGGCATTCGCGATGTCCAAGTGATGTTGAAAGAAACCGGTCTTTACACTTCGTCCATTGATGGTAAGTGGGGAAGCGGCAGTTTGAACGCATCCATCTCTCTGGTGTCTGCGTATTTCCGCCAAGCGACCGGTCAGCCTCTGCCCAACATCCCGGCTTCGACTGTACCGGGGGACGAGATGGCGCAAGTCATCGTTAAGCTCCAGGACCTGTTGAAAGCCGCCGGTCTGTATGACGGTAAAGTGGACGCTACCTACGGCATCGGTACCAAGTCTGGTTTCCGTAAAGCCGCAGATGCCTACATCTTGGCTAACCGCCTGCCTCGTTATAAGGCTGCGTGGAGTGTCGTGGTGTCGAAGGAGTTTCTGGATGCGGTCATCGCGGGTTGCAAAGCCCGCAACTGGCCTGCTGAAGCGGTTGATTGGCTGATGTCCTGCATGCACTTCGAAAGCGGCGGGACGTTTAGCCCAACCAAACAGAACATGGCAGGCGCCAAGTACTTCGGGCTGATTCAGTTCGGTGACATGGCTGCTGCGGATCTCGGTACGACCACTGCTGAGCTGATCAAGTTGTCGCAGCTGGAGCAACTCAAGTGGGTCTTCAAGTACTTCGACATGTGGGCGAAGCGCGGCAAGACTTACACCCAGCTGGAAGACTTCTACCTCACGATCTTTTACCCGAAAGCGGTGGGTGCGAAAGCCGACACTGTTATCTTCCGTAAGGACGTTGAAGCCGAGAAGAAGGGTTACGCCCAGAACAACGGCTTCGACTACAACAAGGACGGGGCGATCACCGTGGGCGAGATCAACTCCCGCCTGTACGACGTTTACTACAAAGGCATGGACACTGTGAATCGTGTTCTTGCTGCGGCTTAACTTCATTCTTCTGTCAAGGGTACGTTCATCATGAACCAACAGACTTTCATTCAAGACACGGTGACTATCGCTAACACGGTAGAACTGGTGAAAAGCACTATCGACAAGGTTGGGTTGGAGTTCATCGCTCCGTTGGACCCGGCTATCCAGGACGAACACATCAGCAAGGCCATCACCGCTGCTGTGAAAGGGGAAGCGCAATGATTCGAGCATCCAGTGTTGCCATCGCTGAAGCCATCGCTGTAGCGGTCAACAGCGACACCCCTGTCAAGGCCAAAGACTTGGTGGCGGGTCTGAACGAACAGAGCTACGGTTCTGCTGCTTACGGCGCTGATTTCCGTGACGAGATCGTTCGCGTTACCACCCACACCACCGCGCACTCCGCTGTTAAGGAAGCCACCAGTGATGCACTGGCTGCGACCATCCGCGGTGCGTTCGACACCATCAAGAACTACGGCGTGCCTTTCGCGAAAGCACTGAGCGCCGAGATCGGTATGTTGTATACCTCCGATCGTCTGCAACAGCTGGCCTTCAGTCAGCTGCGCTACAACTACGTCAACGTCGATGATCCTTTCTTCGACTCGCCGATCTACCCGACTGATGTGAAGAACACTTCGCTCGAGTTCACCAGCATTTCGCTGGATGCGCTGAAGCGTTTGGAATTCAACTACGTCTCGGAAGATGACGTGAAAGAGTTCGTCAACACTCAGCATCCTGATGTTGTCGAGATCATGGAGAACAGTGACTACGACGCCTCGCGCGCCGCCAACAGCATCACTGACTGGTACGACCTGTGCCAGCTCTTCGCGAACAAGAACGACGTGTTCAACTTCGGCGTGATCAAGAGCCTGGAAATCAACCGTCTGCTCAAGATGTATGTTGTGCTGACCAAGATGTATGCCCAGGAAGATCCGGTCAAGTGGCTGACCAAAGGTACGCTGGCTGACTACCGTCAGTTCGTGAACCTGCTGTGGAACGGCATGACCCGTTACCTGCTGGTGCTCAAGCAAGTGGCTAACGCTTATAAACAGCGTGTGGTGGCCTACGCCGAGCTCGAGCCTGTGACCCTGGCTGATCATCAGCACTCCGACTACTCGGGCGCTCGCTTCATCTCCGGCAACGTGCAGGTGTTCTACACCAACCAGGCGCTGGCCACTCTGGAATCCAGCGGCGTCAGCTTCAACGAATGGCTGGTCGCGATCCAGTACGCTCGTTTCAACAAGGTGCAGCTGGAACAAGTGGCTACCTTGGGCGATGCGGCAACCGTCAAGCGTTGGGCCGGTGAGTACTACCAGTCCATCGACACCGCACTGAGCGCCAAAGCCAAAGTCATGTTCGTCAAGACCGCTGCTGCTCGCGCTCTGAAGTTCCTGGGCGAGACCCCGCTGTTGAACGAACGCATCCGTGCTGTGTGCCCACAAGGCGTGCTGGTTCAGGATTGGTTCGAACAGAGCATGGGTCTGGAATACGAGAAAGCGTATTACGCTGTATCGAAAGCCCTGGCCGCTCACAGCGACAACGGCGCGACCCTGGACTCCGGTGTGGGTGACGGCGTGGTGATCCATGCGCTGATGGGTGGTTCTTTGGTTCCTGTGTTCCTGCGGGCTCTGAAGTGCAACCTGGCGGCCGAGATCGTTGAAGCCACCTACGTGTCGGTAGAACTGAACGACGACATCGTGGCGAAGCGTCAGCGCCTCCACAAGTCCCTGATCAAGCTGATCGTCAAAAACTCCATCGGCGGGAAGTAATAAGCCATGGATATCAGCCACCTGGTCAGAAACGATACCAAAATTCACAACGCCTACACCGTTCTTGAAGATGGTTCTGTTGTAGCGAACCGTCCGATGGAAATTCACCTGCCTAAACGGTTTGTGGAAAACGGGATGGCTGTTGTGAGTGAGACGGTTTGGACTTCGGCTGTGCTGGGGCTGGTCATTCCGGGGGAGTGTTACGCTCCCCTGTTGGCTTTGGTTGACATCACCTTGGTGCCTCTCAGCATCCGTGAAGCAGCTATTGACGGGGTTCAGTACCTCATCCTCGAGTTCGGTAAGGGCGATACCCTGATCGAGAACCTGGACGTGTTGCAGGACCCCAACAAGCCTCACCAGTATTACCTGGAGTTCAACCTGTACTCCAAAAAGCCTTGGTACATGAACAAGGATGACCTGACTTCCCTTTATGACTACGCCGAGTACGAGTGTGGCGGTAAGGTGGGTAGCAGCCCTCAAGTAATGCGCGTATTCAACTCGTTGCAGTTTCGGGATCCTGATAACCTGGATGTCGCTTACCGGCACAGCAAAGCCATGCTGGAAGGTCGGCCTCCGGTGATCGTGGGTCTCAACAACTCGGCGATGTTGATTGACGGTACCATCCCTAAACTGTTGGGCGGGTATCTTCAGGACAACACCCTGGCAGCTATCGTTAACCCTGATACCAAAGTCACCGATCTGGAAGAGATCATCAAAGGGGTTCCAAAATGAGTCAGATCGTTACCTTCGGGAACGTCATCCTCGCCGACACTGGCAAGCGTGGCATTCTCAAACCCATGTCCGATAACTCGGGCTACTGGCGAATGAACGCAGGCGGTTTCAACATTCCGAACCGCAGCGGCATCGTTTACCGGATGAACGAGTACTTGAAGGAGTGTATGTCTCCTGAGAGTGACCTGAACCGTCGCGTTAGCGAAGGCCAGGTGTTTTGTGAGCTGGGGCACCCTCCTCAGTATTTCCTCGAACGCATCAACGGTCAAGTTGTTCGTACGCAGATCACGGAGGTCTTTCAATGGATCAACCGTCTGCGTACCATCGAGATGGCCAACGTGTGCGCTCACATCCGGAAGATCCACTGGGTCCTCACCGGGCGTGATACCGATCCGATCTACAACGAAGTCGAGCTGAAGCCATTCGGTCCTTACAAGGATTGGACGGATGACGCTCTGACCAACCCGGACATCAACTTTGCCATCAGTCTGCGTTCGGTTACCAAACCGCAGAAAATGGGTGACATGATTCGTGAAGTGGAATACCACAGCACTTATGACGTCGTGGTTGAGCAAGGTGTTCTGCGTGCTTGCAAGCACCTGACTGCCGGTCTGGAAAGCTACCTCCAGGAAGTGCAAGGCGCTCCTTTCACCGAGATGTCGACCAGTGTGGATGAAATGATCCACGCTTGCCAAGTCAAGATGAAGGACCCTGGCGTGATGGCGAAGTACGAAGGCTCGGAAAGCTTCAAGCACGTCAACGAAGTCCTGGCTGTTCTGAGCAAGATGCAAACCAAGCGTCCTGTTCAGCTGATCCAGGCAAACTCGCTGGGTGTGTTCGGTTGATACGCCATTAAACTAAGGCCGGTGGGGTGACCCATCGGTCTTAGCTATTTTTATGTACCGCAGTGTCTTTTATATTGCCCGACGGGGTAAGACCATTCCTAGGAGAAAAACATGACCGCAGTTCCACAAGCAAATCTGAACGAGTATCTGGACTACCAGACTTTCATCCTTCACATGCGTGATATCGTTTCTAACGCGAAGGTGGTCAAGTCTTTGTTCACTACTTCGGAAGAAGAGTGGGATCGTTCGCGTGACATCGGCACAGGGAACCACTTTATCCGTGGCGTGTTCCACAGCCCGCAGAAGACCGAGGCGGTAAAGACCTACATCGCCAAGCTGGTCAAGATGCACATGATTTCGCTGGGCAGTCGTTTGACCGCCTGGACCAAAGACACCGTGGCCGGCGAGAACCCAACCAACATCGCCATCAGCAACCGTATCGCAGCCATCGAGTTCAAGAACAACCGTGATCTGTTCAAGATCGTGGCCACGCGTCTGATCGGCTTCGACGACATGCTGGTTTCTTTCGCTCTGGAAGAAGACGTCGACGCCAAGGCCAAGCTGTTGATGGACTACCTGTCGGCTCGTTTCGACATGTCGGTTAACGGTGAGAAGTCTCACCTGATGTACATCGACCAAACGGTTGACCTGGCCACCCTGCTGAAGACCGACGGCTTCACGCCTGAATTCTTCGCTGACCATCTGTACCAAGCGACCAAGTACTTCGAAGCCTTCGGTGGCGGTGTGGTGAACTACTGGGACGTCTTCGACCTGATGGACGTGGTTGCGCAGGTGAACGCCGAACACGCCAGCAACGCGCTCTACGAAGAGCTGAGCACGGCCAAGGTTGTCATCGACGGCGGTGTATCGTCTGCATTCGAGATCGAAATCGACCAGGACGACTCCGACGTGGTTCTCACGCTGGAAATCTGTGTTCAGCATCACGGCGATGTGAACGCAACCTTGCCGAAGGACATCGAGTACACCAAGGAGATCAAGGACAACATCGAAGAGTTGATCCAGAAATCCAAGTCGCTCGGTAAAACCCTGAAGGTGACCCAGCCGGGTTCGGACTACTCCTTCGCTGCTCCAATCGAAGTTGAAATGCCGAAGTAACACCCGCCCCAGCCTGAGTGATTTAACGTTGCTCAGGCTGGAATATTTCAAGCCTATATTACTTTTAGGACAACGCAGGTTAATACCTGGGGAGGAGTGAACACATTCCTTTGTTTGTATCCATTCTTGTATCCTTTCAATGAAAACAAAGAGGTTAGTTATTTATGTCCGTTAACAAAACTTATGGCGAAACCATGGACCTGGGCGTTAAGGGTCTGATCGAACACAGCAACTACGACAAGGTAACCAATCACGCTACGTTCGATGCCAGCAAAGTTGAGTTTCCTGAAGGTGTGACTCCGGAATCCCTGGGTACCCACGTAACCTTCATCAACGACCTCACCGCGCAGGCTGAAGAAGCCACTGCACAGATCGCACGCGAACAGTTCGGCAACAACGACAAGCTGACCACCATCGACAGCACGTTGGCGTTCGACATGTTCTCCATCAACTCCCAGCATCACCTTCGCCAGCAAATCGGCGACGACTTCATCTACGGCGGCGCTACCACGATCGTCGACTACGTTCACACCGACGAACAGGCGACCTGGCTCAACACCCAGCGCACCGCCAACCAAGAACTTGCTGAAAAGCTGTTCGGTTAATTTGATCTGAAAATATGGCCAGGGTTAACGCCCTGGCCATATGTCCGCATCTTTATTTTTCGTAGGGGATTTCCATGAGTGGTTCCGACTCATCTATTATTTCAAGCCTTCCCGTTTCTCCTCGGGTTAGCGAGTTGTACAAGCAGGTGATGGATCTCTACGCTAACGCTCATATTTCCGAAGTGTTCGGCATGGGTGCTTCGGAAAACACCATCGTGTTTATCAGGGATTCTGTCTCGACCAATCACGCACTGTGGTTCTATCGTTTCTCCCACTCTAAACTGCCTTTAATCGAAATCATCGACCAGGGCAGAACGTTAGTACGGCGTGTTGACGAAACTGTATTGAGCGAGGACAGATTGGTGATGGAGTTGCAAGTGCTGCTCCCAGCAATTATCTTCAGGCGAGATCAGGCGTCGATCGCCGAAACCGGGCTGCCTTACGAAATCGCGATGGGTCTCAAAGATCCTCCCGAAGCGACCAACCGTCGTAAACCCTATACACGCACTCAAAGGTAAGAATTATGGAAAGCATGGTAATGAAGTTGTTCCGTCAATTGATCGAACTGGGCGTCTTCGGTAAGTCGTGGGTTCCCATCCTCAGCAAGAAGTACCTGATTGGCGTCCAGCGGTTTGAGTTGACCGTGAGTCGTAATGACGGTCCCGGCGTGATTGGTGTTCACAAGTCTTTCGATTGCACCCACCTGGTCACCCTCAACACAGACGGCAGCACTGTGTGGGGTAATGTTGAAACGTTCGGTGAACACGAGCTGGAACAAGTTCTTCAAGCTTTGATCGACGTCTACCCTCCAGAACTGAACGAACTGGGTCAGCTGGGCTTCTCCTCCATGCAGTGGCCTAACCTGCCTAAGCTGTTGGAGAAACTGGACACCCTGAGCGCCCGTGAGGCGTTTACCGCGTTGGCCGAGAAAGGGTTGTTCTTAGTTAATCAGTTCCCGATGATTACCGATGACAAACAGTTCGCTGTTTTCTTCAATAAGACTCCCCAGATGATTTCGATCTGCAAGAATGACGGGGACATCAGTCAGCACACTGTCCCTGGGTTGCTGGGGGAAATTGGCAAATTCACCCGCGTCTGCCACCTACGCAGTGGGACCATTGTCTGGTCGCATGAAGGCTACGGAATCAAGCACGTCGAAGATGTCCTCAACGAGTTGCATACCAAGTTCGTCGCGTCTCAGCAGGTCGATCCTCTGAAATTCGGAATGGGTGAGGAAGACCACGAGAACGACAAGGGGTACGTGCACTACGAAAAAGGCACTGCCATCTTCGGACTCATGCACAACCTGAAGGCCAACGGCGTGTTTGAGAAGACTCGAGATCCTGTCTTCATCAATGATCTAGGGTCTCTGACTAACGCTGTCGCTTTCTTTTGTGCGGAAATCGATTACGTCCTCTTCTGTAATTCGTGGCCACATCACGAGTACGCAGACGGACGTGTGGAAATCGTACAGAAAGAAGGCCCAAGTCTGTTCTACGATAAACTCTTGCAAGCCCGTCTGGCTCAAGGACCTATTGTTGTAGCCCGTTACTTCAACGAGGACAAGTATGGCGAAGATACCCTCCAACGCGTCCTACAAGTGCTTGTGAACTCTTCCGCCGGCATTATGAACCCAGTGTACCCTTTGGGTCGTGGTCTCAGTCAGAAGTCCATTGAGCAGCTCTTTAAAGAACAAAGCTCTGCCTCGAAACTGGATAACCTGGGTCGTGGTTTGACTCCTGAGGCCACTCGGAAACTCTTCCGGGAACAGAACCCACACATGTTCAACCAGGAGGGTGTCGTGAAAGAGATTCCTTTCATTTCTCCCGATGAGCTGGCCAGAGATATCATGGCGGGCGCCAACATGGGGCTGAATGGTATCGGGTACTTGTTCATGATGGACGCTGAGGGTAACCCCGTTCACAGCGATGGTAGCCCGCTGTCAGTCAACGACGGTAAAGGTAATCTGTTGATGGGTGCTGACGCCATGGCTTTCATGCAGAAACGTATTCAAAAGGGCCTGAGTCCGGAACCGGATAACGATACGGTAAACGAAGGGCAACGAGCCGAATACATCGCCAAGCTCCGCAAAGACCTACCTGACCTGGTGAACGAAGATGGGTCATGGGATTTAATGGCGATAGCGTCTAAAGCACACATGAAAACCCGGGAAAACCGTGAAGGGTACATCAACGTTCTGGAAAGTGCGTTGCGTGAGTCTTTCAAGGACGACACGAAGTACATTGCTTTCCTCAAGCGAATGATCAAGCTACAAGTTATGTCGCCGGAGGAATTCATGGAGGACTCCAAGCGTTCTGCTGAAGAACTGACGCAGATGTATCCCACTACGACTCAGGTGTTTGAACCCGGCGCTACGATCTTCTCCTCTATCACCCCAGGGGTAAAACCACCTTTGTACGTTCCACACCCTGACGAACCAAGTCCCTTTGGTCCTGATCAGGAGAACTACGTGGATAACCCATGGGTCGTTTGGAAGAATGACCAGGAGGGTTACGATGCACAGCATCAAGGCTCGAGTGTCCTCCTGCGTAAAGCGTTAATCGAACAACTGAAGGCGGAGCGCTATCGCTCTCAGGTTGATCGAGAAAGTGCTCCCTTCGAAATGCTAACCGGTTCTGGTAAGCTCTCACTGGGGTATGTAATCCATATACGTTACAGCCGTCGGATGGAGTGGGAAGAAGCCCACCGTTTCGGTTTGCAGAAGATCGAACAATTTAATCAATCCCGTTAATAAGGATAACCCATGCTACTCAAGACCATTGCCAAAAACTCCGAGTTCACCTACGGCGTTCACAAGGACGTATTGGCTGAAGTCGTCGCCGACAACGCGTTCACCTTGTTGCCGCAGGACAAGTTGCTGCATGCCTTGAAACACCTCGACACCGGCGTCATGGGTTCGGTCCGCGCGCTGAACCATCTGAAAGAACTGCTGCGCCAAGCAATCGCCTACGGCCTGACCTACAAGGTTGAAGTTGTTGAAGGCGGTCGTATCCGTCTGGTGTTCGCGGTCTACAAGCGTAACAAGACCAACAACGAAGGTCGCCTGTCGTCCAAACTGTCCCTGGGTGCTGGTGGTCATATCGAAGGCGATGACGTCTCGTACCACAGCCTGCAAGACAACGACGAAATCATGGTCACCAGCGCGATCGACATGCTGGAAACCATCGACGACTCGTACATCCGCGAATACGTGGAAGAAGTCCTGCTGGCAACCCGTGACGGCCTCGACCTGACTGCCGGTATCGTGGGCGCCGCTAACGCGACCGGCTTCCAGAAAGTCGGCTTCGTTATGGACAGCAAAGAAGAGCACGGTTACGTGGGTAACATCCACTTCGGCGTGGTCTACGCACTCGACGCAGGCGCAGACACCGCTGCATTCGAAATGCGTGAACCGCAAAACGAAGCGATCGCCTGGGCCAGCGCCGAAGAACTGCAAACCGACGCGATGTTCCACGATCCTGAAGTTCCGTTCGAACCGTGGTCGGCAATGATCGTTGCGCAGATCAAAGAACTGGAGGTGTACCTCCTGGACACCTTCCACAACATCGACCGCAATACCCTGACTGTCGAAGTTGATCCGGCCGATCCAGAACCAGAGCGTACTGTTGCCCTGGCTCGACAAGCGTTCAATGAAGCCCAAGCGATTGACATTCGTCAACAACTCGAAACCATCGCCAAAGAAGCATGGGCGACTGTCACCGCCGATACTTCCCTGGACGTGGCGGGTGCCGCAAAGGCTGTTGAGAAACTGACCAACGATGTCATCCTGGAAAAGTTGGGGCAGTACATCGATAGCGGTTTCCGCGTGGACGTAACCCCGCTGGCCGGTCAGGATCAAGACGGTCACTTCTTCACGATCGACATTACCGCGACCAAGTTGTCCGGCGAAGTGGTTGAAGTGCCAACCAAGCAATACCTGGTAACTGTTGAAGCCAGCGAAGCGTAATTGCCGTTCAGTTCTCTCCCTGCTTCGGTGGGGAGGGGATTGTTCTTTATTTTTGCAAGAGGGAAAAGGATGACAACGGTAAACATCGCATTCAGTGGTGGTGTGGAGTCGGTTTATTTGTTGCAGCTTGCTTTAGAACGTGGGTTTAACGTTAACCTGTGTTTGATCAACGTACACAATGCGTTGAATAACCGGTTGGCNGAGCTCATTGCTTGCGAGAAGATTATNAAGTATTTCGAGACTCGTATTCGNGAGGATCAGGAATACCTTCCTAANACTTCGTGGAAATACGCGGGTCAGATCAAGGACATCATCCACGTGGCGGTGTGCCCTTGGGTGCCTAGTCAAAACGACAATCGTTCTCCCGCTACATTTGAGGTCACTCAGCAGTTTTCAACCATCCTGGGGATGATGTACTGTCGCCGCGAATATCTCGACCGTTTCATTGCCACCTGCTGGATCGGTTGGATCAAACAGGACGCTTCGGAATTCAGTTGTGATGAACACGATCACTCTGAAGAAGATTATGGCGCTCTGCTACGGCTTCCACAGGTAATTGGTCCTCTGAGCAACGCAGACAATATCGGCGTACAGTTCCGCGCTCCGCTCTGGGAAATGGACAAGCTCGACATTTACAACTCCCTGGAGGAAGGACTAAAGGAACTGTTGATCCCTAACGGTTCTGGCTGTGTTAACTCTAAAGAGGGGACCGTTACTCACACTCCTTATTCAGGGAAGATGGATGAGTGGAGAAGGGCCGGGATTCCCACTGATAAGGAGTACGTCTACGATTACACACAAGCTAGCTGGATGACACGTTACGTATGCGGGTCGTTACTGCCGGCTGATGTTGAGATTGAAGACACCCCAGCCACCCGCGAAATGCTTTGCACTCTTTCTCCTTTCTTCAGTAAAGGTCGCACCGTTATTCGACCCAACGACCATTATTCGATCAAGCGAGAAATCAAAAATCTGGTGCATGATCTTATTAGAACCTGTCAGGCGATGACTCATATGCCGACAAAAGAAGAACTCGACAAAGCTAAAAGGAAAGAACGTGAAGAAGGGTCTACTGTTAGTAGTTGATGGTCTTGATGGGGCAGGTAAGACAGGCGCGGTTACTCGTGTCAGTCATTGGTTTACACAATCTAAAGTCCCCCACATTGTTACGCGTGAACCCGGCGGCACAGAGTTTGCTGAATTCATTCGCCTGGGTTTGCGTCACGGCTTTGAAGGCGTCAACGAGGATATTGATCCCGTCGCTGCTATGCTCCTGTTTAACGTGGCTCGTGTTCAACATGTTGCCAAGGTTATCCGTCCCGCACTTGAAGCAGGCAAGGTTGTTCTGTGTGATCGCTTCTTCGACACCACTCTCGCTTATCAAGGCGGTGGTTTCGGTATGGACCTCGCTATGTTGCAGGGTGTCCACCAGTTGGCGATCGGGATGTACCCTGACATCACGCTGCTAATGGACGGCCCTCCTGAGGTCTTCCTGGGGCGCATGCAGCACGAAGAGCGTGATGAGGTGAACAAGTACGACAAGCTCGGGCTACCGTTCTATGAGCGAGCTCGTGAGGTCTACCTGGACCAGGCTAAGACATATCCCGAGGCGTACGTTGTTGTAGACGCTAACCAACCGCGTGAGCAAGTGTTCGCGCAAATGCTCCCTACTCTGATGAAGATCAAGAACCTCATGATCCCACGACCGACAACCTAATTCGAGTTACCGCACATGAAACTGTACCATTATTCCGATTCCCAGTATGACGTTCTTCTCACTCGACGCGCATCTGGGGCTCCACCTTTGGAGGGTGTTAAAGTATCCGAAGATTACATGGACCACATTTCTTTCTTCTTTGACCCGATTCCGTCAAAGCTCATGCCGGAGGTGTTCAGTAAGGGCCATCCCTTCTGGTACTCCGGCCATCGCATTTACGAACACATTATCGAAGTCAACGAGTTGGACGACCTCATCCGTTTCGAGGTGGTGGAAAGTCTGAAGAAGACTGCGTTGCTCGATAAGTTCTCAGAAGACAACGACTGGACGTCTGACGATCCTAAGTTGTTGAAGGAATGGAACATCCTCATTGCCCGTGAAAGCGAACGATGGGGTGAAGTGGGTGATACCCGGACCCGTCTTAAAGCACAGATCCGTAAAAACACCGGGATCACCGCCGCCTGCTATGTTGCCGCCAGTGCACGTGAGGACTTCCAGGATGGCTACAACAAGTATGCTGCTAATGTTCCTCATCTCATGCTGTATCCTAAAGACGGCAAAGTCGTGGTTAGGGAAGTTAATGAGCTGAAGATCGGCAGCGACTACCGCAAGAAAGTTTAAGGAGATTCGTTATGAGCAATGATGTTGTGATTGATCCGAAGGTGTTGGAAGGATTGGGTCGTCGTCATGAGACTGTTCCTCCTGAGCGTCCGTCTTACCTGACCAAGTCTCAGGGCATCATCAAGCCGAACGAACCGCCTAAGCATTTCGAATTCGGCGTTGATTTGAAAGTACCCAAGAACTAACCCGTACTACTCCCCGGTGGCTTCGGCTGCTGGGGAGTAGGGTTATGTTTGATTTAACTTACATTAAGTTTCAGGTCTATATTACCAGTACAGTTAGTAATACAAATAACTTTTAGGAGTAGTCCAAATGAAAGCACTCACTCTCGTCGGTCTCGCTTTGGTTATCGTTGGGGTTTGTGTGGTCTGCTCCGGTAACAACTCCGGCACCAGTTCGCAATACATCTCTAACGGTATCGGTAACGCACTGACCGTTCGCTAATAAACTTCCTGCCCCTGATGAACAAGGACTTGAATCATGACTACTGAAAACAATCTGACCGCTGAACAAGAAGTTGCTGCTTGGGCTGCAATGTCTCCCGAAGAAAAGGCCGCCGCTTCCAAAGAACTGTTGTGCAGGATCCTGCGCGCTAGCCCGCCTGAAAATGTTGAGGCTATTCTGAAAGATGTCCCTCTGGAAACCAGTAAGGAAATCCTGAAGGGTATGTGCGAGGAACTGACTGGAAAGCCATTTCCTTCTTCTCCGTTTCCAACAGTCAGCGGCGATCTGGTGATGGACCTGGTAAAGAACGTCGGCGGTCCTGGTTTCAATAAGGCCTTCACTGCTTACCACGGCGCTTTCACCGAAGCCGCTGAAGAAACCACCCAGTACCCAATGACCCAACGGTCCAAAGACACCTACGCCAAGTGCATTGCCGAGAAGGGTCTGATCTTCAATGACCACGGCGCTACCGGCACCCGCATCCAACTCTGGGGTCTGGCGACTCTGGACAAGGGTGAGAAGCAACTGGTGGTAGCCCTGATCGATAGCCGTGCTTTCTCGATCAACCCAGTTGCCCTGCATCGCGGCGAACCACATCTTCTCAGTGGATCAGCCGGCGGCGTGATTGAGCTGGAAGGTCGTCCAATGATGGACGCTGTGGCTCAGTACAACAAAGAGCAAGAAGCGTGCTCGTGGTCTAACGGCACGCTGAACAACGTTGTTCAGTTCTAACCTAACCTTACACTCTTACACAGGAACGAATGCAATGATCTCTGATAAAACCATGCAACAACTGCTGGATGATGCACAAGAGCTGCACGCCAACTTCACCACGATCCTGACCAAGATCCTGGACTTCACACCGGTTCAAGACAACTGGTTCGACATGTTCGGGCAACCAACTCACGTCACCAGTCATCCACTGGAGGTCGGCACCGTCGCCAAGGCTGAACTGTCCAGCGGTTCCCGCATGGTTATTGTCGGTACGCCGGTGGGCTGCGTGGCTGTTCTGGAACATCCGCCTGTTGAAGGCGGGTTGTTCGCTCTGGAAGTAATCGCCCCGAACTCGGTTGCTTTCATGGTGGAACCACACCGTTCCACGACGTTCGAAGTACTGGAGCGTATCGTTGACTGGAACAACCTCGACCGCAACATCGGCGCGCGTCTGGCGCACCTGGAAAAGGTCATGCAAGTTCACCGTCGCGTGAAGACCCGGGTCGAGGAGCGTTTGGAAGAAGCCGAATTCCTGCCAAGCACCAACACCAACGGCGGCCAAGGCCTGCTCAACGATCTACCTGCGATCCTGCAAGCACAGCGTGGGCGCTATTCAGTAGTTGAAGAACACGAACACCGTCTGTATGCACACCTGACCGGCTATCAACCTAAGTAAATGAATAACCTCCGTACCCACTGCGGGTACGGAGGTTATTACTCGTTTATTTGTTTCGTCTAAAATTAACTTACATTCGATCTCAGACCTATATCACTGGGGTAGTTAAGCAATAACAAATCTTTCTAATCAGGAGATAAGAAAATGGAATACAAGACTGAAGTTGGCTTCATTAGGCGTGGCGAAGAAGCTGACCAGTGGCTGATCGACGAGTCCAAAAAGGACCGTTGGTTGGGCGACGTCAGTTCTTGGATTCGTCACTTCCACGAGCTGTATGTGTTCGTAAAAGGTGGCAAGGCCGTTGGCTTTGTTATCCCGCGTCAAGACCCCGATGGCTTCTGGCGGACTGGTGCTGTTTACATCACCCCGTCGGAACGTACCTTTGGTTCGGTTAAGAAACTGACTGGTGATTTCTTCCAGCACAAGAAAGCTTTCAACTTTGGCATTGAGTTTGCACAACAAGGAGTGGCAGCATGAAGTATGTAACAGGTCTGTTCGTATTGATGTCGTTGGTACTGGGTAGCGTCACCGCGCAAGCAGCCAGTAATGAAGTGATCTTCATCTGTGATCTCCCAAGTGGTAATCACGTGATGCTTGAGCGTAACCCAGTAACCGACGTGTTCACCTTGAGTTACGGTCAAGACCTGGATATCCCCACTATCACCATAATGAAGCGGGGTAATAACTTGGGCACTTCCCTACAGCAGTCAGGTGAGGAAGGCATTCTCAATCGTGAAGTTTATGTTACGGATGGGAAGAAGTTCTACAACATCGGGTACACCGATCAACGCGGTATCAAGAAAGGTATCTTCCAGATCATGGAAGACGGGACTGAAGTGTCGTATGAAGCATGCGAACCCAAGTCCCTGCGCACCAAGTTTGACGATTACGAGTTGTTCACCAATCTGACTGTTGTGGATTAAGTGGTTGGGGCGGTTTCGCCCCACACCCTTTTCCTTGTTTATTTTTTTTGTGCCAGGAGATTCACCATGCCCCTTACCAGTAGCGATCGGAAGGATTTCGATGCGTTCTCGGAGCTGTTGTCTATCGTCGGGCCTTACCTTCCGATGAACTTCATCATCGCGGTGTTTCAACAACTGCGTAAAGCCCAGCAGAGTGATTATGACCACCATTTCCTAGTCAATGCTATAAGGCTTGCCCGCCGTTTATCAGCGCAGCAAGAATTGACCATGGATGAGTTGGCGATCACCTATGCGATTATTCTCCTGATGGAAACCGGTCATGAGTACTCTGACGACTTCCCTTACGAGGTATCGCCTGGGCTGGCTTATCCTTTATTGAAGGATCATGCTCCCGGTTTCTTTAACCGAGTGGACATCCGCTTTATCAGTCGTAGCTGCCGACCGGTGTATCCACACAGCATTCGGCCTTCAGAACGCACCCGCATTCAAATCCTGGTGCATAACGTTCGGAACTTAACCGACGTGGTGTACCCAAATCCAGCCAAGCTGGTAACGATCTTTGTCAAAGCGAACAAAGACCCAAGTGCTGCTGACCGTGACGAGGGCATCGATATCGAAGCCTGGGTTGATAGTCTGGCGGTTAAATTCACTGAGCGGTACGGTTACAACGGCACTATCTGGAATGCTGTCTCCCAGAGTGCCAAGGAGGTGTACGGGGAAGAGATACATCGCTTCCATGTGATTGCTGAAAACAAGGAACTAATAAAAAACCTAATCCATCAAAACGCTAAGCACATATTCGCTTAGGAGGCCCATATGTCCAAAACAACGTACGATATCGCAATGAACCTGGCACTGTTGATCATTTATGCGGTGCTTATCATTCTGGTCATCCAACGTGTTATGGAAGGTCGAGGGTTCTCTTACCTCGTCGAAAGGACTCCAACCGGTATGGTCTTCACCTACAAGCTGGGTATCTATGCCGGTTGTGTAAGGATCACACGTGACAATGCTCTGGAGTATCCCAATGTCGTGCGCAAGGCCGATGGTTGGGAAATCGTATTTCCAGGGTGGTACACTGACAAACAGGTGTACCGATTCATCATGAAGACTGAGCCCCGCCACGGCAAGAATCAGTCCCACGCAAAAGACCTGGAGATATTCAGGCAGGTGGTGTTGATGAATAATTACTCTCTTACTTGTATTCGGGGTGTCTTGTTTACGGAGGACCGTAGAAAGTCTTCTAGAACCTGACGGCTTTTGCAGAGCAAACAGAAATACCCCCTACCCCATGCCTCCATAAGGGGCATGGGGTAGGGGTCTATTCCGATCTTGCTACTTAACCGAGGTACGGAGTAGTGCTGGTCACGGTAGCTTTCTGAGTCGTCATACGCTCGATGGTACCAGCGTTGGTGAGCGACTCCAGCTTCGAAGTACGAGACTTGAAGCCTTCGGGTGCGTCGATAGCATCCGGGTTGTACATCGGCAGCAGCGCCAGCAGGGAACGAGCAATCTGCTTAACAGCCAGAGTGTCGAACTCGATGACACCAGTGAACTCCATCTGAATGGTGCGGATGGTGTTCTCTTCTGCCTTGTTGCGCTTCAGTTCGATTGGCACGGTACCGTTAGGCATCATACCAACGTTGATCGCGGCGTGAGCCACGTCGCGCATGTTGCGGGTTGGTTCGAAGTAGCATGCCGCAGCCGATACTTCGTCCAACAGCATGTCACCCGGATCGTCGAGGATCACCAACTTGGCGTTCATGATCTCAGGGTCCATGACACCCCACTGACCCCAGATCTTCAGCATCTTGGTGAACGACTCACCTTCGACGTCGATGACGGTGTGGGTCACGCTACCCAAGCTGCGGGTGGCGCCGGTCGGGATGGACATGACGTGGCCAGTCCATTCCATACGCCCGAAGGCGTGTTCGGTGCGGTCCTGGATACCTTCGAAGGACTGCGAACGGTTCTCGAAGAACGCCTTGCACAGAGCATGCAGACGGTCACCACCTGGAAGGCGGGAGAACATCGCCGGCGTGCTGAGCATGATGCACCAGCTTTGCTGCGACACGTGAGGCTGAGCACTGATGTACTCGAAGACGTTACCGGCCCAGCCATACATGCCGCCAGATTCGGCGTTGATGACGGGGCGCTTGCTGGTATCCATCGCTTGTACGAAGGCATCGCTCTGGGAAAGCAGCGTGTTCGCATCGCGATGTGGGTAGTTACTCGTTGCCATAGATCACCTCTTAGGAAGCAACTGCATCTTGTTCGTTGTAGGCGTACAGATCCAGGTTCATCATGTACTTGCCCTTGTTGAAGTACGCGTTAACAACCGCGTTCATCACCGCACGACCACCAGGAGCAGTTTCGTCGTAGGAGGTTACAACAGTGATGTTCTTCACCAGGCCGCCCAGGCGATCACGCAGTTTGCGTTCGCCACCGTCTTTCACCAGCGCCGCGTAGTTCGCCGCCGAGATCGAGGTGTCACCGCAAACGGTGTTCCACTCGTCCTGCATGATCTTTTCAGCGCAGACGCACAGGAACGCAGTAACCGCATCTTTCAACACGGAGTCCGCGTTGTTGTAGACGGTGACCAGCGCAGGACGGAACAACTGCTCGACGTCGTACGGACGCAGAGTGATGGAACCGTTCTCGAAGTTATCGTTGCCAACTTCGTCTTCTTCGAACTCGATGTTCGGAGAGTGCATGGTGCGCAGGATACGGTTGTCGCCGTGGTCAGGCGAGGCCGACGCAACGATGATGCCGCTGTTGTTACCGGCGAAGAGCGCGAACGCGTACGCCAGGTCGAGGTTACCGGAGAAGTAATCGCCAGTGACTTCGTTGATCAGCTTGGCTTCGATCAGGTTGATCGACGCGCGAACGGTCGGAGTACCCCACTGTTCCGATTCCGGAGTCAGGCGCAGAGAAGCCACCAGAGCTGCCGCACGGGAGTAGATGGTGCCGAGGTCGTTCACCTGACCAGGAGTCCAGACAGTGGCGTCTTCGAAAACGAACACGTCTTTGCGCTGACCCAACAGCTGAGCAGCGATGTCCTTCACTTCCTTGCTGTAACCCACGTCCCAGAAAACCGACTGGCGGTTACGGGTATAGTTCTTGATCTCGGACCCATTGACATAAGTCTGGAGGTCGTCGGCCATCAGCTTGTTGGTGATCTCCCACGCCTGACCATTGGTCAGAGGGAACTTGACGTTGGCCAGCAGGCCAAACGGATCGTTCGGCACCACTTCGGTGACGTAGTCCGGGATCGAACCGTCAGCCAAGTAGAACGGGTTCACGCCGTATTGCGCCTTCACCGCGCCGCTCAGATCCCAGAGGGTAGCGTCGTCGGTTTGGATCGCGAAGTACGGAGCACCAACGTGGTTGGTAGCGGTGAACGGGTTCATCTGCTGGTACGGACGCTGACCCACTTCCACCAGGCTATCGTTGACGTCTTTCTCAACGATGTACATCAGCTGGCAAACAGTGTCGATTTCTTCAGCGTAGACGAAAACGTCTTTGAACGGTGCCGGAGTCGGCACGACCTTGCGGTTGGCGTTGGTCTTGGTGAAAGCACCAACAGCACGCTTCAGGCTGTACTGCACGCCGTCGGCTTCAGCCGGGAACAAGGTGAACTGTGCGGTTTCTTTCTTGGCATCGGTCTTCGCGTAGGTACGCGCGCCGTTGGCCGAGTCGGAGAACATGCGCATGTCGAACGGGAACACGCCGGTCGAACGAACGAAAGCCGAGATCGACTTCCAGCTCAGCGGGGTGTTGCTTACGCCGAGGTTCACGCCACCGTTGTTATAAGCATCGCCCACGCCAGCAGGCAGCTCGAACATCGGATAAACTTGTGTTTCAGGAACAGCTGGAGTTTCGCCGTCAGCCGGGGTACCCGGAATGGTGCGGTGCTCGAGCTTGCCGAATGCTTTGGTAGCGGCGGCCGGATCGGGACGCAGAACTACTTTCAGACCCTGGTAGGTCTTGCCCACTACAGGGATTTTCAGGCCGGTAGCAGGATCACGTTTGAACTGACCCGACAGGTCACGCTCGTAGTCCTGAACTTCTACCTGCTGAACGAAAGCGGAGATCGCGACGCGAGACACCACGTTGTTGGCAGACAGACGACGAACGCCGATCACGGACTGTGCACCACGGCCCAACTGTTGGATCAACAGCGACGTTGGGTTGTAGTAAGGAGTCTTGTGGTCAAGCACATCGCCGAACATCTGGACGAAATCTTTGGTGCTGATCCACTGCGTGCCTTTCTCAGCTGCCAGTTCACCTTTCGGTGTGACAATCGAGATGACCGGCGCATGCAGCGGGTATACAGGATAGGCAACAGCGTAGTCGGGGATGGAGTTATCCTTGATCCCCCGGTTGTTGACTTTCCCCGGAACAATTTGGTTAAAGATGGTCATGGAGAACCTCGTAAGTGTACTGGAGCAATCGTATGCAACCCACTATAGGGCCGTACAGTGCGTATACATCTGGCACATAACATGTTATTTTCGAGGACACCCTATGCTTATCAATGCTTACGACACTACGGTCGGTCAACCATTTCGCGTTAAGGACGATGTAGCGGGCATCATTAAGACCCTGCACATGTCGCGCAACCTGACCCAGACCAAAAAGAAAGGTGTCTTCTGCTTGACCCAAGAGACTGAGTTGAAGATCCCTATCTTCGCCTTTCCGATCACCATGCAAAGCCACACCCGCGAGATGATCACTGTCTATGACGAGCGTTCGTACCGCAACAAAAGCAACCAGGTAACTCACCCCAACGAGATCACCATCAGCCGTCTGGCGGCCTTCCTTCAACAAGACGTCGCGGAAGGTGTTCTGACCCCGCTGAAGAATGGACGTCTGTTGGCCACCAAAGGTTTCTCTGAGTCGGTCTCCACTCTGTTGGTGCGTAACGGCGGACTGGACAAGAACGAGGCGCTTACCCTCAAGGTGTTGCTGGCGTACTACTTCCTGTCGCTTCAGGAAAGCAATACTGATGACGTGGTGTTCATCGGTGTTAACGTTATCCGCAGTCTCTACGGTACCGAGAAAGACTACATCCTCGGTGTTGTGGAAGAGCTGCCGCAGATGGCGAACCTGACGGACCTGCTCAAAGCTATCCACAGTAATCCAATCCTCTTCAAGTTGAAGTACCTGACACTGAAGGAACTGATTGCTAACGTGGGTTCGATTTCGTTCGCTGCGTTGGGTCCGAAGATTGTTTCGGCTGCGGCTGAAGCTCCTTGCCTGTTTACCGCTTTGGTTTACGGTGTAGTGAAGTTCTCGGTGTACAACCGTCTTCCTCTGGGCGTCGCGTTGGACCCAAAAGCTGTCAAGGAGACGGTTAACGCCTTCCGCAACAACATCGAATACACTTACGACCTCAATGGGTAAGGATTATGACGACGACCGTTTACGACAGTAATAACCCGGTTGTTCAGTACGTTGAAAACAACCTGTGGGGTAACCCCGAAGAGAACAGCCAGTATCAGGTGAAGCTGGTTCGTGTTACAGACGATTACGGCGTCGCCATGAACTACAACTACATGGGGAAGTGGCGGGCATTGCCTAAGCCGAATACTTTCTACCATGTGTTTACCGCTGGTGGTCTGCATCCGGGGTTCTGGAACTTCCGCAACAACGTGCTGTACCGCAACCCGTTGGACCGTTGGGTGAACTTGGGTGCGCTGTGTAAAGTTCGGGGCATGCAGCTCGACTTGTACAACACCCGGGGTTTCCAATACAGCCGTTCGCATTGCTGGGTGATGATTACCTACGACGGCTTGGTATTGATCGCGTTGCAGAAGCTGAAGTCATACCCTGTTCCTAAGGTGGATGATTTCTACTTCCGTTGCTTCACGCCAAGTATCCCGGTGGACTACGGTGACCTGGCGTTGTCGGACGAGCACAACCCGTACACCTACGAAACCATGACGTACGAGTCATCCCAGGAGATGGCGGTCTTCACAGCGCGCTACAGCCTCTTTAAAGGCAAGCCTGGGTTCACTGGCACCTACCACAACGGTGCGTACTTCGATGGGGCTCCTAACGCCATTCCCGGGCTTCAGATCGGGGACACGGTGGAGATCTGGCACGACCCAACAGTTATCCGGGTTGAACGCTACAACTACAAGGATCTGAAGGACTTCTACTCCGAACTGGACGCGAAGCGCAAACTGATCCTCCACCCACCGAAGATCAAAGACGACTTCACCATTCGTTACTTCGATGACAACGACTACTACTTGCTGGGTCCAAAGAAGAAGGGGTTGTACGTTCATCGGAACAGCGAGACCACGATCCGTCAGTTGACCCACGTTGATGTGGCAATCGCTGATGATGTCATTCAGAACGCAAGCACCTACTTACCTGATCTGGCAGTTGTCCAGGACATCCGGGTGATGGTGCTGGTTCGCAAGACCGGCTGGGAATACCAGTGGCCGAATGAGCATCAACGCATCAAGTACCTCTATCGTTTCGACGACCTGGGGATTGTGCGGGCGATGACGGGTGATCGGGCTACCGTTCCTGAGTGGTCGGCGAATGGTCTGGAAAGCGGCACGGTGATGAGCCTGACCCGCAGTCAGTATCCAGCGGTGAAACGTGAGAACGCTTCTCTGGCTTTGGGTTACAACGCGGCGACCCGTGTGGTCAGCGAAACCCCAGTGCGGGTCGAGTTTGTGGAAGGTGGTCGGGGTGTGATTGTCCCGAATACTTATCGCAAGTCTTTCTCGGCGTGGGAATACGACGCTAACGGCCAATTGCTGGAAGTGCATAACCGGCAGAACCAGATCTACTACAGTCCGTTCAATCCGCTGTGCACCATGGTGGAGTTCGTACTGGGTCAGGCTAAGCGCTCGCTGGACTACACAGTGACGAAGGACGATTACGTTCTGGATCCTGAGTACGACTTCCGGGTGTATAAACAAGCCTGGAACGTGGACCTGGAAGAGTTGGTGGGTCCAATCGTGGACATCACTGGCGACGACACGTTCTACACGCTGGTGGACGGGACGATTCATTGGACGGGTCTGGACAAAGTGAACTATCGGGGCATTGTCCTGCGGAACACGGCGTGCTTGGCGTACACCTTTGAACTCGACCACATCGACCACAGTCTGTCGTTTGCGTTGACTGAAATCTACGAAGACGGCGGTTTGATCTTCCCGATTGCGTTTGCCCAGGTAGACGTGTGGGTTAACAAGCACCCGCTGGTCGATCATGTCGATTGGTTGTACAAGGACGGTTACTGCTACATCATCAACAAGGAATTCCTGGTTGAGGGTCCGCAGGAGATCACGGTGCGAGCCCATGGGTTCCACAGCGACATGGAGAACCCCAAGTTTGAAACCGAATTGGGATTTGTGGAAGGTGGTGTCATTGGTCGCTTTGGTCGTTATAACCTGCGCAGTGATCGAGTCACTCGTACGGTTATCAATGGAGCCCTATATCCCACCGATGAGGTTCCTCGTGCCGAAAGAGAAGTACCAGACGATCTCTGGGACCACCTCAACGGCAAGCCCTACATGGTGAAACACGTGTACTGCCCGATTAAGTTCGTCGAGCCGTATTACAACTTCCCCCTGTACGACCGTAGCCGAGCGACCGATCAACGGGTCAGTGACTACATGACCGAATGGTTGCCGAAGCCACACACCAATGCTGAGGAGATCGATCCTGTTCAGCCGCCTGGTCCTGGTGTTCCGGTTATCCCCAATCTGCAAGACAAGTACCGACTGTTCAGTCCGTTGATGAACGTCTTGGTAAACGGTCTGTTGAATGGGTTGATCTTTTTGCCGCCTAAGGCAGAGGGTGACACGGTGTACACGGAACAGTCCATCCGGGAAACGGTTAACCCGTACCTGTGGTGGTTGGATACCGACCCGATTCATCTGGGCTTTGATCGTCGCTACTTCGCCATCATGCCGTACGCTAACGTAGGGAAGCTGACGGTTACTGCTAACGAGCTCTTGTTCCTGAACCAGGTTAACGAAAGCTATCTCGATTCCGTTTGTGTAATTGAAGGTCACTTCGAGGTTAACAACTATGTTCGATAAAGTGCCGAACTCTGTGGCATCCGGGGCGGTGCCGGCAACGGCCATTACCCCGCACAACACAGGGGAACGTAAAAACTTTCACTACATCGGTAACATCTTCGATCCGGACAAGCACCCGATCGACGATTTGAATAAGTACGTGGTCCCTCAGGAAAACGAACTTATCTTCGATGTGGATCAGGGGATGATTTATCGTGCGTCCCATGTGGATTGGCAAGCAACGCTGAAGACCACCCTGGTGCCTTGGCGTCTGACCAACGTGGACGAAGGTAACACCACCGAGCAAGACTGGATCTTTGGTCTGCGTGGCGGTCCTCTGCTGGGCGAGGCGCTGTTGAGCGTTGACTTCAGTGTGCGTCCTAACGCCGCTCGGGTGGATGCCACCATCATGCGTCCAGGCGCTGCGTACGCCAAACTGTGGTTGGGTAACGATACCAGTGACAACGGCAAGATCATCAGTGCGCAATACGACCAGTCCCTCAACATGCTCAACAACAAGGTTCCGGTGAAGTTGGCCGAAATCATTGACCGCACCAACGTGTCGATCATGACCACGGGTGCGTTCTCTGTGACCGAGAATGCTGAAGGTCTGCCGGACGGTACGCGTTGCTTCCTGGTGTTCTACGACGTGGGCGGTGAATTCATTCCACCCGCTCAGCCTGTGATGGTTCAGCATTGCGCTTACATGCGCGATCACCAGATCGGCACCAAGTACGTCACCGAGGTCAAACTCATCTCGCCGTGGTTCACCAACAACAGCGATCCAGATCGTCTGTTCATCCCGATCAACATTCAGTTGCTTACAGTCGAACTGCGTGCGGCGGTGTTCTACTCGGACGGTTCTTCGCAGATCTGGCCGGTCAACGGGACGAAGTTCAACTTGTGGGGTCTCGACACTCACCGTCCTACCTGGCCGGGTCAAGCCACCGAGATCACGTTGGTGTACAAGCTGGGTCCTGATGAGCAGCATTACATCGCCGACCCAGGCAGTCCGAACCACAAGAACCACACGTACTGGTTGCAAGCCAGCGACGCGATTGGGGCTTACTCGCCGAAGATCTACAGCTACCCTGCATGGGACGCTGCTTCGTTGGGTTACGTGCTGAAGCATTGGTTGTTCGACCTGGATCGCAAGACCCGGATCGACGTGACCGACCTGGTGACTCTGAACGATCAAAGCCCGCCATTCCGTCCGACTTCGTACGGCGTGACTCAGTCGATGATCTTCAACCTCAACCTCCGCGATGTGTCGACCATCTACGAGAGCGTGGTGTTCATCCAGCACACCGACATCACGTTGTACAAAGATGTCAACGGCCCAGGCAAGCGTTGGGACGTCAGCTTCTCCAACGACATGCCGTCTGTGGGTGGGAAAACCATCGTTGCCAAGAACAACGGCGCGCTCACCACCTTCAACATCTCGCAAGGTCAGCGTGACCTGGTGGATTGGATTGCCGAGCTGTACACGGCGATCAAACCAAGCTTTGACCCTCGCAATGAGGACAAGGCTCCAATCCCGACACACTTCGATCTCATGCACGTGGACGGTCGTAAATGGCGCTTCTCGGTCAACGACTACAACAAGGAGAACCCTATCAACATCGCGTTGCAGAAAGGTTCGACTTGGTTCATCAGCTGGATTCACAAAGAAGCCTCTGGTGCTGAGTTGCAGTTGGGTATGACGGGTGTTCAGGTGGAATTGGCTCCTTGATGTTATACATCAAACCAGGAGAAGTCCCATGACCTCTAGTGTTAAAGTCGCGGCCCACTGCGCAAGCAACAAAGAAGTAGTTGTGACCGTGACCAATGGCGATGCCGTTGTCGAAACTCAGATCCTGCAAGACGGTGAATCCACCGAGATCATGATCTACGACAACCGCGCTGTATCGTCGTGCGAGCGTTTGAAAGAAGAAGCAGCGAAAGTTGCTCAAGACGAGCCGGTGGATCCTGAGGTCGGGGTTCCTGCCAGTCTGCTGAAGTAACACCATCGTTCCAAACAGGCCAGGGGGTAACACCTCTGGCCTGCTTTCTTTTCTTACCGGTACCCCTATTTTTAACGAGGTGTTTATGGCTGATTTTGTCAAGGCGGAGGAACCCAATGCTGAAGGGTACGCCAAGATACTTGAGTTTGCCAAGAAATTGCAGGTTTATCTGGGAGCTCAAAACCTCCCTAAGCGGTTGACCGACGACCGACTTAACCGTGTTGATTACGAAGCCCGTACCGAAGACGAGACCTTAATGGCTCACTTCGAGGAAGACAGTCTGTTCAGTATCAAGACCGTGCGGTTCCTCAAAGACTTCTACCGTTACAAAGCCGCCCCCGATTTGAAGACTCAGAACACCAGTTTCATTCGTACCGCTGAGATCTTCCGGCAGCAAGGGATTAAGAACTACTACTTCCTGCTGCAATTGAACAACAAGCTTTTGCAAGGTGTGGATCCGTACGCGGAGGACCTCACCAACGAACAGAGGCTGATGATTGCCGAAGAGTGTCGTACAAACTTCTGGTACTTCCTCCGGGAGGTCTGCCGGTTAAAGCCTGATCAGAACTTCATGGCCAACCGGGGTAACATCAGCTTCATCTGGAATTACCTGAATCATGTGACGACTTACATGATCATGCCGAGGCAGCAGGGCAAGATGCAGCGTAACTCGAGCAAAGTCCGAGTACTTGTCAGTAAGGATGGGAACCTTACTCCGAAAGATTGTTGGAAGCGAATTGGAGATCTACGTACCGGTGACACACTGATCGACCGGTTTGGTAATACCACGAATGTGATTGGCGTGCATCCTCAGGGTGTACTGCGTCTGTACCGGGTGACCATGAGCGACGGTCGTTCGACAGACGTGGGCGCCGAGCACTTGTGGACAGTGAAGGACATGAAACGCGGCACGGCGTCGACCGAAGGGATTTGGGACGACTACACGACTGCGGATCTTCTGCCTTTACTGAAGAAGAAAGGTAAGTTCCAGATTCCACTGATCGAGGCTGAAGACTGCAAGGCTAACAAGTTTAGTCTTGATCCGTACCTGATTGGCTGGATGGTTAGTGCCAGTTTGGTGGACGGTGTGCTCGAGGGCACATCCCGTGGTGTGGACCAGGACCTGTACCTGAAAGCAGTTCTGCCGAATACCCTGGTGTTTGAGGCCGACAAGAAGGTTCGGCGTATTAAACGTCGTGACGGAAAGCCTTTCGAGTTCGATCTGTCTCTAGGACTTCCACAGCACTACCTGGAAGGGTCGATAGAAGACCGCTCAAAGCTCTTACAAGCGTTTTTCGATACACACCTAGCCGTAGGGAAGGTTTTGCGTTACAAGGCGCCTAACGCGATCATGGCGGGCCAAGTGGCTTACCTGGTGCGTGGCCTGGGTGGTACGGCACGGATTGATCTGCAAGACGTGGAGGTTACCCTCCCTGACGAGATCAAGTACTTCCGTTTCCGTGAAGAGGCTCGGGTCATTAACGTGAAGAATGAACTCTTCATCGAGAAGATCGAATTCTGCGGGGATGATGAAGCCACCTGTATCGAAGTGGACAACGAGGAGCACCTGTACATCACGGATGACTTCATCGTGACTCACAACACGGTGTCGGTGCAGGTGATTAACTTCTGGTTGACCTACATCAACGGACGAGGGTACAAGTCTCACCTCATTACGTTGAAGTCGGATAACCGGGCTCAGTTCATTGACGCCATCAAGAAGATCCGTACATGTATGCCTCCCTACTTGGTTAACCCCACGTGGCGAGATAAGGACTCGGGTAACTACCTCAACTACAAGGCCTTTGGTGATGAGTATGTCAACACACTCAACATTAACGTTCCTCAGATGGGTCGTGACGCAGCAGGTGACTTGGGACGGGGTCTTACCGTTGAGACCACCACCTACGACGAACCGGCGTACATCAGCTTCATCGAAGAGATCATCAACGGCTGTGCTCCGTCTGCACTGACCGCGATGGCCAACGCCAGGAAACAGGGTAAGCCGTACGGGATCAGTTTCATTACGACCCCTAACACGACGTTGCACCCAAGTGGCGAGTTCATGTTCGAGAAGTTGATGTCCTCGACTGAATGGCGTGAGAAGTTCTTCGACTCGTACAGCGAGAGCCATCTGCGTGAACGTCTGCTTCGTGCGTCTCCGAAGACCACCACCAGCCCCTCGATTGCCATGGTCTACAACTACATGCAATTGGGCAAGGACAAGGACTGGGTCAAGGAAACGATCGACTTGCTCAACCTCAGCCTTGCTAAGGCCAAGATCGACTTGCTTCTCATGTGGGTGGAGGATGGTGAGAACCGTCTCTTCGATGACATCACGCGGGAAGCGATCAACGGCTGTAAGCGGGAAGTGATCTGGAGCAAGGAGTACAAGGACAGTGGTCTCTTCATGGACTTCTTCTGCACCCAGCAAGAACTCATTGCCATGGGCAAGAAGGAATACAACGACTACTTCCTGATCGGTGTGGATACGTCCTCGGCTATCAACAAGGACGCCTGTACCATCATCATTCGAAGCATGCGTACCGGTAAGGTGGTTGGGGTGGGTCGTTATCCATTGGCGTTCCTGGATGACGTGACGGCGATTATCGTGGACTTGTTGCAGGTACTGAACAACAGTCTGTTGGTGATTGAACGGAACTACGCTCACCACATGATCGACAACCTGCTGATCATGCTGCCAGCCAAAGGCATGGATCCATTCACTCGTATCTTCAACCAGGTCTACCAGGACACGGTTCAGTACGAGAAAGAGTACAAGGAAGTACAAGCCACGAAGTTTGCGTATCGTTACAAAGACTTCTACCTGAAATACAAACAGTACTTCGGGTTCAACACCACCTCCAGATCGCGTGAGATCCTTTACGGGCTGATTCAGGAAGCGGTGGGCATGACGGCCTATGGTCTGAACTACGACAAGCTAGCGGACGAGCTGATCAACCTGCGGACTAAGGGCGATCGGATTGACCACGATGCGAAGCGTCACGATGACTTGGTAATTGGTTGGCTGTTGACGTACTGGTTCATCAAGTTGGGGGCGAACAAGTCTCTGTACGGTATCCAAGCGGGCATTGCCTTAACGGACACCAAGAACTTGCTGAACGAGGGCGGGTCACGGAAAGGTCCAGAGATGGAGCCTCATGTGGTTCAGTTCATGGACAAGATCAAGTCGAAAGTAGAAGGGTTGACGAAAGAACTCCTGGACACCAACGACAACATCCTGGCCATGCGTCTGGAAGCCGAGATTCGGAAGCTCAGCAAAGTGTTGCCGCCTGAACAGTCTCGTCTGATGACCGTCGATAGCTTGTTGGAGCAAGCGAAGTTCGAACGCAGTAAACGCATCCTGCAATTGAAACGCGCAGCCTAAGCGGACATAACCCCCTTACCCTGTCCCCGTAATGGAGGCAGGGTAAGGGGTATGTTTGCATCAATGCGAAACCAAGAACGGAACCATGTCAGACCAACGAGAGCCTTTCCACTTCCCGACCAACTCACCCCCATTACGCGCTTTATCAAAAGCACCACGCGCAATGTTTGGATCGAGATAGAAGCGATAGTTCTCATTGCTGAAATCAATCACATCGGGATGGGGAACCTGACTGGTAAGCGGAACAATCAACCAGGCGGGTGTAGGGTTCATCGGTACTTCTAGCAATGCAAGGCCGTTGTCACGCTCGATAGTTTTAAGAGTGGTTAGGCTCATACGGATTCCTTAAGGGAACATTGCGCTGATCTTGCTCATGCAACCGTGGCTTGGGTCGTAGTTAACCAACTTCAAGCCTGCCATGCTGGCCGCCAAACGACCGACTCGCTTGTAGTACCCGCGGCTGGTGTTCGGAGAAGCCATGCGATCCTTCACGTAGATCGAACCCAGAGGGTAGGCGTGTCCGCCGATGCTTTGCAGCAACTCCTGGTTCTCTTTGAGGATGTCATGGAACTCCATGGTCCGACAGTAACGCACGTCGTCCAATACCCCACCGATGTAGATCACCTTCTCCCCACGATCAACTGCCGGAAGGATAACCTGTTTAATCAAAGCCTTGCGTTGTTCCAGGATAATAGACAGCGCCCGTACAGAACGGATGTTGGTTTTCTGGATCTCCGCAAACATCGCCTGACCACGCTCAGTCTCCGACATGAAGTCCTTAACGATCAGGACTCGACGATCAAAGTTGATGTGGAGCTTGGCTTTGATGTCGTAGGCTGCCGAAGTAGCGCAATCCAGACTTGAACCGTTGATTAAAACGTACGACATGCAGCATTCCTTTTGCTCAATGGGTGATGGTCAACTCACTGATGATGCATTCGGACCCGTCATACGGCAACGTGTTCTCGGTGTAGTCGACCTGGTTGTACACACCGCCGTGGAACTGCAACAACTGATCACGCCAAGACGTGTCCATCCACAGGCTTTTGCTGATGGTCTCGGTCCCCGGCACCAGAACGTTCACCGAGATGTAACCGGTGTGGGTGACGCCAATGCTGAGCTTGAACCTGGTGCCCAGCGGAACGTTCGGGTGAAGAACCGAATTAACGATCTCCGGGTTATCGAAGCTGGTGCGGAATCCCAGGGTGATCTTACCCTTGTTCCAGAACACCTTCAGCGGAGGGGTGGTCGCATCCTTGACGTGGATCTGGCCAATCACCACTTTAAGCGCGGAGTTGACCTTGTTCACCACCATCTCCTGACGACTCCAGTGCTTGGCCGCACTCGTCATGTACCAGTAATCGTCTTCCTTCCATTCGCAACGGGTGCGCTTGGTGGACTTACTGGAGGCGCCTTTAGTCGGGGCGCTGAGCCACAGCCCGCCGTCAAGCAACTGACGGATAACCTCGGGGCAACGGACCAAGGCCTCAGGACCAGGAAGTTCCAGGGCTACCGGGTTCGTGTCAGAAACCGGTAGCGGTGTAGCAATGCGGAGAGAGCTGATATCGACTGTCATGGTTAGGCAGCTTGTTCGATGGCTGGTGCAACAACTTTCGGCGCAATGTAGTTCTTCGCCAGGAAGATCTTCATGTCACCTTCATCACGGCCGTTGAAGTTGGTGGTCAACGTTTCCATGGTGGCGTTGTTCTCGGTCAGCTCACGGAATGCCGAACGGGAGATCACCGAACTCAGGTAGTAGCGACGCTTGTTGTCAGCCTTACGGATCAGGACATAAGTCATGGTTTCCGAGGCTTCTTTGCCGCTGCCGTGTTGAAGGGCAGTTTTACCTGCAACGTACGTCTCGGTCTGAGAAAGTACGACCAAGCCTTCTTCGATAAAACGTTCCATCTACTGCTCCTATCTATTCGTAATGTTCTTTGGAAAGAATGCGTAACACGAAGTACAGACTCAAGGCGGTCCGCAATACACGGATGTCTTGTGGTGTACGAACCCCTGTCTGTTCTACAACGATCTGATCACCCACGGAGCGAATGACTTTGACCATGTCGTTCTTACTGCGGGGAGCGCCGTATGCACCACGCAGTTTAACCAGAACGTCGTACACGTTGGTCTTCTTGATACCATTGGTGTGGAGGTACTCGAACAAATGCAGGAGTACAGCGTCCACGAATTCCTTGTACTGCGGTTTCTTTGGATTCTTGTACATCAGGGGGAACTGCTGGATGATGAAAGCCAGCTTACCCCGTTGCACGTTCTCCAGCACACTGGCGGCGAAGCCAGCCAACTCTTCTTTGTAGAAGCTGGTCTCTTCCGTCAACACACGGTCGATGTAGAGGCTGTACTGGGTCACTTCCTTGTTCACCGATTTGATGGTCAACTCATCTCCCAAGTTGATCTTGGAACTGTCCACCTTCACGATGTTGGTTTGGGTCTTGACTTCATGGAACACTTTGTTGATGTCGTTAATCGCCCGACGCAACCGGTTCTGGATATCACCCACCATGTAGACGATAGCTTTGTCGTCGTCCATGCGCGTGATCGCACCGTTCTTGAAGTGGATCCCTACGGTAGGGCTCAGAATGAACTCAGCCCGAGCCTCGATCAGCGCACGCCAGCTACCGTACTGCTTGATGTCGTATTTCAGACTCAAGCGGTTGTAGGTTTCCAGCACCACTTCACGGCGCGCTTGGAACGGGTAGTCGTTGTGGATGATCGACGTCAAGCACTTGTAGTGATACATGCACAGGATATCGACCATTGCCTGGTGTTTGGTCTTGGCGTCCAGCTTGCTGTGGTAACAACGGTACAGCAGGTAAGGAACGGTCAGGTTAAACACGTCGCCCACAACGGACCACTCGGAGTTGATCGCTTTACAAGCGTGCAGGTTCTCCTTGAGTTCCTCTTCGTCCACGTCGAAGATCTCGCTGAACCATTCATTCCGGTCAGCCGTGGTAAAGGTGATCTTCTGCAACCCCAGGTAAGGGCTACCGAAGAAGTCCATGTAGTCCACCATCCCCACTTTGCGGGTGATGAAGTTGTACACGTAGCGACGCAGCTTGCCCGCCCACTTCGGGTTGCAGTCCAGATAACCACCGAACTTGTTGCAGACTTCCAGGATGGCGTGGTTGGATTCAAAATCCACACCAGTAACCAAAGCTTCGGTACCGGTGATTGCTTGAATCTCAGCGGAGTGCAGGGGTTCGAGATAAAGACCTTGTTGAGCCAGGTAACTGTGCTGGTCCATCCCTTCAAACAAACTGAAGATATTGCTCTCAGCGTTGAACTGAGCTTCTTCACTTTCGTCGTAATGAAAGTCAGAAGGGGCGTACTGTTCTTTTAACATACAGGCTTCCTTACATGCGGCGAGGCACGCTCATCCGAGTCATGTCTTGAACCAACTGGTTGTCACTCCAGGCCATGCAACGAGTCCATTCGTTATCGAAGTACTCTTTGTACTGGGTCCAGGCATCACGGTATTCCATGATGTCGTCTTGGATACCTTGCAGTGGGACACCAGCGCGGATAACCGCTTCCTGGGTAGGACGCTTGCACTTACGGTAGACGTAGGCTTTAACAGCCCGCTCAACCAGTTCGGCAAACGTGTTGTAGTGACGTGGGTGAATACTGCTCAACCCTTGGTCGTATTCGAGGATGCACTTCGCCGTCATGGAGAAGGTACCCGAGTTCAAACCAAAGATCACAAAGCTGTTGTTACCCGACATGTGTACGTTGGTGTACGTGTGCGGCATGGAGCGGCTTGGGGTCATGCCATCGATCAAGCCTTGCATCATGTCGCTGATAGCACCTTGCCCACAGTCGGTACCGTCGTTCATGCCCATGCCGAGCATGCCGGTGGCCGAGGTCATGCTACCGAGGTAGACTTCGTTCACGGAGATAATCTTCCGCCCACCTGTAGCAATGTCCGGTACGTTAACTTCTACACAACCGTTGCCCTTGTCCATCATCTTCGACCCAGACAGGTCGATGTGTTCAGTCTTACCACCGTTCACGCTACTGGCAGGCAAGATCTGACGGAAGATGATTTGCTCACGAATACCTTGTTGAATGGTGGTCTGGCCCTGAATGTTGTACCAGTTACCGTTGTAGTTGGCGTTGGGGTTTTCGAATGCGAGCTTGAGGAGGTAGTCGTCAATATCGCACCCCATCACTCGGTTAATGGCAAAATCTACACAGTTCATTTAGTGATGCTCCCTTCGGGATCTGAGTGATGCTGTTCATAGCATTTGAGTGTTTTCCGATCGAGGGTGTATTGTATACCGAAATGGAAAGCTCTTCACGCAAGTGAGGGGGAGAGTGTGGGTTAATTTTGATAGGGTGCGTAATTGTGTCTATGCTCTTGACCTTGTAGCTTAGCTTAAGCTAAGCGTCTTCCTTGTTCCGCTCTTACTCCGCCTCGGAGTAATCACTAGGGAAAGAGAAGAGAGCTATACCGTAATCCTGCAAGACAAGAAAGATACAAACCTATATTACTTGATTGATAACTGGATTCGGTATAGTACTGTTTCTGACAGTGCTTTGTTTTTATCTGAACAAAAGGGTAATAGGGTATGACAACAATTGTTTACGACGGCAAAACGCTGGCAACCGATTCGCAGGCAACTCAAGAGTCCGTCGTCATGCTGGCTCAGGCTAAAAAGATTTATGAGCCGGGGCCGGACGAGTACTGGGAGATCATGGGCGTAAAGGTTTTGGCGATGGCGATTGCTGGCGACCCGGACATGTTGCCCTGGGCCATTGAAGAACTGAACAAAGGGGTAACCCACAAAACTGACTTCGGTACGGCCGAGGTTAACTTCATCAGCATCCTGGTGGATGAAACCGGTCTGGGCTGGTTGTGGGGTTGCAGTCGTATGCCAAAGCGTGGGTTGGACAACTACATCATGTCCCCTATCACGGGCGTATTGTCGGCGGGCAGTGGGCAGACTCTCGCCAACGCACTGCTCAGTGTCGGACTGACTGCGCCTGACGTTATCGAGAAGGTTTCTAAGCTGGACATCTTTACCGGGGGCGATGTACAGACCTGGGAGTTTCCTGGTAAGCCGGCTGTTCCGAGCAAGCGACCTGCCGCGTTGCCGACAACCTTGGGTCCAAAACCCCTGAGCCCCGAGCAATTAGACCAAGTGGTCAGCGCTATTCAGAAGAAGGACCGGGAACAGAATCCTCCTCCGACTGATGAACAGCGGGCTGAGATCGTTGCCAAGGCAACGGAAAAGGTGCTGGGTGAAATGGGTAAAGCTCTTGTCGAACCCACCACTAAACCTACCAAGAAGAAGGCTGCCAATGCTTAATCGGCTCAGTCGTAAACGTATGACCATTGTTGTGGGTAAACGTAAGCCTACTATCGCTGAAGAAGTTGACAGCATGGTGGTGATCAGTGTGGAGAAGACTGACAATCCGATCTACACCGAAGTACGCATGCCCAAACCTCGAACAACTGAGGGCAATCACTTTCAGTACGAGCTCATGCGTGGGCAGACTCTCCCGGTGTATACCTTCGAAGAGTCTCCTATCCAACCCGTACCTGATCCCAATACTGATTGGTCAGATCTCGACTAAATAGGCATTCAGTACTATGTTATGTTTCACTCGTAACGTTGCCCTGAAGAAGCCCGTTAGTCGTACTGTGCTGTGTGCGCAAGTTCCGCGGTAAGGTTTGGGGTGCTACCTGCCGTAATAGTCGAGGTGTTCCCCCAGTTTGTCGCCCTCGATTAGTTGTTGATAACCCCACCTGCTCATCGCCCTTATCCTCCTGGCTTCGGTTGGGCGGATAAGGGTTATGTTTGCCTCGAGTTGTTTTCCAACTGAAGGAGACTAATCATATACCGGTAATTTGCGTCTTGGTTCTTTGGCTAGTACCAAGGGGTTTTGTACCCGGTAGCCCTTCAAGGCAATTAGTTCTTTTAATTGAGAACAACCCTCTGGTGTGTCGCTCTGAAGAGCACCAGGGGGACCTTTCTTTAAAGGTTAGCTAATCCTCTGTACGGGGATAAAGGGGCAAGAGAATCTCACGCCTATATTACTAGTGGGATAACTGATTAAGGTTATTCCAAATTCTTTCCAACATCGAAGAGATAGAACACATGAAAGCTTCTGATATCACCTATTACCTCTGCGGTGGCACCGGCATCAACATCGGTCTCGCTTTGAAGGCCGGTTCTCGCACCCCACAAAACAAAGAAGCAACTTTCATCGGCCTGGATACTTCTGACGCCAACAGCTCCAGCGACCTCTTCGAAATCGAACGCCTGAAAGTACCAGGTTCCGATAACTCGGACGTTGTCAACACTGTTCGCGGTAGCGGTAAGAAACGGGATGCTCACTACGAGATCTCCATCCCGTTCGTTGCCCAGGTCATGGCCCGTCGCAAACCAGGTTCCTACGCCGTGGTCGTCACCAGTGACGCTGGCGGTACCGGCCCAACTCTGGCCACCCAGGTTCTGCGCCACCTGATCAAGCAAGACATCCCGGCCATCCTGGTCGTTGTGTCCGATCACACCTCCACCATCGAAATGTCCAACTCCACCGGCGTTCTGCGCGGCTTTGCCAACCAGACCAAGGCTGAGCTGTTGAACGCGCCGATCGCCTTCATCCAGGCCAAGAACACCCCGGACCAAACCCGCGGCGAAGTCAACCAACACCTGGTTGAGCGTCTGGATCTGCTGAGCCTGTTCCTCACCGAAAACAACGGTGAAATGGACTACGCTGACTTCCGTAACTTCGTCTTCTACTCCCGCGTCTCCAAGATCCCACCGGCGTTCTCGGAAATCCGTTTCTACGACCAGGACAGCTACAAACTGCACGAAGGCAAAATCCCGGTTGCCGTGGCCAGCCTGTTCGACTCCAGCGACAACGTGATCCCGGTCTTCGAAGGCACCACCTACCGCACCACCGGCGTGTTCGCTGAAGGTGTGACCAAGCCAAAAGGCATGACTCAACTGCACATGGTCCTGGACCACGGTGAAGCTCTGATGAAGCTGGAAAAGCAGATCACCAAGCTGGACGACCACAAAGCCGAACAGGCCAACGTGTTCGTGAAGCAGAAAGATCTGGGCGGTGATTCCAACGCTGACGGCATGTGCTTCGATTCGTAATAACACGGCCTGAACCTAAAGCAGGGAGAGCAGATGCTCTCCCTGCTTTATTAACCTTATGTCTGTCTTTATTTGTAGCTTGCTTTATCACTGCCAACACAATAAGTATAGACATTGCCGATTCGAAGAGGGCTAGAACGTGTCTAAGAGCTTCGCTATCGACTTAACTCCTTTTGCCCTATGCCGTACCATTGCTGACGGACAAAAGATCTTACAGAGGGCAATAGGACCTTACGAGGTTTCTCAGGAGTTACTCAGCTTGGGGTATAACAACCTTGATGAGTACGCTGATATATTGCCAACACGTTTTGGGATCATCCCAGAGCTTCACGAAACATTGGCTAATGCCACGCTGGGTATTCCCACTAGCGCACGCGTCAACATGAAACGCATGGGCGGGAAGTCACAGCGGTTGTTGTTAATGTTTACCTATTAAAGCAAGGGAGCGGATATGTCAGTGTTTGACGTTAAACAAATGGCCAGAGACTTAGTGTTCGTTGGTGACCATCATGTTAGCGCCAGGGAAGTCGTAGCCGAACGTTTAATCGAAGCTGCTGTCCAGGTTATCAATTTCCCCAAAGCTCCTCTCAGTGAACTGTTTGAGGGGATGGCGGAAGTTTACGAACTGGACATGGGGTTGCCGTGCGTCGACCAGATGGTGATGATGGTGGTAGCTCAGATTAAGCAAGGCATGGTGAAAGATGGTTGGGATCCACGCATGCGGATCAAGATGGAGCAAAAGAAACTCTCCAGCACCTACAATCGTATTACCATCCAAATGGATCTCGACGCCACCATCCAGGCCGAAGTGAAAAAGGTACGGAAGGTCCATACTAGAGCAAGACGTCAGGAGATCACAGACGTCGTTTCAGAGAATCCCGATCCGGAGCTGATCAATGAATTCGATCGAAAGCTTTCTGCTGAATCTCAGCCCCGAACTCCGTTATTATCAGATCGAAGCCCAGGATTTATTAAAGAAGATAAGGGCGGATGTAAGTGGTAGCAGTACAGCGCTGAAAGCTACACCAAAGCAGTACAGTGAAATGGCGGTTGGGTTGCTACAAATGGGGGTGGATTGGTTTGCCGGTACTCAGGGTGTTCACCTTGGGGAAGCCAAGTTCGCAACAGGACTGGCACGCAAACACATCTTGTACGCAGATCAACTTGAGATACTTCAGGACACTGCCTCGGCGATTTACAGTAAAGTGTATCCGATCTTGCCGGTCAATGACCTGCGTCACAAGTTTGCCTACCGCTTGCTGCCTTCCATGAATATACTGGTTGGGTTGGACCCACGGGAGTTTGACCATGAGCCGGATTGTAACAATACCTTTGGGGAAACTCCCGAAGAGCTTTTTGAGGATGGATATTGATCAGAATCAAATGATCGCCATCCTCTCGGGGTTACTCTGGGTTTGGAAGCTCAACGAGTTTCATGCAGACCTAACCATCGAGTACATCTTTACCGAGTTGGATCTGGATCCCTTGGCGGCCCAGATGTTAATCCTTGAGGCCGGTCCTTATATGACCGAGCTGGGTAATGTAGTAAGGGCGTACGCGTTGTCCGGTCGATTGATTCGCTGGAACGTAAACCCGTACGTCATTTTACTGGAGTTAGATGATGACAGCAAAGATGTTTACCCACACAGTGAGGGTGCCGCCGCTGACGGATGTCCAGGAATTAATGGGCCAGTACCACTCCCTTTTTGAAGCACTGGGGGTAACCGTAAACAGCGCTTTCCGTGGCACCCAGGGGTTCACTCATCCGATCCCTGAAGAACAACAAAAGCTTCAGCGGGAATTCTTTGGGACAATGCAAATCGTGAAAAGCACTCTGATGCAATTCAAGAAGCTGACGTTGATCAACTCCCGCGCCCAAAACACAACGGTGACCTTCGTCTTCGAATGCAACGAGTAGTCCTATGAAACTCAAACTTATTGTGCCCGTGGATTACAAAGAACTGGCTGTGCATTTGAATACGTATTACTGTCACGAAGACCATGATAATCCACTCCCCACAGCGAAGTTTGAGTTTCATCGGGGGGTGATTGATCGGCATGTCGACGACCTGATGGATGCGGATGCATTTGCTGAAGACACTAAGCTTACTGAAATCCTGTTGCGAAACCACACCTACGGGATTGTGACCGACATCCTTGTGACCCGCTCTCCAGGTCATGTGGTCAACAGTAGTGGGCATTGTCTCGTTCTGCCTTTGGTCCTTCTCGAAATTGATTATTAGGAGTTACCCGCATGCCAGTGATTACCCCCAAGACGGGCGATGTCGTTAGCTTTCAGCTGATGGTCAACGGCGTCAACGGTGACGAGCGGGTTCAGGTTAAAGTAGTGGTAGGCGACATGAGCTACCAGGCTGCTTTGTCCATGGAACCCCAGCTGAGTCTGAAACACACCGCTTTGTTCCCGTACTTCAGCAGCAAGGTTGGTAACGTCGATAACCCCGACGCGTACAACTACATGGCCGTACAGCTGCTCAGCGGCAAGATCGAGGTCATTGGTCTCCCATGGATCCAGGAGTCCTCGTATCGCATCGTAGACGGTCGTGTTGCGGATTTGGCTATCACCAACTTCCGTGAAGACTTCCGGGCACCCCTTATCACCTTCCTGGCGAACCTCGGGGCCACGTACACGCTCACCGTTAAAGATCGGTAACCAAACAAATACTACGCGTCCTATTACTAGGGCGCGTAGTAGTCACCTTTTCTTTTTGTCGCGTCTTTATTTTTATAACGGTTAACGGATTAAGTGAGTCGATATGGGCGCTCAAGCTCTCCACCTTTCACCCTTTACCGAAGTCAATTATTCGGCAGATCGTAACGTCGTCAGGCATTACCACGAACAAGCGGCGATGTATTTGGCCCTTGTGTACAAGTACGATTACGACTATATCCTGAACCTGATCAAAACAGTCTTCGTTCCAAATGAGAACGGCTTTAAAGAAGCCAAGTTCAAGGTTTTCCAAAAGAACAAGCATGGAGATCGGGTTCCGATCATCCAGCCAGCGCGTGAGTTCTTCCAGACAGTGGAGGACAACAACTGGCATTTGTCCCCATCGTTTGTTGCTTACAAGAACACGATGGAAGAGCAATCGGTCAACGCCTCAGGTACGGAGATCTTCATTGAGTTCCGTCGTCTGTATAAAGGCAAACGTGGCGAAGTACCGAAAGGCTCTGAAGCTTGGAAAGCGTTTAACGAAATCCAGAACGCCCTGAAGATCTTCAACAACGCCCAATCGGGTGGTATGTCGTCTTCGGGTACGCCGTTGTTCAACAAGTCGGGCCACACCTCACTGACCAGTACCTGCCGTGCGGTAACCTCGACAGCGAACCTGACCAACGAACGACTGATCACCGGCAACCGTCTCTTGTTGACCTACAACAAGACGATGGAGTACTTCATTGCACAGCTGCGGTACGCGGACCGTGACCTGATCCAATCGGTCATCACCGAATACAACATGAGCTATGCAACCATCCCGCAAGTGATGGACATGGTAATCCGCTGCACGTCCTATTACTGGAACAGCCCGGGTAACCTGCGCGCGATTGAAATGTTCTTGGCGGACTTGGATCCGTTGGAACTGACGATCCTGTTGTGCTCGATGGACTTGCGTGGTCTGTACACCACCAACAAAGACCTGATGAAACGGTACTTTGCTGAATGGTGCCTGATCCCGGAGATCCCAGAAGGCGCAGTGGCTGAGGACTTCCCTAAGCCCGCTAACGGCGACTACAAGATTCTCTGCATCACCAAGCTGGGCAAGAAGGCAACACCGCTCCAGATCAACCACCTTAACCAGTACCACATCAGCCTGGAGAAGAAGTGGGACAGCTTTATTCGTGCATTCCTCAAATCGAAGATTCCGCCGACTGGTTTGTTCGATGTGAAAGAGATGGTGCGTGAGTCGGTACTGACTTCCGACACTGACTCCTCGATTTACAGTGTTGACTTGATCATTGACGATTATGCCAGTGATGTCGATACGGGCTTGATGTTCAACGGGGTACTGACCTACTTCATTCGTTCGATCGCCGTAGACCAGCATGCACGTCTCAGCAAGAACATGAACGTGGCGCACAAGTACCTGCACCGCCTGAACATGAAGAACGAATACCTGTTTGGCTCGTATGTAACGACGTCCATGTCGAAGCACTACTTTGCCTTGCAGCTCATGGTGGAAGGTATCCTCAACGACCATGCCGACCTGGAACTGAAGGGTGTGCATTTACGTGGCGTGAAGATTGCGCTGCTGGTACGGGACTTCACCACGAAACTCATGCGGAAGATCTTGGATGCCCTGTACGGTCGTTCTAAGCTCGATGCGCCTGAGCTGCTGCACGAAGTGGCCAACATCGAACGTGATCTGATCAAGGACATCGAAGAAGGTGGCTGGGGCTGGTTGACGAAGAACGGGATTAAGGAAGAAGAAAGCTACACCAACCCTGAATCATCGATCTTCTATTACCACGAAATGTGGGAGAAGGTGTTTGCCGATAAATACGGTAAAGCACCGGTCCTACCGTACAAGGCCTACAAAGTGAACTTGGCATTGAACAACAAGACCAAGATCAAAGCGTTCTTCGACGAACACCGGGAGAACCACATTGTGGCTAACCTGGAACAGTACATCAGTGCGCGCAGCAACCTGACCTCGGTTTACATTCCGGTGGACATGATCACTGCGATGGGCGGGATCCCGAAAGAGATCATGCCGATTGTGGACGTGCGGTTGCTGATCTCCCAAAACTTGAAGTCGGTGTATGCCATCTTGGAAACCTTGGGTCTGTTCATTATGAACTCCAAGACATCCCGTCTGGTGTCTGACGAACATTGAGGTTGAGCATGAGAAACAACAAAGTAACTATGCTTCATAACCCCAGAAATGGGGACCATCTGTTTCTCCATAAACCGAGTGGATTGCAGTTTGGTGTTGAAGGTAACTCCCCGGATGCTTACTTGGTGGACTGCGTAGCGTTCCCCAACCGCGAAGGCTTCGATCCGCTCCACCAGCCGGGGCATCTGGACGTACTGGAAGATTTTAAAGTTATCACCCGCTTCAACTTCAGCGAGTTTGTCTTCCACCCATGTTGTCCCAACCAAATGAACCAGTTACTTGCGTTCATTAAGTCGTGCCCGTGCCTTGAAGAGCCAGAGATTGTTGTGTCCGAATCCTTCTTCAATCACGTGTACGGCCTCACTAAGTAGGAGGTGCATCGTGTCGACTATTACTGTTGCAAAGTGTGACCGTGGCTACTACGTCAAAGGCAACCAGTCTCCGACCGCTCCAATCCCGGGTCCTGAGGAGTCCTGGCTGTTACAGGTCACCCCGGCCATCGAAGGAGCCACCGTGCGGTTCGACAACACCGTACCCATGGTGGTGGAAGACGCCCAAGGCCGGAAGCTGAATGTTCACTACCGCAATGCCGACAACCTGATTACCCTGATCGAAGATATGGCCGAGCCTGGTAAGCAGTTGGACGAGATCGAGATCGACGTAGAAAGCGGTTTCTGGTTCCTCACCGCCGGTAACAACCGGGTGTAATCATGCATAACCCATCTCCCAGAGGAGACCCAAGGTCTGCCTCTAGGGAGTGGGTTTGTTTGGTTATCTCATCTAGAATGGACCGATCCGTCCGCATGAGCGGAGGGAATCTTTCCCACAGAATGGTTAGTAAATAAATAACTACTTCCAAGCGCCCCTTGTGAGGGCGCCCGGAGGGGTTATGTTTCACACGTTGATTTTGTTCAACTCGAAGACCGTATTGGCCAAGTCGGTGAAGTGTTTCCGGGTAAACACATCCGGGATACGCTGGTAGTTGTTGACCCGCGTTGGATGGGTTCTGTTGATCACGGTGTTGATGTCTGCGGCTTTGTATCCCTTCTGATTAGCAATCGTCAGGTACAGAGCGTACAGCTTCATGATCGCCGGTTCCCAAACCCAGGCAGTCTGTGAGAACAACGCAGCCTTGCCAGCCCGCACGTAGTTGAAGTACGGCTGCTTATAGATGCTGAGCAGCTGTGCCATCAAGTGGTTGAGGTCCATGAGGCGGTTATGCGTAAAGCAATGCACCAGGAACTCCACGTACTCGCGCAGCAGCTTGGTCTCGCTCACGGTAATGAACGTCACTGTGTCGGTCTGGATCAGCTCTGCTAAGGGCTTTCCGTTGACCAGGTGTTCGTATAGCACGTTGAGTACTGCCAGTTGGTTTTGAATCAGCTGAGCATTTACCAACGGGAAGTGACATACATAAGCGGAGATACCACCGTCGTACTGAGGATCCCGCATGTACTTCCACCAACCCACCGCCAGCTCCACCAGGTTCAGTCCCATGACGGCAAAGCCGCTCTGGTTCATCGGTTCCATTTGGCGGATTGCATTGTGCTTGTAGCTATGCCGGGTGCTGGTGCTGTATAAAGGAACGATGGGGTGCAGGGTGGAGAAGTCAAGTGCCTTCTCCTTGTACACCTTGTCGTTCTCGATCAGACACCAGTGTTCAATGGTGCCCTCGCGGAAGAAACCCCGCAAGATGGGCGACCCCACGTGATTCAGTGAGGTAATGTTAAACAGCGTGCACAATGAATTAGCACGGAACCGTGTGTACTCGACGACGTAATCCAGATCCCACTCAGGGTCAATACTTAACTGTTGGAGCAATCCTACCAGCAAGTGTTCGTTTTCGAGATTGAAGATGTTCACAGCGACATAGTCGCGAAAGGCCTTGCGGTTATATTCGGTTTGGCGTTGCAGGTTTCCCAAGCTTCCGTAGTTGACTTTAGGGTACACAAAGGAAGAAGGATTCGGATAAGACAAAGTGAGCATATATTAAATCCTAATTATGTTCCTATCTTATACACCGTAAAGACTCCTGGAGAAATCCGGGAGGATCGATAGCGCATTTTGGCGATTTTGAGAAGGGTCTAGAATATTTGAGACCCATATCATTAGTTTGTGAATCGCTAGAAGATCTATTAAGAAGTACTGTACCAAAGCGATTTAGCAATACCCCACTAATTCTTCAGAGCAACGGAGTAACACCATGAGCGTTAACACTGGATCCTCTTCCTGGGAAAATGACGACAAGACCAACAAGGCCGAGGACGATGCGTCCATCCAGACCACCACTTCCGGTCTGGCTAAAGGTGGCCTCGGTGGCTTGTTCCAACTGGTCTCGATGACCTCCGACAACCGCAACCTCAAAGAAGTTGCTGATACCACCGAGCAGATCATCGAGCTGTACAAGCGCATCAAGAACTCGACTACTGCCGAGCTGCAACTGAGCATCATCCCGGAAGTCGAAAACATGACTCCGTCGATCTCGCCAGTTCTGCCGGGCATCTGCTTCTACCGCGAAATCGGCGGCGTGCTGTACGTCATGGGCGCTCTGTTCTCCAACAAGCACCTGACCATCAGCTCCGAATACATCCGCATGAACTCCCAGATGGGCTTCGGCGGTGTATCGCAATCCGTATCGGCTCCACTGACTCCGGCCAGCTACGCCGACAAGAACGTGGTCGACAACCTGCGTGCCCACTACACTCGCGTCGGCGAGAGCAAAGGCATCAAGGCCGTCACCATCATCAACATGGTCGTGGTCGACCTGGAAATGCTGGAACACCCAGAAGCTGGCGACGTTAAAGATCGTCCGCACGCTCTCGCTCAGTACCTCACCGGTGCCTGGGAAGAAGCCCTGCTGGTCAAGGTTCCGCAAGAAATGGCAATCGCCGGCGCCAAGATTCCTTCGCCGTTCGCCAACAAAACCAGTCCTTATGGCAAGGACGGTCACGCTGAAGCCCGTGTATCGGCAATCAGCGGCCGTGTAACCGCAGGCAAGACTCTGTCCGCGGCCAACATGGAAGTGATCGCTTCCACCATGAACAACATCAACAACCCGAACGCGTACGCAGCGAACTCCAAGGAAATCGCTCGCGTTACCGCAACCGTCGCGCTGAACGCTCAGTCGTTCCAGGCCTACACCGCTCAACTGGCAGCGGCCTCCGGTCGTCAGCAGCAGGAAGCTCTGCAACGCATGATGAACCTGGGTGGCGGTATCTACCCACAAGGCTACCGCCCACTCGCCCCGGTGATCACCATCGAGGAAGCGCAAGCCGGCGAAATGATGTCGTACAACCAAGGTCTGGCGCCGTACTTCTTCGGCCTGTACCTGTTGATGGCAACCAACAACAACTTCGTGTTCGCTGAAGCTCTGCGTAAGCACAGCGTCGGCGCTCGCGGCAACCTGGCTTCTCTGGAAGTGCGTATCGAGGAAATGCTGGCACAAGTGGCCCAGTTCCCGAACCGCATCATCCTGACCGAGAAGACCGTTACCGACACCGATCTGGTCAATGGCTGGATCCGTCAGAACGTTTCTCCTCACGCCACGTTCCAGGTCAACATCAACCCATGCGGTCCGCACGCCTCGATCCAGAACTATCTGGTACGCCTGGCCAGCCCGAAACGCAAGGAAGAAGTGCAGACCATGATCGCCGTACTCGACGCGCTGTCCAACGACGCGTTCTCCGGCCTCATCGAGCGCAACATGAAAGCCAACAGCGGTTGGGTTCCGACCATGCCTGTGCTGCACCGTACCCCGGTCATCACTGTCAACGGTCTGGCTGAAATCGGCGGCAAGAAGCTGAACACCCAAGAGCTGGACGAGATGATGCTCGGTCACCTCAAGGGCAAAGGCGGCACCGCGTCGATCCAGCAGTACCTGGCCACCCAGTACGGCATGACCAACGAAGACTTCAAGGCTCGTTGCCAGAAGCTGCGTCTGGAACTGAACCAGTCGATCTTCGACGGCGCAGTCCACATCAACAGCTTCGCTCAGACTCACATCTGGGATCCACAGCTGATGGCAATCATCGGCGAAGCGCTGGACGGCATCGGTACCCTGAACGTCGCCAACAACCTGGGCAGCTTCCGCACCAACACCCTGGTCTTCGCACCGGGCGCTGGTCTGGCAACCTTCCAGTCCGTTGGTTCCAACAACCCAAGCGGCGCCGGCCTGGGCGCTGGCTACGGCATGAACCAGGCTTTCGGTTGATTCTAACCGAAGTTAAATAAACATGGATGGGTTAGGGAGGCTTCGGTCTTCCTAACCTTATCTTTGCTTTTATAATTTTGGAGTTATCGTAAATGAAGTTGCCTGACCTAACTCCTTCCAACGAACGAGCGATTCTAGCGTTAACGAAACGGACCCAAGCTCAGCTCGACCCACTCCTTTATTTCAGTGGGTACGCCAAGAAGTTCAAAGGTCCCCTGATCGACGACCCTGCTTTCTCTCTTCCGTTGTATCCGGATTTCGAGGACTACAACTATCTGCACGATACCAGTCGTTTGCAGCAAGTGTACCTCAACGACTTCGACTTCAACCTGGAAGACGACCGCGACGCAATCGCCCGTCTGACCCGCATGGAGTTCGAAAGTAATTCCTTCGACACCGTAGCGTGTTGTAGCTGTCCCCCTGGCACTGGTGGCTTGGTGGGTAACTACCTGCTCGGTTCCGGTCGCGTCTGCCTGAAGTGCGGCGACGAAGTAGAACAGTTCCTGAATAAAGGTGACGACACCAACCTCTGGCTGAAATGCCCGGAAGGCGTCAAGAGTTTTGTAAACATCGGGTTCTTCACTACTTTCTTTAGCAACATTTCCATCGGCAACCCGAGCCCCAAAGTTTCCGTTCCGCGTTACTTCATCGACCCGGCCTATCAAAAGGCTGAGAAGAAGAAAAAGAACGGCACCATGATCATTCTGTTCCAGATGCTCGAAGCATTGGGCATCCGGGATCCGAACTTGAACACGTTCTACGAGAACGCGGATCAGATCATGGAGTACATCCTGGTAGGTCCGGGTAAGCGTTACAGCAAGCACCCGCAAGAAGGCCACAAGTTCCTGGCGTTCTACCACAAGTACAAACATTTGGCGTTCTGCCAGTACATGAAAGTGCCGAAGCGTTACTCCACCGTTTTCGAACGCAGTGGCAAGGACGTCTACAGCTACTCTCACCACCCTGAGACCGCGCAGCTGTATAACGCGATCGCAGACACCCTCAAGTCCAACAGCTGCTATCCGCTGACCGACAAAGACCACCGGAAGAACGTAGAGATCGTCGGTCGGAACTTGGTGCTGTTGGCAGACCAATACCGGCAGACCAACAACCCGAAAGCGTTGTTCAACAAACCGGCCATCTCGCGGAAACATGTGTGTGCGGGTTCCATTCCGTTCACCGGTCGTTCCGTGATCACGTCCCAAACGGGTATCATTGACACTGACGTGTTGTTGGTACCGTGGAAGATGTGCATTTCGATTCTTGAATACCACATCACGAGTTACCTCTACCGACTGGGCTTCACACCGTGGAAGGCTCAGGCGCTTATCAATAAAGCTGCTCACTCGATTGTTCCCGAGATCGATGACTTCTTTACGGATATGGAAGTTAACCGTAAGTGCTTGATTGAGACCGGTCGAAATCCTTCGATCGAATACCTCAGCTTGCGCTCGTTCTTCCTGGGTGTTAACCGTGACCTGTCTGACGAAAGCATCAAACTCCCGATCCTGGGTGTCAAAAGCTTCAACGCAGACTTCGACGGCGACCAGATGTACATCGTCGCTATTTTCGACAACGAGTCCAAAGCCAAAGCGTACGGCGGTTTCGGCCACCATCAGACACTGGATAAGAACATTCCTTTCCGTGTGGGTGGTTACGCTGGTCAAGCGGCTACCAACCTGATGAACCTCAACACGCTGATGGCACAGACTGAACTTCTCGCGGGGTAGTAATGAAAAGCGCTAACGCATTTAGTTACGCAATCTCCGGCAGCTTTACGGAAAACCAGATTGATCGCTACAGCGATTACCTGAACCAAAGTACTGCCGCTCTCCAAGGAGTAGGTGGATGGCTCGCAGACCAAGCCGCGAAGACAATGGAACAATTCAACGTCTTCAAGAATTCCCGTGCTTGGGAAATGGGTAAGCGGTTGCTGGGTACTTCCGACGGCGATTATGTCCCACGTTATGAGATCGGTTATCTCGGCAGCATCAGTGCACAACAGGCGGCTCAAGGGCACATGCGCGACATCATCATGTGCCACCCGATGCTACAGCAAATGTACATCGACGAAGAGATCTCCGGCTACGGGGGCGACTTCAGTGCGTGGAACACCGGTATCGGCGTGGACAACTTGTTCTACCGTCGTATGTGGAACGGTGTGCTTCATCTGGAAGTGGTAGACGATAAACCTAAGCTGACCCATGCTCACTACTTTGATACAGTCGGTGGGCAACTGTCGTTCCGTGAACGTGTGGACTCTCACAAGACTCACGCAGCGATCGATCACAACATGGCGAAGAAGATGTTCGACGTCACGAGTGAAATGGGCGACAAGCTGAAGTCGTACGTTGAGCCGACCGAAGAGTAACTGACTATAGACCGACAGGAGGGCAACCCCTTCCTGTTGGTTTATTTTTTTTTGTCTCTTTAGATATTACGTTGGGGACAAAGTGGTCTTTATTTCAACGGAAGGGCTTATCTATGGGAACATTTTTGGTTGGAACGCTGTCGACGTCTCACGGATGGGAAACCAAGTCTGTGCCGGACGCGTTGGCGAAACATATTACATATTGGTTCCAAAGCCGTAGGAACCAAGGCAAGGTCATCGGGAATGTCCCTAGCTTCTATTACCTGATCAAGCAATTCGGTCAGGATCCAGATAAGCTGGTGGAACAAACCCGGAACGAACTGGAGCGGTACATCAAGGAATTGTTTCCGGTTTGCTCCGTGACTGTGACCAAGGAAAATCTTACTGGCAAGCTCAATCAATACACACTCATCATCGCTGTCCGGGTCATTAACGACGATGTCGCTTACGACTTGGCAGAAGCGGTGCTGATTACCGGCGAACAATACAAACTAATAGATGCAGCGAGGCTCTAAATGGAAAAGCACGAACGGCAGGCGATCATTGATAACGACTTCGGTTGGCTGAACGAGATCCAGGTTCTGGAGATCGACGGCAAGCTCATGCTGGGCGATGGCGACATGCCTTTCAACGTGTCTCTGGTCATGCGTGAGGACGAGTTCGTTCGCAAGTGGCTCATGGGCTTTGCAATCGGCAACAGCCTGGGTACGAACTACTTCAACGCCCAGGAATGGCACGCCCGCACCAACCGCGGTACTCAGTCGGCACTGATCGTCGACAATGAGAACAACCCGGTCGCTTTGATTCGTCCGCTGATCTCGCACAACCTGAACGCTCACGACTTCGAACTGCTGCGCGCTGCTAGCCGCCATATCCAGCAGGTTCAAGCCGACACCGTTCGCAGTAACGATCCGAACGCCAGCATGGGCGTGGCCAACCTGGTGAAGAACCACCTGCAAGCCAAGCGCCTGACCATCACCGATCTGGTGGCGCCTGAGTTCTACACCAAGCACGGCATCATCCCTGAAGTAGAGCAGAAGATCTACTACATCAAGGACGTCATCCGTCGCGGTCAAGCGCCGATCGAAGACATCAACAAGTCTCGCGACATCCTCTACCGTGATCACCGCAAAGAAGTGGTAACGGCTGAGGAGTACAGGTTCCTGGCTGAACTGAGCTTGGGCGAGTTCATCGTCGACGAGAAGCTCGAAGAAGCACCGACCACGGCTGCCGGCGAGCGTGAGAAACCAAGCAACCCACTGGAATGCTAAGGAAGCAACATGACAGCTCAACCGTTGGTTTTAATCGGCACCAATTATTACACCTTCGATAAGCTGGCTACGGGGAAACAAGCGATCGCCGCGTATCGGCTGATGGCTCGACTCAGTAAGTCGAACACTCTGGTAACTGTCGCGGTATCGCTTAAAGGGTAAGGGGAAGTTCCACTATGCGGGCGCTCTGGAGTTCAGATCACCACACGCTACACAACAACACTCCCACGCGTCACATCCTGGGGAACCTGGATACCTTCTTGTTGAAGGACCACGACCTGGCCAAGGTAGACATTGTTTTCTTTGGGGGTGATTTCTTTGAAGGCATGGTGGAACGTCCAAACCCTGACATGTATCGGGTAGAGGAGTGGGCCACCAGGACATTCCGAGAATTCGATAAGCACAATGTAATAACGGTCTTTCTGGCGGGTACTCAGTCTCACGACATGGGGCAACCGGCGCACTTCAAGTTCAATGCTCCGCCAAGTCTAGACTTCCGGTACATTGACACCCTCTGCATTGAAACATACGACAAGCTTGACGGCTTAACTGTCATGTACGTCCCGGACAACATGGGTGCATTGACTCCAGACGATATCTGGGAGAAGGCCCTCAAGGTCCTTGCAGCTGCGAACCTCACTCAGGTTGACCTGATTGCCTTTCACGGGGCTTTCGAGTTCCAGCTGCATCCCAAGGCCCGACACAAGGCACATAACCTTGAGCGTTGGGAATCCATTGCAAAGTACGCCATCTTTGCCGGCCATATCCACAAACCGGTACAGACGGGGAAGCTGTATACCTCGGGTAGTTTCGATCGTGACAAACACGGCGAAGAATATCCAAAGGGCGGTTACTGCATTGACTTGGATTTGAAGACGGGTAAGTTTAATCCTGTCTTCTGGGAAAACAAGAACGCGTTGCCTTATCTCACGATGAATGTAACGCAGGACATCACACCGGAACAATTGGTGTCGGATGTTCATGCCTTTATACGGGATCACCGACTGCCGAAAGGCGCTCATGTTCGCATCATGGGTGGAGCGGCGGAGATTGTGAACCCGGTGGTGACAGTGTTGGGGTACGAGTATCCTGACCTGCACATCAAAGCGGAAAACGAGCTCAGCAAAGAAATCCTGCTGGACGAAGAGTTGTTTGACAGTACCGTGTACGAAGGTGTGACAATCGGTTGCGAGAACATTGCATCTTCGCTGAAAGCAGAAATGACCAAGTCGTTGGAAGAGTTGGAAAGAGCTGGCATTTCTGAAGATGAAGCATTCAACGTGTTGAAGGAGTTCCTATGAGATCTACCGGTACATTGGGGATGTCCGTAGGGACTTCTCTTGCTTTCGAGGGTGAGGCGGCTAACAGCATACGCAGTGCGGACACAGTCATGTTCAATCTGCTGACGCTGATCCGTAACGCTCACCAGTCTTACGAAACATCGGACACCGAACGGTTCGATGCCAAACAGATTGCTGAGGATGTTTCCAGTGATCTGCGGTTGCTGGGTGAGTGGATGGAAAAAGCCCGGCAGAACAAACCGATCCAGATGGTGGTGTATTACCCGGATTACAGTGCGTTAAAATCAGACTTCCCAAAAGCTGATCTGGTGGACCATTCGGAAACCTCCAAGGACGCTACCCCCAAGCAGAAGGCTTACTACAAGCTGGCGAAGGACGTCGCGAAGAAACTGGTGACCCAGTACGGGAAGTTGATTGTCGAGACCAAAGCAAAGTTACCGTCCTTCAATGGTAAAGGGATTGTATTGACGCACCATGTTGTCGATCTAACCACTGCCAGTGGGATTGGGAGACTCTGGCTACTGGAATCCCACACGGGGTCCTTGAAGCCTTTCACGCTTTGGTACACCAAACTTACCGGCGGCAATGAACTGCATTACATCCCGTTCAATCGCCTGACAATTCAGATCTTCGGCGACAAGTCGACCAACTTCAAAGCCTCCTCGCATGGCATCCGGGAGTTGGTGAAGAAGCTTGCCCAGGATAATCACTGGACATCTGCTACGACCCTGGGTCGTATAAGGGGCACCATCAACAGTCTTCCGCAAGGTGTGGATAAAGCTGGCCTATTGCTCATGCTTTAATCCCACTGCAACCCAATGTATATAGACGAAAACTTCTTCATTTTCTAAATTCTTATTTAAGGTCATCACCATGAACGGTAACAACAACGGTCAACGTCCTGCTTTCACACCCCGCAAGAAAACTCTGCTGACCGACTACCGTCAGCCACACCCGACTTCCATCGAGCCGGTGGCCGGTGCTAAGTACCCTGCACAGCTGATGTGGGATCAAGCCAACAACGGCAAGATCATGCTGAAGGTCAACGATGGTGTCTATAAAGAAGGCGCCAAGACCAACCACAAAGAAGTGGAGATGGATTACGCTCACCGTGGTGTGTTGTTCGAATCGCTGCTCGAAGCCAGTCAAGATCCAAACTTCCAGACCAAGCAGATCCCGGTCCAGTGGAAGCAGTTCGTCTTCGCCGGTGGCAGCGGTCGCATGTCCGACGCTCCGGTACTGCAAGCCTTCCTGACAGTCACCCGCACCAAGGACGGCATCATCATCCTGGGCTACAGCAAGGGCGACTACAAAGTCCAGTTCAAGTTCAAAGGTCCGAAAGAGACCACCGTGTTCGTGAAGAACGACGCCGGCGAGCGCGTTGAAGATCACGGCATCATGTCGCGTTGGGCAGTACGCGCCTGGATCCACTTCCACCGTCCAATCCTGGACCGCATGGAAATGGATGGCTGGGAAGCACCGAAGCCTAAAGAAGGCGCCGGTGGCAACTCCAATGGTAACCAAAACCGCACCGGCGGTGGTGGCAACAACAACTCGGGTGGATTCGATGACAGCAATACTTTCGATGACGATGTCGATTTCTAAGACATAAACCTTTAATTCCGAACGCAGGGGGTTTCCTCTGCGTTCGATTAACGGACTTATGGCTCGTTGGATATTTTTAAGCCTACATTATTAGTAGGTATAGTGACAATTGTAACCTTCCATCTGGAGTATGTCCATGTTCAATATTGAGGTCCGCCGTAGCAGTAAGAAAACGATAGAAGCTATTATCGTGACGCTCAACGATAAGCTGTTGCGTTTCAACGGTAAGGCCACCGTCCGGTTGGAGAAGGTATTAAAGGAAAAGGACGACAAAGAAACCAATCTGTTTGACTGCTTCAACGAATACGTCGAGGCTACGTTCTCCAATGAAAAGAAGAACGAGCTGTTTAAGCTGTACGCGAAAGCACACGCCATTGTCGAGAGCGGTAAGTTTCAGGACTACCGTACTGAGATTTCTCAGGTGCTTCCGATCTCAGATCAACTGATTGAGTTTGTTAACGTCGACAAGTACTGTGCGTTTGTTCAGTATTCCCGTCACCTACAGATTCCACCAGACCTGAGTGTAGCGGCCAGCAAAGGGGATTACCCGGCAGAGACCACCATCACGGATATCGATTACGTTGAGATGGTAAAGTTTGCCTTCGTGGTGCGTACTCTCTTCCCTGTGATCTTCTCCCTGCTGTACCGGTTCGATAGCACGATGGGTCCTGGTCACGCCGAACTGGTGTGCGGCGATCTGATCAAGAACAACCCACGCATCAACCAAATGCCGGGCTGGCACAAACTGTACAACTACGTGCGGTTTGCGTTCGGTAAACGCGGTATCCCGTCGCAAGTAGACGCGGTAGCCAGTAACGAGTACTTCACCGAGAAGGTTCTGTTCAACACGATCTTCAGTCGCCTGTGCTGCGCAGTCATCCCGGAAACGGAAGACGGCAAGAACTTGGCCACTGCGATCAACGCCTCGGTTAAGCAACATGAGACCAGCGGCAGTAAGCTGAACAAGAAAGACTTCTCTGACGGTGATGATGACGATAAGCGCTCGATCTATGAACGCTATCAAGTCGCTGAGCAAGTGAAGACCGCGAACGAAGAAAAGCAGGCCAGCTACTTCGACTTCGGTTTGTTCAACGAGAAAGAAGAAGACCGTCACCACGATCGGTTCAAGTATCAGGCAATGGGTCTCGGCATTAAACAGCCGGAGCTGATCGAAGCTATTTACGATCGCTTGCCCCCTAACTGGAATTTTGAACTGCACGACCATATTCTTAAGCTGCTTCAATTGACCTACGCCGGTGAATGTTCGCCGATGGTCTTCTGGACTTTCAACTACACCCAGCTCATGGCGGCGATTGCCTGCGGTCAAGTGCGGTTGGCAGAGATGGGGTTCAAGTACCTTCCATCCATCATGGGTGCGATCCACAATCCAGACGGCATGCGTAGCTTGTCAGAAGGTTTGAAACTGAACACAGACGACAAAGAGTTCTTCACGTCGATCTGTGACATTCAGTCCCGTAACAACGAAGGCCGCTCGTTTAACGAAGCCATCGTCGCCGCTACCGAGTTCCTTGAGAAGCTGGGTAACGGCATCTGGATGTCTAACCTCGAGTATGGGGTGCTCGATGATCCAGAGATTTACCAACGAGTTGCACGCGGATCTGTTTTCCCGATCGATATCGAAGTAGAGATCAAGAACGAATTCGTCGCACTGAACCGCCACAATAACACCTGAACAATTTTGTAACTAAGAGGCAGTATCATGGATATCACTTTGGTCCAAGCTGTATTCGGTATGGGCAACCAGAACCACGACCACGTTCACCGCCACAACACCATGAACCTGGACAGCATGGCGCTCGACACCCTGAAGATGGAACAGCACTCTGGCGGCATCATGGCCAGTACGCTGAACGACATGGCGTCGATGGCTGGTGGTCTGTCCCCTCAGCCTCAAGGCATGGTTAACGTTGAAGGTGGCTGGAACCAACGCCGCGGTATCGGCATGATGCGTTTCAACGTGACCCAGAATGCGCTGCTTGCACAAGAGCTGTCGGTTGTGGGTTATCTGGTGGGTGGTCACGCAGACGTCTCCGGTGTGAGCACCGACACCATCTTCGTTCCAGTGCGAGCCTGGACCACTCTGGCACAGAACGTAGCCGGCGCCGACGGATTCCCAATGACCAAAACGGTTGTGGAATCCTCCCATCAATTCCTCATGGGCGACCCCGATCAGGTTAAAGACCTCAAGTCGGTACGTCCACTCGATATCGGTAACGAAGCGCTGGGCTTCCTGGCCTGCGAGAACGAAGGGCAGGGTGATCGCTTTGCCGGTACAGTGGGCACTGATCTGAAGACTACCATGGTGGTGTCGAAGACTCAGAACCTCAACCCGACCCACCACAGCCGTGAACTGTTGCGTCTGGCAACTGCGGCCGGGGCAGCGGCGGAATACGGTAGCCTGGAAATGGGTATTGCCGACGGCTTGGCTGGTCAAGGTATTGGCGAAATCGGTGTAACCGACAACCCGTTCTTTGCTACCATGATGTTCGGTACTGGCGCACACAGCATGATGGGGTTCCACGGTTTCTCGGTGGGTGAGATCAGTTCGGTCTTCATCAACTTCGGTGAGGTCCTGAACCTGAACCTGCTGGAAACCGGTAACTTTGCGGCCGACAACAATCTGGCGGTCAGCGAAGCCTATGGTACTGGTCGCGCTCACGAGATCATTGCATCTGAACTGGCGTTCCTGACGGTTCACCTGTTGCTGCAATGCGGTCTGGCAAGCCTGCACTTCTCCGGCACCAACAACCCAATGGACTTCAACGGTCTGGTAGGTTCCGATGACGGCGTGGTAATCCTGCCGGGTGAAGCCATGTCGGTGCTCAACCACGACGACCATGTGGCCAACCGGGTGGAGATGTTCAAGGACCTGCTGAAGACTCACTTCTTCCGGAAGTACACGTCGGTCTACGCGCATCAGAAAACCATCATGAACGTGGAAGTCGACTCGTTCATGTTCGGTGAAACCACCGTGGCCATCTGCTTCAATGGCGAGATGCACACCATCAAGCAGTACACCAACGCGACCTATTGCATCAATCGGACCAGTACCAACATCTCCGGTTCTGACATCGGCTTGTCCGCCGCCAAGAGCTACCTTAACAACATTAAAGAACACTTTGGCGAAGGCCACTGAGAGGGTAACAACTCATGAACGAATTGAATAAGCTTTACGCCGCGATGCTCAAATCCTGGAACTCCGTGATCAAGGACGACGGGCGCATCATGTTCGTGGTGAATGGCGAAGAGTACCCGATCCGTATCGACGAAATGGACATGTACCTGCCACTGTCCAACATCCTCGACAACAACATCGTCAACAAGGTGTTCTTCCACCCGGCCTGTGAGAACATCACCTCGAAGGAAACCGAGGTCTTCAAGATCATTCGCAAGATGACCTGCATGAAGTTGCTGTCGGTCTTCCGCAGCTACCCTATCGTGCTGTTCAGCATCGCCAGTGGCGAGAAACCGAAGAAGGCCTGGCGTCAGGATATCATCGACATGGTCGAGCCGCTCAAGGGCGCCAAGCGGTCGGTACGTGATGAACTGAATGGTCTGTTCGGTCGTATGCACATCGAGCTGGAAGAAAACGGACTCGACAACCGTTTCATCCACTTCACCGTAACCAAGGGCGGCGGTCGTAGCCAAGCCACTGGCGAGCGCGTGTACTACAAGACCAAACCGTCGTTCCCGTTCTACGACGAGATCGTCAAACGTCTGGCTCGCTCTGAAGGTCAGGCCGACAACCAAATGGTCGAGATCAACAACCACTCCGTGTCGCGTGCGGCATTGAAGTTGGCTGTGCATCTGTTCCAGTCGATCCTGCCGGCTGTTATCTCCCCGGGTGACTACACTTACGAATCGACCACTCCGGTGGCTGCTCGTTTGATCTCCTACCTGGGCTGCTACGCTGAAATCGCCGAGCAACTGAACAAGGTGCAAAATACCTTCCGCGGCGACTTCGACAAAGCCGGCGTGTACATGATCGATCTGGGCTGGACCGAGCACCTGGAGGAGCTGCCGGAAACCTACCGTCAAGTTCCGATCATGGACTACAACAGCCACAACACCCAGGACGAAACGCAACATCAAGCCATGGGTCGTAATGACATGGCTGGTCTGTTGTCGGTGAGCAGCACGGGTGGCGGCCAGCAAATGGTCACGACCACTCAGCAGCAGAACCCGCAACAGCAACAAAACCTCATGGTGGGTGACTACGACCTGACCCCTCCAACCATGCAAGCGGGCGACCGTTATGTTCGGACGGAGATCGATCAGGCCAGCGGTCGCGTTCTGCACCACGCCATCAACACCATGACTGGCGGTCCTGTGGTTTACCACTGCACTCGTCGCGGCAACTTCTTGCAGCGTAACGAAATGAACGCCATGCAGATGCAGAACCAGGCGTTGATGAACAACATGATGGGCAACAACATGATGGGCGGCATGAATCCCATGATGATGATGATGCAACCCAACATGATGGGTATGAACCCGATGATGATGATGCAACAGCCAATCACGGCTGGCGGTGTGGCACCGAGTGTTTACCCGGACAACAGCGGCGGCGGTGCCGGTCCTGCAACTTGGTAAGTAAGCGGCCATAAGGCATAGGTAGGGGAGCGCTGCTCCCCTACCCTTTCCCTGCGCACATTTATTTTTTATCCCTGGACTGTATTACTTCGGGAAATAGCGCTTGCAATTGTTGACTCATCCAGCAAGTAAATGGACGTCAAATGCGTGATGTCCTGCGTGGGGTCTTCGATCCCGTTGATGTACGCCGTGGCCCAGTACAGATAGGACTCAACGTTGAAGTAACGCAATAGCCGATAGATGTCATTGCGGTACGCATACAACACGTTCTTCTCAATGATGGGCTTGGTGTGGGCTGTGCGTTTCAACAGCTCCTTCTCGGATCGAACAAGGGTTTTAAAGCGTTCAGTAAAGAACACATCCTTGTCAGAATTGATCTCGTTATTGGGGATTGGCATAAAGCTACCTGTTGAGAATGGGTTAACCGATTTGAAGCCTATATTATCTACTTAGTAAGCATCAATTTCTTTTTGTAATAGAGCATTAGTAGGTGGGAGACTGCGATGAGTGACACGGGTAACGACGACAGTAAGGTCAAGTACAAATATGTTTGTGGTCCGAACCAAATTCATCCGGCGGTAGTGGGCGTTAGTAACAACCTGATTCTGTTTCCTCAGTGTGCATCGGCTGGTCGTTTGTACATGGCCGGTAACATGATCCCAAAATCGGTGGTGACTTCAGGCGCCAGCGAACGAATGATGGTTACGGGTTTCGAATGGAAGCAGGGCTACGCTCAAACTGCCCGCCGGATTGAAGCGCCGGCTAACATGACCGTGGAGGAAGTCTTTTACGTCGGCAGTCAAGATCCGAGCAAGATGACTGACGCGTGGAATAAGATTTGCATCGTTTATAAGAACGATGAGAAGGGCATGTACGATGTATTGGAACTGCCCCGCTACAATACGCAGAACACTTATGTCGGGTTTGAATACGTCTACGACAAAGAAATCCTGCGTCGTCTGGGGAAACCGAACGCTACCTTTGCGAAAGGCACGGTGTTTGCACAATCCCCGCGGATCAGCGAGAGTGGTGAATGGTGCTTCGGCATGAACACCAAAGTCGCCGCAATCTCCAGCCACGTTACCGAGGAGGATGCAATCCAGCTGACTCGCTCGTACGCGGAGAAGCGACTGCGCTGCATGTTTAAACACGACCGGGGTTTCCAGTGGAACGAAGATGAATACGTTCCGTTGATGCTCTACAAAGACGCTAACGGTAACGACAGTCCGTTCCCGGAGTCTGGTCAGCGTATTCGTGACGATGGCATTGTCATGGGCTTCCGGCGTCGTATCACCGAGAACGCCTTGGTGTCTCTGACGAAGAAAGCGCTGCGTACTCCCGATCTGACTTACGACCAACTGTTCTACGCTCCGATTAACTCCGAAGTCATGTCGGTCGAAGTGCTCAGTGACCGTATGAAGAACCGCGCGAACAACCGCGGTACTGATTACATCGAACAGCCGCACAACATGCTGCTGGAGCGCTACGAGAAGAAACAGAACGAGATGCACAACAACATCATGCGTTGGTACGAGCGTCGCATTGATGCCAACCGTGGTAACGACATTCCAATCACCCTGGAACTCGACAGCTTCATTAATAACGCGTACGGCAACTATACGCGTAAAACCAGCACGGGCAAGATCAACCCACTCAGCCGGGGGATCAAGCGCGTTAAGCTGAAAGACTGGAACGTGACGATTCTGCTGCGCGAGATTGTGCCTGGCAAGATCAAGTTCAAGTTCGCCGGTCTTAATGGCGACAAAGGTGTAGCGGTAAGCATCATCGAAGACCACATGGCACCGACCTACGCGGACGGTACTCGTGCGGAAGTCGTGATCAACAACACACCGGCGTTCCGTCGTCAGATCTTCTCGATGTTGATGGAACTCAGTATTAACTACATCAACGTTAATATCCAGAAGGAAGCGATTAAACTCCGCGACCAAGGTGAATACGCTGCGGCGTACCACAAGATTCTGGAATTCTGCATGACTGGCTTCCCAGAGTTTGGGGAGATCGTATCCAACACCTTCGTAACAGAGGACGACATCAAGGACTACGTCAACCACTGCTGTGACAACATGATCGTTGTGCATGTCCGCAGTAACGCGAAGTTGTTCGGTGTCAACATCATTAACGCACTGCGCGAGAAGTACCCGTTCAAACCGCAGAAGGCTACCTTCATGAACTCACTCGGTGAGTACGTGGAGACTGTCAACCCGATCCTCATCAGTAACCAGCACTTCATGATGCTGGACAAGTTCGGCACGGACATGAGCGCTCAAGCGCTGCCTAAGTCCAACCTGTTTGGTATGCCGGCTAAACTGAATGATAGCAGTAAGTACTCGAGCTGGCTGCGAGATCAGGGTAACCGTAACACGGGTGAAACAGAAGGTCGTCTGCGTACCAGTCAACACGGTGGTCAGGAAACGGCTAAGCAATTGGCTATGGCGTATTCGCCTGATCTGCGTAAGGTCATGGTGCGTCGCATTATCCGTGCTAATGATCCGTTTGATATCGATCAGATCGTTCGTCCGGAAGAGTACATCAACAACCGTGCTGTGAAGATGGCTGCGGGTATGTTGTCGGACTCCGGCTACACCATCCGCCACGAACTGCCGTCAGACCGTACCATTGAGCCGCTGGATGCCATGCTCAACAACTACATCAAGGAAGCGGGTCCCATGCCTGACTTTCTCGTGGAAGAACCAACTCCGGTGCCAAGCCCACCAGCCGAACCGCGTTATGCGGGTAAGCGCGGTTTTAATCCGGTAGAGATTCCCGAGGACTTTGAGATGCACGGGGTAACAGCCGGTACCGACAACATTTACGGAGGCGTGTAAATGACGATGCAAATTAGCCTACGTGATTGGGCAAACCTCGAAGAAGCTGACATCCTCCGTTGTCGAGGTTTCCGCCAAGCCGTAGAGGTCGTCGATGACGAGGGCAAGAAGATCATGTCTTGCCTGTTCGCCATGATGTTGACCTGGCAGGGTATGATCGTTCACCGTGCCTACAACGATGTACCGTACTCAATCGATGAGTTGGTGCCGTCTAACAAGAATCCAGACTTCAAGGACACTGTTTACAACGATGACACGCTGGCCATTCCGGTGAACTGGACACTGGAAAAGGTCATGCCGGATATTGACGATCCGGTAGAGTGTGACCGCATCAAGCGTCTGGTGCACATCTGGCAGACCAAACTCAACAACATGATTGTGGTGATGAGCGAGACGTCTGTTATTTCGGCAACGGCAGAGTCTGTGGCTGAGCTGATGGAAGACATTGGGATCATGGACATCCGTGACCGTATCCTGAAGAAAGAAGTCAGCATTGATGATGGTGAGAAAGAGTTCAGTACCTATCTGCGTGATGCCGAGAGTCTGAGCACCAACACCATGGCGCTGTTGGCACGTACTGGTGGCGTGAGTATTAACCAGGCGTTCCAGACCACGATCATTCGGGGCTCGGTGTTCGACTTGAACAACACCATTAACCCTAACCCGGTCATGGTTCCGTACGCCCACGGTATTACCAACCTGGCGGATTCCCTGGGGGAACGTAACGCGTCAGGTAAATCCCTGATCAACAACGGTAAAGGTCTGAAGGACGCCGAATGGTTCCACCGGAAGATTCACCTGCTGTCTGCACCGCTCAGTAGCATCCTGCACTTGAACGACTGCGGTACGACAGTTGGGGTTCCGATGAAGATCCTCAACATGGAGATGGCTTTGTCCTTGATGGGCAAGTACATCATCATGGCGGACGGGTCTTCGGTACTGGTCGACCAGCGCAACATCCACACCATCAAAACTGGTGACGTGGTTACCTTCCGCAGTATTGCTTTCTGTAACTCTCATGACTCCAGTCAGCCTTGTGGTCGTTGCTACGGGAAAATGAAGTCAACCATCCCGTTCAACGTCATGATGATGAAGGACGCCAACGTAGGAATGTACTCGGGCACTACCTTATGTAACCCGATGGGGCAGAAAATGCTCAGTACGAAGCACTTCATCCGCAACGCAACCTCGCGGAAGTTTGTGCCTCACATCCGGGACAAAGATATCATTTATAGCAACGGGGACGAAATCTTCCTGAAAGCTGAGATCTGTGTTCCGGGTTCCGAGTTGATCTTGAAGTCGTCGATCGTGAAGGACCTGTCTGACCTGAAGTCGCTCGATGTATTGGACGACGTTGGGCTTGATAAGCTCCCGTACTTTGCAGACGTTACCTTCCGCTACCAAGTGGAAGACATCATGATGGGTGGCAAAACCACGCAGCAGCATTCGGCGGTTACGTCGGTGTCGTCGCGTAATGCTCGTTTCTCCTTGGACTTCCTGAAGTTTGTGTTGGACAAGGGCTGGAACACGGTGGACAAACGCTTCATCTCCATCGACCTGTCAGATTGGAACACACTGGCTCCGATGTTCTCCCTTCCTTATACTCGGGAAGATTTGGACATGCACCGCGCACGTGTGGAAAACTTCATGACCTTCAACAAGCGCAATACTTCTTGGCGCAACCAAGTGGTCACTCCTAAGGTCTTCGGTGAAGTGCTATCAGAATTCTGGTCGCTCATTAACCAAGAGATCAAAGGTATCAACTCTGTCCACGTGGAATCGCTGTTGTATTGCTGTCTGGCCAGGGATCCCAACAACCTCAACTTCGCTCTGACGAACGGCTCGAGAGATAAATACTTCTCCAGCTTCATCAACTGTATCACCAGCCGGGGCGGAGGCGGGTTGTTGATCTTTGAGAAACAACAGAACGTCCTCAATGACCCGCGTACTTTCATGATCACTGACCGTCAAGGTTCGGTACTCGAGAGTTTCTGGCATCTGGGGGCGTCTTAACACTCTCAATAGCGAGGGTCCTTCGGGGCCTTCGTTTTTTGGTTAAGGGGCTGCTGTATGCGCCATGTAGCTAGTATATCACGAGCGCATAACTACCTCAGGATCTTCGGGTTCTACGGAGAGTTCTACGCTCAAGTGATAGGGCCTTTTTGTCGGGCTAACCTGGCAAAGCTGGGGAAGGTACCAATCCCCGGCACAAACAGAACCACCATGAAAGTAACCCATGTGTTTGCACGGTCTAACTTCGACAGAAGCGAATACCGACTCCCTGCAAGCATGTTGAAAGAGTTTTTGGAGTTCTGCCAGTATCGGGGTTACAACCCGACGCGGGTGGACATGGTTGATGAGCCAGAGCTAAAAGGTGTGCCGGTCAACTTCAAGTTCAGACCTGGGTATGAGAACACCCGTCCCGGTCAGGACGAATGGATCAACTACCAGATGGCGGCTGGCGCGGTTAAGGTTAACAACGCGTCTACAGGTTTCGGTAAAGCGCTGGCCAACGATACACCGGTCAGGACAGCTAAGGGTTGGAAGCCTATCGGTCAGATCAAGGTTAATGACTTGGTCATGGCGCCTGACGGCTCCCACACGTACGTCACAGGGGTGTTTCCCCAAGGTGTGACTCCGACATACCGTTTGCGGTTTGAAGACGGCAGAGAGGCTGTAGCGTGCCCTGAGCATCAGTGGGAAGTAAAAGAAGTTGGTACCAATGAGTGGACGGTGATGACCACTGCTCAATTGGTGGCTAACTCGGGTAAACAGTATGTCATCCCGCTGACGCTGAGTGAGCGTAATCCTGACAACCCTAGCGTAATTGAACCCTACATTATTGGTATGACTGACCGGATACTGTCTGATAAGTATTTGGAAGGTTCACATCATCAGCGGTTAGCACTGCTGCGGGGGTTACTCGACGTTGGGGGTGAGCCACAAGCCGATGGTACGATTCTGTATCATTCGGAGTACGGTGCTAGTGCCAAGATGGTGCGGGACCTGGTGTGGAGCCTGGGTGGTATTGCCAGCGCTGTCTTTAAGCAGTTCGATAACCGGGTAAAGATTGAACACCGGACTCCCCGTGTACTGTTCGCGCTTGATCGTAAGCGTGCAGTGCTGCCGTACGAGGAAAACCGTGACCTGGCGTTACGGATCGAATTGATTACACCCGATCGCCCACAGGAAACAACCTGCATTGCAGTGGCCCACGAAAGTCATTGCTTTGTGATCAAGGACTACCTCGTTACCCACAACACGTACATGGCGCTTCGGACCATGCTGTTGATGGGTGTGCGAACCCTGATCACGATCCAGCCGCGTTACATTACGACTTGGATCAAAGCGCTGGGCGATATCATTGACCTGCAACCTGCTGATGTATTAGTGTGGGAACAGGATCTTTGTTTGTTACAGGAGGTCATGCTCAGAGGAGAAATTAATCCGAAGGTCATTATCGTTCCGATGTCACGCATTGACGTGCACTTCAGGAATGAGAAGAAAGATCCGAAGGTACCAACTCTGGACAAGGTCTTCGAAAGCCTAGGCTGTGGTCTCAGGATCATTGACGAAGGCCATGAGGCGATTCACCAAGTGTGTATCTCGCTGATGTACGGTAACTTCCCCAAACTCGTTGTGCTGTCTGCTACGCTGTCTGGTGATGACCCGTTCATTAACAAGATCTACCGAATCCTCTTTCCGTTTCACATCCGGCTTAAGGAACCGGAGCCCGAGAACTACATCGACATTGTCGCGTACCTGTACGACATTAACCCTCGACGGTATCACCTGAAGACGGTTCAGTTTGGCAGTTACAACGACTTAACCTGGGAACAGAGCATTCTGAACAACCGGGCGGTCACTCAGTTCTACTATGACGTGGCCAAGAAGATGTTCGAGGAGTACTACCTCGATGTTCGTGAGGAAGGGACGAAGTGTTTGTTCTTCTACTCGCGGGTCAACATGTGTGAAGCCATGCTCGAATTGTTCAAGAAGGATTATCCTGATATGGACATAGTGACCTTCCATGGGGAGGACACCAAGGGCAAGGACGCGGATAAGACCAAGTACCTGAAGCACGAGGTGGTCATTACGACACCAGGCAGNTGTGGTACCGGTAANGACATTGACGGGTTGGTTACCGTNCTCTGTTTNCACACCGTGGGNTCAACTCAGCGTAACAAGCAAATGATCGGNCGTCTGCGCGACAAGGTGTTGAAGACATTCAACAATCGCATCACCCCACGGTTCGTATTCGGGGTGTGCGCCAGTCAGCCGAAACATAAAGAGTACTTCCGTAAACGTGAGGTCGCCTTTGAGCCGAAGAAGAAAACGTTCAAAGTGATTGACTCTAACTGCGCACTCCAGTAGTGCGCGGTACCCTTCAGAGTTACCGTTATGGATAAGAAAAAGATCCTGATATTTAAGCTGGAGTGCCCAAAGGCAGGCCTGCTGAGTCAGGTCGTGGAAGACGCACTAGAAGACGCACTGGACGTTGTGCTGCGCCATGGTGAATGTATTGATGAGGGTCTCTTTCTCGGGGCCTTTAACAAGAACCTTGAAGATCAGTTTTACGAAGAAGATGGGTACGTGACCTTCAATGGTAACGATCAGGAACTGTTGAACTTCAATCGTGAACGTCACGGCTGTATGCAGCAGTACATGGTCGAGTTCACCACGGCTTTACGCAGTATTGCTTCACTAAACGAACCTGTTATTGAGCTTGCACAAAAGTTACATTGGAACGACCAACTGTATCTGGCTCGACGACTGCCCAACCACTGGTTAATTGCTGTTGAAAAGAAGGAGACTGACCATGGCGCAACAACCTGCTTCTAGCGACCAGGTCATGGCAATACCACTCCTGCTGACGTGCCCGAACATACATCATCTCCCTACCGTTGTTACGGCAGTGGTGGAGGAAGGTCTCATTGAACTCCTAATGGGGGACAGTTGCTCTGATGACTGGTTTGACGATGGATGGTATTACGGACACCTGAAGGAACGACTGTGGGATGCTAAGGGAGACATTATCCTGGCGGCTCATGGCGAAGAACTGTGGGACTTCATGCTGGATCCGGATGCGGGCTTTGTTCGCTACAGCAACCAGATCGAAGCGGCTATTATGAGCTTCTACAAACACAACGAACAAAAGATCAACTCGCTGTACAACGGGTACGAGGTTAAGTCTGTGAAGACCGCTCGTGCGTTTAAGAACCAATGGCTGATGTTAGCCCAAGGAGTGAAGTTATGAGTGTCCGTTCACTATTCGTCCCAACACCAGAAGTTGAAAAGTACACCAACTACTACTTGGTGCAACTGATGGCCAAAGAACGCATTCGTTGCATCATGAAGAACGAAACCTTCAGCGACATCGCGCCATCGCTGGTGGAACGCTACCTGACCCTACCCCCGGCTGTTCAAACGGCTGACGCGATCAAGAAGTACTGCGAGGCTGAAGGCAAGATCATCAACAAAGCCTTCAAGGAGTTTGAAAAGACTCCTGCTTACGTAAACGCCCTCGAACAGCTGAACCCGTACAAGGGCAATCCGTTCGAGATCACCAGCGTTACCTCCGGCGGCATCATGGTGTTGATCGAGGTTCCTGAACCGGTGTCGGCATGAAAAGCCTCACGATCAACCTTAACCCGGCTACCCGGGAAGAGCTGTACGCAGATATCCATCCGGACTTCCTAGCGCATATCCTCATGGAAGCGCTTTACAACGTCACGCTTGACATCCCGAACACCATGGCAATGTATGTGCCGGTGGTTGACGATGCCAACGAGTACGCGGAAGATCCGGATAGCAACGTCATGGCGTCCGTGGAGTTCCTGATGGAAGTCCTGAAGGGGGAAGACACCAAAAATGGCGTTGACGTCACCACTCCGGATTACCTGGAGAAGATTGGTGAGTACCAGAACTTCATCTCGTACAAGCTCTGCAATGCCATCGAGTCCATCGCCCAGTTCAATGACCTGGCCGTGCTCATGGTGGTTAACACAATGCTGAACCTGCCGGAATTCAAAGCCAAACTGAACTTCTCTACTACCCACTTGGGTGATAAGGTCGTGTTTGTACTGAGCGGCCTGATCGATCTGTAATCACCCAATTAACTATTCCTAACGGTCCGTATGGATTCGTTAGGAATATGTCCGCCTTATTCCCTACACCTGAGGTACATGCGTTATGGAATTCTTAGAAACCGCTATGACTGTTAACGAGATGAAACTGTTCCGTGAACTGGAATACCCTTTCAATCTCAGGATCATCAACGACGTGATTGCGCTGAAGAGCCAAGACAACCCGGACTACGAGGTGTTCGCGCCTCTGGTTTACTACCGTCACGAAGCCGCCCTGACCGTACCCGGGGCAGCGGTGAAAGTGAGTCCATACCTGTACTTCATTAGCAACAAGGGTCGGGTGGTCAACATGCGTAATTCCACCAACCCCAAGTTCATCGACTGGAGCCTGGATTCCAGTGGTTACCCGCACATCGTCACGACTGTCCGGAAGAAGCCAGAACCCCTGACTATCCACCGGGCAATCGCGTGTGCGTTTGTTCCGATTCCTGAGAGTCTGAAGGGGAGCCATCCCAAGGATTTGATCGTCACTCACAAAGACAACGACAAAACCAACTTCGACCCAGCTAACCTCGTGTGGTCCTTACCACCTGAACGTCTCAGCGAAGCAGCTTAAGGCAGAAACGACATGACCCCTGAACAACGTACTAACCTGATCGATCGCCTGGATCGCAGCTTCCTGGCTTTACCACGCTGGGCAAAGATTGCCTGCAAACATGGCATGGGCGCTCCTAAGCATCATCCGGAAACCGGCAAAGAGTATGAATCCTTCCGGGAAGTGCTGGAGAGTGGTACAAACGAGTGGCTGGAAGTCCTCAAGGGCGACTTCGAATCCAACGAAGATCTGGCACCTGAAGAAGTTCCGCCGGAGCCAGAGTTCACCATGCCGTTCAGTAACAACGTGATCCGCAAGGATTGGGTGATGTGGAAAGCCCGCATTCTTACCCATCACAAGGAAGAGGTTGTTCCGCATACCTCTATCGTGTCGGCACTGTACGCGGCCAGGGACAAGTTGGACCTCCCAACCAACTACCCAAACCCTGATCCAGGAAAGCTCATCCTGAATGTACGTGAAGAAAAGGAATGGGACACCTTTGTATTCTTCTACACCGAACCGAAGGAAGAAGCTGAAACTCCTAAATAACGGCCATAGCCCTACCAGCCCGTAATGGGCTGGTAGGGTAAGGTCTTTTCTTTTTTTTTGTTTTATCCGCGAATTGCAGTTTGCAGGTCAAGACGAACAACCGTGCCGCCTGCGGTGTGAGCCGCCTTCATACGCGTCAACATGGACGTAGTAGGAATGAGCACCACCTCCGCACTGATACGAGTGCCGTACATACCCAGGCTTTCGCCACAGCAGGTCTTACAGAAGTTACCGTCAGGCGTGGTGCAGTATTCAGTGACACGGATCTCGATGGTTTTACCCACTTGCTTCTCGAGACTTTCCGCGGTGAGCTGAACTGCTTTCCCAGCAACGATCTGCCAGCTACCAACCCAACCCTTCTTGTTCTTGTGCCCGATACGGATCATTTCACCTTTAGGACTACCGCAGTCCACATCAGTCACACTCGAACGACCCACCAGACGCAGAGTCTCTTTTACCTGTGCGCCACCGTCACCCGTTGCCATCGAACGGGAGTAGGAGCCCGCCACCGCCGTGTTGATGTAGTCAACGATGTGTTTCGGATCCATACCGGTGTTCAGCGACTGAGGCAGCGCCACCCAACCCGTACCGTCCGCACTTGGCTCAATACCGAACGCCAGGAACATCCGCTTACGTGCCGTGTGGATAAACTTCTTGTTAATGAAGAAGTTCTTGCTTGGGCCTTTACGCTGGATGGCTTCGTCCATCTTCACCGCTTGATCCACGATCTCAGTAAACACAACCGGATCGTTGAGCTTATCCTTGTGCAGTTCAAACTGATCTGCCAAGAACTTGGTGATCGATGGATCCACGACCAAGATGTCCACGCCACCCGGCTTAATGAAGTGACTACCCAGGCCTTCCAGGAAGTTGCAGTTCTCGCTGAACTTCATGCAGTCGTCAACGCTTGCCTTGCCCTCAGGAACTTCTTCCCCTGGCAAAGGGTTGTCTACCATCAAACGACTCAGCAGGCCTTCAATGAGGGGCTTGGTGAACTCCTTATTGATGTAGTCCACTTTACCCTGGAACGGTTCCCAGAACAGGATCACATTAAACAGGAACAAACCGAAGGTGGTGGAGACGGGTGTGTTCTTCAGGCAGGGGTGGAAGTCACCTGGTAGATCCAGCTTGAGGTCCATGTGGAACATCGGGCTTTTAACGTCACCCTCCACTACAACTTGCCCGCCTTCTACCAGGGCGTGATACTTACCACCCTCCACAAACACCGCGTAAGGAATCTTCTTGAATGCACCAGAGGAATCCTCGTCTTCGAACTGAATGGTGATCATGGATTGAAGCGCGGCCTTCAACCCGTAACCCTTGTGATCAAAACAGTACTTGAGGAATTCGAGTTTAGTCATCGGTGAGTACCAACCGGTTAATGAGTGTTTCGATGTCGACCATGGCTTTATAGTCGGTGATCACACCACTGAGGTAAGAGATCAGGCGATCCTTGAGCACAGGGTTGTTGAGTTCACTGGCCAAGAAGATAGCCGTCACTTCTTTACCAAACGCAACCAACTTCTCGGGCGTTGGTTCGTCGGTGTACTCCTCCAGCTCACGGCTGTAGAAGTTCAGGAAGCTTTGTACGGACCCACCGATCTGACCGTTGTTACGGATGTGGGTGTAGACCAGGGTACCGTCCAACAGTTCTTTGTTCTGAACGATACGGGTAATGATGTTCTGAGGCGGCATGTCAACCGCTTCTTCCTGCACCAGGGCGTCACGGATGGCTTTGAGCGTAACCTCGCTCACATCGTCTACCATGAGCTCGTAGACGTCGATATCGAAGTGGTCACCCTTATAACGCTGCATCAGCATCAGGTAACGTTCTTTCGGTGGGATGTCCGTGGACTCCAGCAGGCCGGCCAACCCAATCAGATCCTGGTAGTTCTGAAGGTCGTAGAACAAGTGGACCAACTGACAGAGTTGCATCAGCCGATCTTGGCTAACCTCATCCTCGTTCAGCGTAAAGCCCATTTTAACCAGCGTCTCGATTATATTGCCGGTTATGATTTGAAACACCGAATTTTTCTTTTCCGGGATGTGGGTGTTCTCGTCGATCAGGATCTCAGTAATGAGGTTCGGAACCAGCGACCCCGAGCGACCCGTCAAGAAGTCTGGATCTTCCAGATCTTCGTTCTGCGTTTGTGCAGGATCACTGAGGAGAATTAAATTGAACCCCTCGGTCAATATTTTAGCTTGAGGCTCTGGAATAGAGTCCTTAAAGTCACTCCAGATTCCGCCCATGAGGGTGGCGGCTAGATCTTCATCCTCATGCATTACTACCGCTTCTTGGGTCTCAATGATCATTGGGGCATTACCTGGCTGTCAATTAAAAAGGGAACATAGCATAATGGCTACCAAAAACTCTTCGCTGCGTGCTAACAAACAAGTTAAACGCCAGAAACGCGCCAAGCAAAAGCAGGCCGCTATCCGTAAGGAACAGGCCGTCACCAAACAGATGCTCGGTCGTAAGGCCATGGAAAAGGAGTTGTTCGGTAATGTCTCCGACAACGACATCCTGCAACAAGCTCACCGCCGTCTGAAGCAGCTGAAGAAGAAAGCTCGCCAGGGCAAGATCAGTCAGAAAGAATTCGAAGAGCAGATCGCTGGCCACGAAGAGATCACCAACACCGTCGTCATGCAGAACATCAACGACGTGATCCCGGCGCTGATCCGTGTGCACTCCGGCGTTGAAGTGTTCAGCCGCCTGGCCGCTGAAAAGCGCTTCGAAGTAACCGCCGAAGAAAACACCCTCATCAATACCCTCGATGAGCAGGTCGTTCACATCACCGAAGACATCTCGGCGATCGTATCGTTCGTGGAAGACAAGAAGGAGCCTGATGACTACATGGCGATCTTCATGCACTACACCGAACTGTTGGCACGTTGCTTCGAAGTGACCATGCCGGCGCTGATGCTCATGCTCGATGCGAAGAAGCCTGAGATCGACGCGTACGCCGACGAGCATCGCAACAAAGAACTGCCGGTGTTCGAATACATGCGCGGTCTGCATGAAGAACGTATGCGTGTTGTGGTTCCGATCTACCGCACCCGCACTTCGCCGATCGAAGGCATCGTTGAAGAAGCCAAGCACAGTTACACCCCGGAAAACCCAATGCCAAGCGATCCGATCATCGACAGCGATGTGGCAGAAGCGGTGCTGGCGGAAACCCCAAACCTGGAACAAGACGTCCTCGCCGGCGACAGCGAACATCCTTTGTCCAGCGACGTCGTTTCTAACGTCTGAAATCCCTCTGTTAAGGAAAGGTAATCCATGAGCGAACAAGAGAATACGCCCGCCGGTACCACTGGTGAACCGGGGGCTACCTCTGCTCCAGTAACCCCGTCTGCACCGGTTGTGGAAGCAGCCTTTGCCGACAAACACACCGCTTTGAACACCCCCATGAAGAAGATTCTTCCTTCGGTCTCGGAACTCATTCGTCCGGGTACTGAAGAAGACCGCGGCAATGGTTACCTGCCAATCTTCCTGGGTAACACGCCGTCGACTCATAAGGCGGCAAATGACCTGCTGTCCAAGTGGCTGCAACTCACCGCCATGAAGAGCCTGTTGGAAGAAGGCCGGGCTACTGACTCGATGTTCGCTTCTACCAAGAACGAATGGGACCAGCACATCGCCGCCAACTTCCCTGGCAAGACCTCGGCCGAAATGGAATCGATGAGTGGTGATCTTTACCGCTTCATGGAAGAGTACGTCGACAACATCAAGATCCGTTCCAAGGTCATGAATGAAGACGGCGTCACTAACGTCCATGACCGTGGCAGCGACATCATCGGTGGTGACATCACCGGTAAGAAACCTTCGCGTTCCACCAAGGGTTTCAGTGTCTCTGAGATCATGCGTCGTTCGGCCATGCGTGCTGAAGACGGTGAGTTCCAGTTCGACGTGCTGCTCCGTGACTCGTTCTGCATGCTGACGTTCACTCGTCCAAGCAAGCTGGACCTGGCTGGCCTGGTCAACGACATCAACCGTACTGTGCGTGGTTACGTGCGTACCGTCGGTGGCAACAGCATTACCCTGGCGTACATCGCCGGCATGCGTGTGGTCTGGGACTTCCTGTCTCAGCGCATCGTGAGCAGCAGTGTTACCGGCATCAGCGACTTCAAGGATCTGGTGAAGGTTATCCGGATCACTGACTTCGGTACCATCTGCATGGCGTTGATCCGCGCTACGCACAACAACGGCATCAACCTGGAACTGCGCTGCTTGAACAACAAGTGCGACTGGTCTGACTTCCAGGTGGCTGACCCGGACAAGATGGTGCGTGTGCGTCACTCCATCGAAACCGAAGCAGAGTCGGCGATCTACGCCAACATCTACAACGGCAACGAGAAGTACAGCATCACCGAAACCCTGAAGATGATCGGTGAATCGAAGTACGGCCTGGAAACCGATCGGGTTTACAACGCCGACAAGTCGATCTACTTCAAGGTGGCGCCGTGCTCCATGGCCGAAGCTTTCGAAACGTTCGACTTCTACGCCGGCCGCGTCAACCCGCAGCTGCAAGAAATCCGCTCCAAGGTGACCGATCCAAAGGAATACGAATCTCAGGTTGCGATTCTGCTGACCACCCTGGGTTCGACCGAGTTCCTGCACTGGATCGCCAGCTACGTGTCGGTTGCCCCGCCTAACACCGACGGCGAAGACATCGTGCTGAACCGTGCTGAGTGCGAAGCCGGTGAGTTCAACAAGGGTGCGATGGAAGTGATCCTGGACAGCAAGGTGTTGAACAAAACGCTGTCCTCGTTCATCCTAAACAAAACGCCATTCATGTCGCGTACTTTCGTTGGGGTGGCTAACTACCAGTGCCCTAAATGTAAAGAGCGCATGGAATCGTTCCACGACGAAGATCGCAAGATGGGTTACACCCCTATCGACCCGTTCATGGCTTTTTTTACCCTCACCCAGTTGAAGCTGATGACTCAAGCGGCGGAAGCGGCCGAAGCAACCCAAGAAGCCATCTCGAACTAGAATTCGAGCGACGCTTCAGCGGGGAGTATCGTACAGTAGTTACTAACCTGTTAGGTGTCACGTTAAAGGGTGCAGACCCAGACGCGATGGCCTTTCAGGAAAGTATGCTGCACGACTTCAACATGGGGTATTACGACCGTTCCACCATGAGTCCTCATTCCTCTGTTGCGTTTATCAAAATGGAGAATGGGTTCGTCCACCCGTGGTCAATCAAACATATTGGCAACCAATATGGCTACGGGAAAATGAAGGAGTTAATCCCCCTCAGAGACTACTTAACGCTTCCTGCCTTTTTGGTAGACGACTTGGTGGCCGGTATCACTGAAGGTGAAGCGCTTCGGACTAAGCAAGACACTCCGAAAACTGACGACACACCTCTCTCCAAAGAGGACCGTGCGTTGTTGGAACTGGCTAAGAAAGCAGGGCTCGGAAAACTGCCGTAAACCCATCATCGGATGTCTCCAGGGGCCTAGCCCCTGGGGATATCTTATGACATCACGTCTTTATTTTCGCTTCATCACTCAGACGAAAGGGCCCTTTCAATGAGCACTACTAATACGCAAGACTCCAAAGATTATACCCCACCTGCCGTTGAAGAGGTTGCACCGGTTTCCGAGAAGGGCGGCGCTGCTCCTGTTGCAACCGTTCAATCGAAACAAACCCCTGCCCCGGCTAAAGTCGAAGTCGCCCCAGCCAAGATCGCTGAGCCTACCCTGGTTCCGCTGCCGGCTGTGATTGGTGTGAACAAGATCCTCAATGCCAAAGGCACTGTGGTGACTGACATCATGATCAAGCGCATCGACAAGCACCTGGAATACCTCAACGGTACGGTCGGCTTCAAAGACACCGAAGAGCGTGACGAAGAGCAGGTCAGCTTCATCGAAACCATCGGCAACTCGCTCAAGATGGACTTCGACGGTTACGTGGTCTTCACCGACTACCTGCTGACCAAGATCCGCGACAACCAGAAAGTCTTCACCGACGGCCTGGCGTTCCGTTTCTGCGCCGAGCTGAAGAAAGGTTCGTACACCGAAGCGGTCAAGAACTACCAGGCGTACATCGAGTTCCTCACCAAGATCGCGATCAACTGGAACGTTCGTTACAAGCTGAAGAAGCTCGTCGACACCGCCTACGTGATCCAACCCCTGAATCAGAAGGGCAAGGAAAACGTCACCCAGTATTTCAACAAGCTGGCCAGCGTTTAAGCCAGTAACCCCTCCACCCCTCAAGTAGAAGTAAGGAAGCAGGTATGGAACCTCTTGCTATTCTTGAAAACGACGATGACGACGCGTCGATTCAAGATACACCCCACGTCGAGATCATGTTCGAAGCCCTGAATGACACCATCGAAGGTGTTTCAGGCACTGAAGGTTTTAACCTGACTGAAGCTCAGGTTTATGCGCAAGGCGTGCTGATGGCAAGCGGCGTTCTTCGCAGTACCGCTGTCGAGGGTAACGAGGGTTTCTTCAGCTCCATCGGCAGCGGCGCCAAGTCCATCTACGAGTACGTCGTCAAGATGTTCAAGTCGGTGTGGGGGTTCTTCTTCAACCGTGACGCGACCAAGGCTGCGGAAGAAGCCAAGGCAGAAGTCAAGGTTGAAAAACAGAAGATCGAAGTGTTCGAGCGATCTTCTGATCCGGAAGCAGTGGCCTACGCTGAAAAGGCCATGAAGTACATCCAGGCGCGTGTCAAGAAGGCGAATGGTGTTGTGGACGAGGATACCATTGATCTCGACAACGACACCATGGAAGACATCAAGCGCAAGCTGGAAGGCGATTCTTCTCAGAAGAAAGCCGGCGTTGTGAAGCTGATGGACCTCATGCCAAAGGTTAACAAGAACGCTCAGAAGAAGTTCAAGCAGAAAGCTGAAGCGGTGGTCAACGTCAACAAGGCCTTCGTTGCGATGATCGATCAGATCTCCAAGCGTCAGCCTGGTGAATCCAAGGTCCGGAGCGATTCCAAAGCCGGTGCCCTCGCTAACAAGCTGGCCACTGAAACTCGCGCCTATGAGCCGATCGTCACCAAGAACATTGCCAACCTCATCAAGCATGAGGAAGTCAAGGACAAGGCCGACGCGAAGCGCATTCTGGACGAGATCACCCACGACATCGAAGCCGGTGAAAAGATCGCCAAGAACATGAAATCGCACACCAGCGAAATCAGTTCCGAAATCAACGCGATGGAAAAGCTGATGTCGGCCGGGCCTCTGACTCCTGAAGCCAAGTCCGACCTGGACGCACTGCGTTCGGTATTGAGCCGCGGTACCACCATCGCTCAGTACCTGAAGCGTGTTACCGATGCACAAACCGCCATGGCCCGATCTGTAACGGCTGTGTTCGGCGTTTAAGCGTCAACCGTGAATAACCCTAACCCATTCCCTTTGTCGGGGAATGGGTTAGGGTTTATGGTTGCTTACGCAGCTTCTTTCATTTCTTCTGGTGTAACGGTTGGTGTACTTTGTGCTCTGCTGTCACGCAGTTTCTTCAGCTCATCTTCAAAGCCCATTTCGCTCAAGGCTTTCTCGAAGACTTCTTGCAGCGCAGCAGGTTGTGGGAAGCGGAACAGGTCATGGCACAACCCAAACGCATTCGCCTGTGTACTGCTGGCATAGTTCACGGCAATCTCCCGGAACTTCATTGGATCCGCCCCTTGGATCCCCCAGACCTCTGCCATGGTCGTTTTACCACCTGCGTTGAGTGCGAGTGTAGCTGTTGGATACGCACCCTCTACGTCGATGTCAGAGGTATCAGTCCGTCCGTTACTGTAGACGTCATCCAGACCGTTAAACAGCAGTTTACCCAGGGGAGCATTCTTCTCTGTATCGAGCAGCGCAATCCAATCACCCAGAGTAGGCAGTCTCTCAGAGAACGTCTTATCCCGGTTGCTTGGAGTAGAACCCCAGACGTAACCACGCTCACGCGCCATGAAGGACAAGGTGTCCGAGATCATGCTTGGCTGAGAGACGTAGTTGAAGTATTCCGAGTATTTCAACAACATCGGCAACGAGAGACTGAAGTCACTGGTCTTCTCGTTAATCTCTTCAATTACGAAGTTGTCGCAGATGTTGTACATGGAGTACAGGTATGGGTGATACTTCTGCATGTAACGGTGCCACTGAGGAGAGCCTACACCATGTTCGTGGCCTTCTTCGGTGTACAACTTACCCGGTACATCCTCTTTGCTCGCAATGCCTTGCAGAGAGGTGTCCTGGAGCTTCCCTTCAACCGGCTGACGCTTGATCGCGTAGAACGAACCCGCATCGGCAAACTGGAAGGTGGCCATGGTGCGAATCGTTGGGAAACGCTCTTGCCATTCCAACGGCATCTTCGTGCCATCTTCTTTATGCTTGTGCGTACGACCCGGGTGGTACTTGTACGACTTGTACTCGCGAGGAATGCGTGGATCCGAATACACTTCCGCCAAGTTAAAGCCGTCAGCCAACAACGCCTTCTCGTTCGCTTCCATATCGTAAGCGGCGTTCCAAGCGGCTACCCAATCAGGTTCCCACTCGTGCATTTTCTGGATACAGGCATTAACCACCTGACCCGGGGTATCAAACAACTGATACTCGATCTTGCACTTACGACGCTTGACGTGCTCACCGAGGTACTTGGACTCGGCTTCACGCAGTTGCTGGATGATCTCGTGGTCTTCAAGATGTTTACCAGCTTTCTCGGAATACCACGTACGAACCGCTGCGAAGTAAGCCCTGGTCTTGAAGGTCACCGATGCCATCATGATCGGCACGCCCTTCTTGAACATGTCACCCTCAACGTCATAAGCCGCTAAGGTGTACGCCTCGGTTTCCTGATGAATACCGTACCGTTCAAAGTACTTACGCTTGAAATGAACCGGAGGGGTTTGATCCAAACCAAACACATGGGGGTTGTTCTTGGCCTGACGCAAATCAAACGAACTGTCGTTACGGCCGTAAAGGAACTTGTTAACCGCAGCTGCCAACTGACACCGAGGAACCTTGTACTCTTTGCACATGCTCTCTTCAATGTAGTCTTTGTGCTGCTTGAACTTACGCTTATCTTCTTTAACAATCCAGATAGGCTGCTTGTAGTTCTCCAGCGCTACCAGGGAATTTGAACGTGTGCCATCCTCGTGGATGTTGGTGATCTTGGCGCACAGCAGATCTTTACTCTTGTCAAAACGGTTAATCGACTGAGCGGCATGTTTGCACACTTTGGCAATTATGGGGGAGACGTTAGGTAAGGTTGATTGTTCCATGGAGTACCCTGCATTTTATGCCTGCTTTTGACACTATATTAATAGGGTCTACGTATCAACTTAAAGGAGTTCCCGCGCATGATCTCTATTGATTTCCTAAAACAAAGCCGTGCTGGGATCGAATTCATCGACTTCCAGACGACTCGTTTCTACGACGTACTGGCTGCCTGTATCGAGAAACACATCTCGTACGACACCGGTGCTGCCGTATTGAAGGACAGTGTCAGCAAAGAATTGTTAGCCATCGTTGAAGAGTTCACTGGCTTCAGCAATATCACCATCAAGTACGAAGACCAGGGCAACCTGGCAGTCGACACCGGCTACTTCTCGCCGAAGCACGTCCTCAACAACGAAGGCGTGGATCAACTGATGGGCATCACCAAGACCACGTTGTACCGCTGGTTCGCTGAGAACAAGGTCAAGATGTTCAAAGGCACCATCGACTACACCACAGGCAAGGTAGGTGGTAGCTTTAAAACCGTCCCGGTGAATTTGCACATCAACAAGAACCTCAGTGTAACCTTTGCCCCTGAGAAGGTGGCCAAGCACGGTGTTCCTCTGCCTGGTATTATTGCCGGTGCAATCGCTCACGAGCTGGGTCATGTGTTCGGTGCCTGCATGATGCTCTACACCGCTGCGTCGGACAACCTGGTAGCCAAGGCGGCTTTGGCACACTACAAGGCTGCTGGGCGTACTGAAGACCGTGTGGTGGTTCTGAAAGACACGGCTGCCATCCTCGAACTGGATCCGGCCAAGATCGCTGAGCTGCAAGCGATTGCTGAAAACCCGAATGACGACTCCTTCATCCTCTACTGGAACAAACTGACCGTGCAGCGTAACAGCCGTCGCAGTCTGTCCGTAGGTGTGGAGCGCATGTCGTCGGAAGTGGTTGCCGACATGTACGCCATCCGCATGGGTTGCAGCAAAGGTATCATCGCCGCCATCTCTGCTTTCGTAGACATCGGTGCGATTACCGTGATCACCAACAGCCTGCTGAGCGCAACCATCCTCACCGTGCTGGCGGACATCACCTTCCTGCCCCTGTTGATCAGCTCCGCAAGCTTCACCCCGTTCTTCGTGTTCAGCGGTCTCGTGTTTACCACGTTGTTCATTGCTGACTACTTCTCCCGGGGTTATTCGGGAGTCTACAACGCTGACCACCGTCGCTTCGAAGACGCCATTCGTCAACTGATCGCTCGCCTGAAAGAAGACAAGCGCATCACCGCTGCCGAGAAGGCTGAGTTGACCAAGGACATCGAAGTATTGCTGGAATTGGGTAAGTCATTCAAACCCTGGTACGACAATACCGTTATCGGTCGCGCCATGGGCTGGGTGTTCAACGGTGGCGATTTCAAGAAGCAAGAGATCGAGCACTACACCCAGGTGCTGACCAACCACGAGCTCAACGTGTTCAGCATCAAGCTTGCCGCATTGAAACAACGTCGTGACCCGGACAACATCGAAGCGTAACCACCCCCATTTAACAGGAGTACCATCATGTCTCATTTGCCACACGTTATGGACTACAAGAAGAAGCTGGTCGAACTCGGCATCTCTTGCCCGCAACAGGGTGCGCAGTTCGCACTCGAAGCGTACAGCACCGCGATCATCCGTCATCACTTCAAGAACTCGTGCAGCATCGGCCTGAGCGAAGACGAAGAGAACTACGTCTGGAAGATGCTGGACCGCTGGAACTCGGTATCCCCGATCAATGGTTCGTTCGTGTTCGCCACCGTCAAGGACCGCATGACCCGTCTGCGCGCGGCGCTGATCACCACCGGTCGTCCTATCCCGTTCACCACTGTGGTTGTGGTAGAAGGGACTGAAGGCGTTGACGTGGCACAGAACGAGCAGTTCGAAGTGCTGGTGGCCTACCTGATGTCTGAACTGGGGAAAGGCCATGAATGAGTACCTGGACTCGTACAAGCAAATTGCCGACGGTCACCCCGACGACTCGTACGAACCGGGAACCAACAAACAGCGCATTGATCTGACCGAGTACTACAAGGAAACCAAGCAAGACGACGCCACCATGATGGTGAGTGGGATCGAAGCGATGAACCTTGGTAAGTTCTCCAAGCGCGTGGCCGGTTACTTCAAACTGGCGGGCTTTGAATCGTACGACCCGTTTCCGTCTGAGCGTAACGCCCGGGCTGGCCAGGAAGGTTTCTTCGCCACTCTGAAGAACGGGTTCAAGACCTTCATCGAGAACATCATCAAGTACATCCGCATGGCGGTGGATTGGGTGGTCGACACGGTGCGTGGGATCTTCGGCTTCCGCAAGAGTGCGCGAATCAACAAGGCGATCAACGATTCCTTGGATGACCTCAAGAAAGAGTTCGTCACCGTGCTCAGCGGCCTGGGTTTCCCAGCGGCGGAATACAACCTGGAAAACTTCCTGCAAAACCTTCCTCCTAACCAGGACCGGGTAGCGCAGTTGATCCTGCTGAAAAGCAAGTTCGAAACGGACCAGGGTTCCATCGATGCGCTGGGCGAAGCCTTGCCATTGCTGCAACAGTGCATTGCCAAGCTGAAGAACTCCAGCGACCGTGTGACTCAGGCATCTTCCAGCCTGAAGATCACCATCAGCAAGGAACACACCAAGGTGCGCGCCCGCGGTCACCTCAATGAGAACTGGGGTCAGCCTACCCCGGATCTCCCAGCTGAAGTCAACCGGGTCATGAAGGCGATCCTGGACGTGTCCACCGGTCTCGACGCAGTCGGTCTGGCTACGGAAGTGTCCAAGCTCTACAACCTGCTGTACGGCATCAACTTCAGCAACGATGAGCTCATGACCGGTTTCAGTAACGTTCGTAAGCGCATCCAGGAAACTGTAGCGACCGAGACTGTCAAACTCGGCAAGCAGGACATCCCTGTGCTGTTGACCAGCATCCAGTTCCTCAACATGCGTTACATCGAAGTCACCTCGGATGACCTGGACCTCTCGAAGATCAACTTCAAGAACCTGGGCAACACCGTGGACAAGACGGACGCAGAGAAGGTTGGTTTCATCGCCGACTTCTACGAGAACCCTGCGCTGGTGCAGATGTATCAGCAGATGACAGTTGACGTGCGGAACTTCAGCCAGTTCTGCTACAGCGTATCGAGTTCCCTGATGGTGGTGGAGAAACAAATCACCAACCTGGTGGAATGGTACAACCGGGCACACGCCTTCTACTACCACGGTCTGCTGGAAGACATGGAAGAGGTGGCGAAGATCAACCGTGAAGCACGTGCAGCGGGTCACACCCCGTACGCCAACGCGGCTGGTTATCCTCGTGAGTTCGTGTTCATCAAAGATGCTGACGCTCAAACCTTTGCTGAGAAGGCCGGTGCAGTGTCCGAGACGATCATCTCGAACGACTTCGGTGGCGTTAAAACCACCTTCAACAACTTCGCCAAACAAACTGGCTGGGGGAAACTGGTATGACCGACGTTACCTACGATCAGTTGGTTGAAAGCCGCAACGCAGCCATGTCTGAAATGAACGGCTGTCTGTCCTCCCTGAAAGGCATGGCAGAGAAGTTGCACGAAGGCGTCTCCCTCAAGGAAGCCTGCGAAATCGTGGACCGCTTCTGGCCTACACGTGAAGCAGGTGAACTGAAGACTCGTCTCTTCAGCTCGTTCCCCAAGGAGAATGGACAGGTCCTGTTGAACAAGGGCCTGGACAAACGCATTGTGGAAAACATCGCGGTGGACATCACGCGGGCGTACTTCCACAACATCTCCGAGTACGTCTCGTGCAAGGTTGAAGAGTCGCTGGCTCACATCAACAGCCTGGGCCTGGATAACGGTGCGGCCGCTGAAGCCATCGGGCAACTGCGCAAGCAGGTAGCTCGTTACCTCGGTTACATCAACTGGGGTGTGTACGAAATCAAGACCCAGTTGTTGGGCAAGAACGTGGACTGGGAAGAACTGACCCCATCGGTAGATGGTGTTGAGAACGGTGATTACCTCTTCCTGGAAAACCTGCCGTTGCTGACCGAGCAAGCGCACGATCGTTTCATCGAAGAGAACCTGCCCCAGAAGTACGGGTTTGCTCTCTCCGACCTCGATTGGCGTTTCGGTACGCTGGAAGCCGTGATGGAACTGTCGTTGCTGTTCGCGAAGTACCTGCACGAGTTCGAGTCGAAGATCGGTAACAAAGAAGTAGTTGCGTGAATAACCCCTACCCCATGCCCCCGTTAAGGAAGGCATGGGGTAGGGGCTATGTTTGCTTACACGTTTGCAATGCTCGAATCGTGTGGCAGGAAGATGATGTCAATCGCTTCCTTAACGCCCACACCGCCATCACCGGTCAACTTCAAGTTCTTACGGACACTGAAGCCAGTGAGGTTATCCACGTTACTGATAACGTCCACTGTGGTATCACCGGAGATAGCGCTCAGCTTCACGGACACCACCTGGTCACCCACGTCTTGCATCAGACTGGTGACGAAGTTGGTAATGCCGATCGTCATTGCGCCGTACAGAGCCACGTTGATAACCCGTGGGGAACTGGCGGTTAACGCATCCTTCAGGTTTTGGTTCTTGTAACCCGCTGCCGTCAGGTAATAGGTAATGGTAAACTCGAGGTCCTGCTTGAGGAACGACTCGTAGTTGCTGTTGACCACCACCTTCTGGTACCCCAGCTTGCTGCGTGGCTGGTAGAACAGGTCGGTACGGTCCAGCGCTTCCGAGGTAAAGGCTTCCATGTCTTTACTGATGACGTTGACGAAGTAGTTCTTCGTGTCCAGAGCAAACTGGACGTCATACGGGTCATCGCTGAAGAAGTAGTTCCCGTCGAAAGCAATGAAGTCCCAGTGGTACTTGAGATCACGAGGAGCCAAGATAACAGGTTTCCCGTCTTCTAACACCACGTCACCCGCACGATACAACAGACGCGTACTGCCGTCAGAGTTGTAGACGATCTGACCAGCCTGTTGTTCCAGGATAGCCTCATCGTTGTCATCGAAGACCAACTCACCTTCTTCATCCCGCTTGAACTTGTTGACCAAGTAGGTTTCAGGAACGTCTGTTGGATAACGCAGGTACTGGGCTTCACCCACCAGCGGACGAATCCGGCTGTAGAGGTTACCCATCAGTTTACCGAAGGTCACGCCGTAGCGGGTCTCGATGATCGCAACCATGTCTTCAGGGAACAAGGACTGGTCGATCTTCGCATCGGAATCCGTTTTGCTGAACTCCTGGTCACCCACGTAGCAGAAGATAAACGTCATGTCGATCTTCAACTTGGAACCGGTGCTTGGCTGGACGGTACCGAACTGGTGCAGGTTGGTGAAGTAAATCACGTCGTTCACATCAACGTCGAACTTACTTTCCAGGTCAAACTCCCAGATACGTTCCTTGTCTTCCGTGATGCCCACCAGAGTACCGGCAATAGAGGCCAGGCTGGTGGAGTCTTCGGGGGAGATCGACAGCTGCATGCCCAACACGTTGTTATCGAGCTGCTTGTACGCGTCACTAGACTTCGTCACCAGGGTGATCTTGTAACCGGTGTCAACGTGATCAATAGCAATCGACCCCACCCCCAGTTCAAACCCGAGTGTCGAGTTCTCAGCCACGAAGGTTTGGTTGTTGACAGTTGGGGCATCCAGGTGATAGGTCCGCAGCACGGCCTGGTTGCTGGTCATGTCCAACACGTAGTAGAACGGTGTGTAGACCAGTGTCGAAGACGACATCGTGTCCACAAGCTGCTCACTGGACATTGCCAGGTAACGGTTCTTGTTGAGTTGGTTAACCAACTTGGACGTCGGGGTGGTGATGTCGAACAACACGTTGTGCGGGATGGTAATGCGCTTACCGTTATCCAACACCACGCCTGCACCCACCAGATCATTCGCCGAAGCCAGGTGACTGCCCACGTAGCAAGACATCGGAGCGTAGAAGCCCTTGTTGTCCTGGATAGGTAGTTCCTTGCTGAGCGAGTAGGTCCGCTTGGTGAGGTAGTCGATGGTCTGCACTGCGCCGTAACCGTAGTTCTCAACCTTACCTTTCAGGTTGCTCTCGGTAATCGGGGTATTACGCTGGCGACGGTCATCAATCAACGCTTGCTTCATCTCGTTGAAAGGAACCGGGTTAGTGCCGCCCGTGGTGATATCGATCACCGCCCAGGCCGCACCACCGGCGTTACGCAGCATGGCCGACGTATCACCCAGCTTGCCAGCGCCGTAACGGAAGTCCTGGTAAGTTGGAGTAATCGACTGCGATGGGGTATCGCGCAGATCCTTGACCAACACACCCTTGGTGGTGTAGGTGTAGATGCGGATCGTGCCAGTCCCCAGCTTGTTGCTGATGTAGACGTCAGGGATCTCGTAGTTGAACACGTTGTTAACCGTGTCAATATCCAGAGCCAGGGTAACCTTCAACGGGTCAAACACGTCCTGGTCGAAGGTGACGTCAATCTCGTTCAGCTGCCCGTCCTTATAAAGGAACGCACGCACACCGAACAAGTAGTCCGAGTAATTAATCGAACCCCGGCAACCAGAACTTTCGTTCGCCGTGATGTTTTCAGTCGCTCGGATATCCAACTGCTCAACAGGAATGTTGAACAAACGGTAGATCTTACCGTTAACTTCCTTGAGGTCCTTTTCGATCAGGTTAGTACCGATCGGACTGAAAGGGTTGTTGGTCTGTTCGTCGTACACAGCCTGCCAACCGGCTTTCTCACTATAACGCAGCTCTACGCCGTTGTTCACGCAGAAGCTGTAACCGTTAACGTCGAGGATGGTGTCCTTAGGAATCAAGATCACTTTGTAACTAACAGTGGTCTTACCCTGAGTAACCGTGACGTCCTTCGCAATGTCCTTGAAGGAATCCTCGGTGATTGCGAATTGCAGCATGGAGTTAGCCGGCATGGCAAACAAACCAAAGCGTTCGTCATCACCCATGTTGCGGCTGAGGTCGCTGACGTTACGAGCGTGCTTCAGGGCTACCTTGCTGGTTGCGTCTTCCAGGCGATTGAGGAAGCCGTGCGTAGTACCCAGGATCAGGTCCATGCACAAGACCGCTGGGTGAGACTTGCTGTTCAGCTTGACGGTCCCGTTAAACCAGTTCTTTTCGATTTCATCAACGATCAGGTTAATGCCTCGTTGCGGGTTGTTCGCCAACCGAGTCAGATCATCTTGAGACATTGCCATCAGATTTCTCTCCAGTATTCCATTTCCATGGTGTCAATGTTGATCCATGGATAAGACTCGCTGCCGTCAGCGTAGTGTTCGGAAAATGCAAGTTTACGATATTTCTGCTCACGAACAGACGGCAGCAGGTCCGGGTTGGATTTCAAGGTGCAGCGGTTGAACATGTCGGCAATACGGATGTTACCGAAACGGAAGCCTACAGAAGAGAAGTTAATCTCCAACTCATCCTGTCCCTGCCCACGAATACTGTTCTGCGTCCGGTCGATGGTACTGAAGGCACCCGACGGGAATGTGGTGGGGATGCTGCTCCCACTACAGAACAACCACTCGATGTTCCGCATGTTCTTGTTCATGATCACGTGGTAAATGCGGCAGTCGTAATCAATGTAGTTCTCGATCAACGCAGACGGGTAAGGTTCCATCCCCTCATCGCCTAGCTTGACCGCTTCAATGTAATGGATCCAGGCTTCAAACATGTAAGCAAGGAAGTTAGGTTTAGGCACGTGGTACGACTGACGAACGTCGAAATCGTAGTTGACCTTCAGCACACCGTTGACGAACTGGTAGACTTCTTTACGGAAGCCTGGGTTGGATTTACCCATTGCCAGTTGCAAGTCAGGGAAACCAGAACTCACCTTCAGGTAGTTGGTGAGCGGAGGAATCCACGGGTACTTGGGGTTGAGAATATCGGACATACCACTGTTACCACGACCCCACACCGGATCCAGCATGCCCTTTATATAAGCCAGCAAAGTATTTTTCTGAGGCCTGTACAAAGGAGCCAGCTGTGGATGTTTGATGACGTTTTCGTCAGACAAATTCAGCATGGGCCTGCTAACAAACGCTAATCCTATGGTGTCGTCGGGGATGGGCGCTAGCTGGTTTCCTGGACCGAGAATTCTGATGCCCCGGAGCATGTTGACCAACGGACTCTGTATCCCGGGTCCACCGTTTTCCTTGAACGCATAATCCAGGTACTCAGGAACAGTTTGTCTCGTTAAATCAACGGTAGGTTTCTCATTACCAGGTGTGCCTTCAAACCATCCCTCATTAGAAATCGGGCTGTCAGCCATAATTATTTATTCCTTCTCGGAGAGGTTAACATGATCGGAAGTGTACTCAATCTGGGGTCTTTCTTACTCGACTTCGCGTCGAAAGTCTACCCAGACAGCAAAGATATAGGCTCGGCAGCCGACGTGGCTGAGCGGGTAAAACGTTCATACAATGTGGTTTCGACCACATCGGTGACACAGTCTGCAAACCGCGCAATCATTGCTCCAATGTGCGGTATCGAAGCGCCTTTGCTGCACCAGGAATTCATGGCTGATCTGATGCAGATCGTCATGCTGCGTGACGTCGTGGCCACCCTGACCCACTTGGCTTTGCAGAACTCTGCTGGCATGGGTGTCAAGGTTCAGGACATTATCGGCACCATCAGCCCTAACCGTGGCGGCATGCTGTCCGTGCTGGGTGCTGAAGCCCTCAACGACAACATCCGCGGCCTGGAAGACAACACTGCCAAAGGCGAAGACGAAGACAAAACCAACTTCGTTCAAGTCGGTGGCAAGACCTTCCCGGATCTCCACGAGTTCGCCCCGCTGGCCATCGGTAAGGTAGTGAACGCTACTATCTACGGTGACAACGGCGCCAAGATCGAGTTCCCGCTGACCTTCCGTCAAATCCCGATGCCGATGAAAGCGGCTGACCTGACCATGACGTTCTCGGCTGCGAAGATCGAAGACGGCTTTAAAGCTCGCATCATGATGATGAAGACCGGTGAGTTGACCTCTCCTGAATTCTGTTCTGGCTTCGACATCGTTAAAGAGCGCTTCCGCATCCGCAACGAAGAAATGTCGGGCTACTATAAAGAAGCCCTGGCTCGTGAAACCGGTAACCGCATGGCGGCGATCAAGACCGGCCTGGTCAGCTTCAACAGCATGGCCAACACCTTCATCCTCAGCAAGGACACGGCCAACCAGCTCGAACTGGACATCGGTAAGCGTTTCGATGATCCGAAGTCGCGCGAGAAGATCTTCTCGGCGGTCAAGGCCAACACCATCATCGTGTGCAACGAAGACCGTGGCGTGTTCACGTTCTACACACACGGTTCGAACATGGCAGAGACTTACACCCGTAAGGACCTGTCGAACAAATCCAAGAAAGACACCGGCAGTAACACGCTGGCTGATCTGGTCAAACTGTTGAACGGGGGCGTGTAAATGGACGCAATTGAATATAGCGCTGGCGTTGAAACGTTTAAAGACACTGAGGTCATCTCGGCGTTGCTGAACATTTCGGTTGCCGCCACTGACCTGGAAGGTAACATCAGTCGCATTCGTAACAGCGACCTGGACCTCTCCGCCGTTGCCAACGAGTGGATCATCACCAAAGGCCTGGGCAAGTTCCTGCGGGACAATGGTGTGCGTACTGACGACCTGTCGCAAACCCTGCTGGTCGGTGTTGCTGCGATCCAAGCGCTGGTGCCTGAAGTGACCAAGCTGGTCAAAGGCTACAACGAGAAGATTTGGTCCGGCAAGATGCTGACCCTGCGTCAGACCAACATCCTGAACCTGATCGAGCACCTCACGTTCTGGATCAAGTTCACCCGGATGATCTTCGACGTTCTGTTGACCATGAACAACAAGGACATCCACGCGGACCAGTACCTGACCAAGTACGACACCCGCTGGATCAACGGCACCGATCGTTTCTACCGTCAACTCACTGCCGAGCTGCTGAAAGGCTCCAAGGCTGTGCTGGCGCGTTTGAACGACGTACCGGATATCGAAATGACCCCTACTACCCTCGACGTGCTGGAAAGCACTGAAGGCGCTGACAAGGTCGATCTGCTGAAGCAGGGTTTCGGTGTCCACCTGGTCAACCCGATTTTCTGGTACCACCTGGCCTGGTCCAAGATCAACATCATGCGCATCGAAAACATGCGTCGTGATAACGAACTGTTCGCCATGAAGATCAACCAAGCCATCAACAAGAAGTCCGGTGGCGGCGAAGATCCTCAGCTCGAACGGCAGATCGAGATCTACCAGAACGAGATCATCAAGAACACTGTTGCCATCGAACAGATCGAGAAGAAATATGCCTGATTACAGACTGATCAAAAACGGCTACGTGGAAGCGTCGTTGTCTGATCAGGAGTTGGCGTCGTTGTTCAAGAACTTGCGCCTGTTGCGTACGGACTCGTACAACGACTTCGAAATTGTGGTGAAGGGTTACGTTGCCGTGGAAACACTGCGGGAAGCGAAACGTATCACCGGTAACAATTTCGCCCACTTCCTGGAACTGAACTTCGACGGCGGCCGCGGTCCGCTGGCAAGCCTGGTACGCGACATCGTGCATTACCTCAATGGTAAGCAAGGGCACCTCACCGTGCTCACTGCGATTCGCATGCAAGAACACGTGTTGGAAGCCTCTGCCCGTGCTCGCTCTGCAACTTATCAGTCGGGACATCGTCCGGGTGGTAATGAGCCGTTCCTCAAGGACGGTTACCGCATCGAAGACTACGACCTTTATCGTCTTGCTGCTGGTATTGGCCCCGCCGCTGTAGGACGGATTCTTTTACTCTTGGGCGGAGAAAACAACTATGCCTAGTCCTGAGGTTCTTGCGAACGAGAAGTTGGCGGCCGAGATGGCTGCTATCAACGTGGTGACATCGACCGAACTGGTTGAAGCCGCTACGAACACTGGCGACCTGAACCGTTACCAGAACGAACTGGACAACGCGAAAGACCGTGTTCAGTCCGTGAAAGACACACTGCAAACGCTCAAGGCTCACGAGGTCACCCCGACCTTGGTTTCGATCCTCGACAACCAGCTGGACCGTTCGCAAGTACCTATCCAGCCGGCTGAAGGTATGAGCGCGGTAGAAGGCGTTGAAGCATTGGGTCTTACCCTGATGCCTAAAGACTACCTTCTGACGCGCCTGGTGGGCTGTGAGGGCTTCCTGGAAGACTTCTTCAAGAAGACGCGTGAAGTGTCGAGCCAGATGTCGATCAGTTTCCGCGAGACGTACATCCTGTTCACCCAAAGCCAGGACTCTCTGGACAAGTCGGTGGACCTGCTGGAAAACTCGCTGAACACTTCCCCGCCATTCGAAAAGGATCGCGAGAAGATTCTCCTGGGCAATCGTCTGTTCAACCTGTTCAAGGTTAACGGTAAGGTCGACGAGAACTGGGTCGAGAACCTGAGCAAGCTGAGCCGTTCGCTGTCGGGGTTGAGCCAGAACTACTACCTCAACAACCGCAACCACCTGAACGCCACCCTGAGCTTCTTCGGCGGCTTTGACGGTAAGAACCAGGTCCAGGCTGAAGAGCGCTTCATGCTCCTGCCAACCTCGATCCCTTCCGAGCGCTTCAAAGAGTGCACCTACCCATGTCCTCAGCACTCCACGGCCGCGGCTAACGCCAAGCAGTCGGTTGAGCTGATGGGTGGTGCCTACTTCGTCGACATTCGTCAGAACCACGTGGACAAGGCTACCAAGTCTATCGGTGCGGTTGAAGACTTTGTTCAGCGCATGCTCGACATCGACATGACTGGCTTCGACAACTCCGCCCCAATGATCTTCCCGAAACTGGACTTCGAAATCAAGTCCCTGTCTTCGAGCCAGATCAAGGCTGTGGTCAAGATGCTGCGTGAAGTCCTCAAGGAATGGCGCAAGGTCTTCGACGGTGGCGAGAAGTTCAAGCTGGGTGAGTCGGATTACTCCGAGATCACCAAGGGCTTCTACGAGTCGGACATCAGCGACGAAATGAAAGACAAGCTCCTGACTACGTTCTCGGCCATCGTGCGGAAGAACCAAATGGAACTGCTGAACATCCGCACTGCGGTGAACGGCTACCTCGTCCTGATCGTTGCTGGGCTGATCGAGCTCTGCCACACTTCCATCAAGGTTAACACGCCTTAAATCAAGGTCGAGGTGGAACATGTCACAGATCCAACGTGATCTGACATCTGCCCTGGAACAGCACGTTCAATTGCTCCAAGCGAACAATGACGTGCTGAGTCTGGGTAAGCTGATGTCGACCAGTCCCCATTCTGTAGCGGGGAACGAAGCTTTCGCTGACAGCATGAAAGAACTGGGTTCTGGCCTACTGAGCGTTACTATGTGGGTCGGTGGTAAGGCTTTGAACGCCTTTACCGCAGGCATTGAAGCGGCTGGGACCCAGCTGTCTAAGTCCTTCGACGACAACAAGACTTACATCAAGCGCTTGTTGGGTGACGTAGGCAAGAAGGATGAGCATGAACTGAAGCTCACTGCAACACAGGTGGCGATGATTACCTGCAAGGGTGACATCCACAGCATCTCCGGCGACATGGACGTGCTGATCAAACACCTGGAGCTTCTGGATAAACACAGCAAGGCGGTCCTGGATCATTTGGACGCCCAGCTGATTGCCGTGAAGAAACTCAAAGACGCCAAACACACGGATGACGTCTTCGGGGTTATCGACGCGGTCGAGAAGTTGAAGTACCCGGCTTTCGCTGCATCGGCCACGCTGCCAGGCGGCAAGGAATGGACCTTTACCAGCGGTGAGGATGATTCTCCGAAATATTCTATGTCGGGGGATACTCCTGCGGGCGAAGGTGGAAACCTTTCGTTGTCCAAATCCAGTGCGGCTGAACTGCTGAACAAACTGGAGAAGGTCAATGTCCTTCACCAACGTGTCAAAGCTGCCTACGACAGCTATCTTGCTTTTATCAAGTCCTGGGCCGAAATGGTTAAGGGCGTTGACGAGAACTTGACCAAGCTGGAATACCGGGTAACGAAGTCTGCGTTGAAGGAAGCCGAGAAGCTTCTGGAAGGAAACCGCGGGGCGCTTGCATTTTATAGTGGATTCACTCCGCGCGTGGTCGGATACACCGACCGGTACATTCATGGTGTACTGGGTGTTTTCGCTTAATTGTTTATAAACAAACTCACTCGTTAACGAACAAGGGAAATACAACATGAGCATTCTGTCTCGCTGGAACGGCTTCGAAGAGCTGGAATTGAACGGCGGCACCCTGCCGGTCGAAGTAACCGCAGCTGCTGAAGATGCAGCCCGCGCCGAAGTGGCCGAAGTCCAGGTTGAACTGGAACAACAAGGCCAGGAAATCGAAGAACTGCGCGCCGAAGTGGCCAACCAGGACGAAGCCCTGGAAGAAGTTCAAGAGCTGGTATCGGGCATGGAATCCATGCTGGGTTCGGGTTCTTTCCACTCGCAGTCTTTCGCCTCGCTGTACAACCGTGCTGCCAAGCTGAACACCGTCCTGGGCGGCGCTTCCGTTGACCGTTGCGGTACCGAATCGATGACCGACGCTGCCACCGCGCTGGTCATGGCTCGCACCGGCATGGAATCCTTCATGGAAACCGTGAAGGGCTACGCGAAGAAAGCGATCGAAGTGATCAAGCACATCTTCAACACCATCATCAACTTCTTCGTGGGCCTGGTTAACGCCGCCGAGAAGCTGGACCGTCGCGCTACCCAGATCGGCGAGCGTCTCGAGAAAACCGAGAAGCTGAAAGAAAAGGTCAAGCTGGGCGGCTGGAACGTGCTCTTCGACTACGAGAAGCATGGCCTGGCTGAAGGCACTGAAGGCTGGGGCACTACCCTGGGCGCTCTGCGTGGTTTCGCTGACGTTGCCAGCGACGTGAACAAGGTGTCGGTTGCTTCGTTCAACTCGGCCTACGGCAGCCTGGTTTCGGCCATCAAAGGCGACGCCAAGAAAGACGTCGGCGCCGCCGAGAAGTCGGAAGGCGACAAGAAAGTCCTGATCGGCATGAGCGCTGGTATCCGCGTCCACGCCGAGATGAAAGACGGCAGCGCGAAAGACCTGGCTGAAGCAGCTGAAATGGCTCGTTCCGTCAAGCTGTTCTTCGGCACCGGCGACGCCAAGAAGCTGACCAGCGGTGAATCCGCTCCGAAAGCTGACAAGGCCAAACTGAAATCGGCTCTGGCCGAAGTCAAGGCAATCGCCAGCCAGCTGCGTTCCGACAAAGTTTCGGCGGCCTTCTCGAAGTCCGTTCGCGACAAAGTCATCGGCACCTTGAACGTCGTGAAAGCGGACGACAAGGAAAAAGAGAAAGAAGTGAACGCTCAGGTTGCACTGGTTCGCGCCGTGTACTCCAGCGCCTCTTCGGCCACTCAAGCCGTCAACAAGCAACTGGTTCGCTGCGCGAACTGGACTTGCGACGCGGTCGCTGCACACATCTAACCCTCACCGGTTAAGTTGCTGATGTAGAGAAACTAAACGCCCTGGGTTCTGCCCTGGGCGTTTAGCCTCTATGCCGCATTTTCATTTTTAGGGGATGCTATAGGCACGTTCTATTATCCACCGACAAGGGGTTTCCTTATGTCCATTTCTGATAGTCCCCGTTTTATCAATACCCCCACGTTGTTGGAGGAGTACAACGAGGACCAAAAAGGTTACGACCAAGCGATTGATGGGGATACCATTATCGAGCTGAGTCATGAGTACAAGGCTGTGGCAGGTAACGAAGAGTTCTACAAAGTCCTTCTGACCAACATGACTTCCCGTCAAGGTGAAGTAGCGGGTAACGAAGGTTTCATGGAAACCATGAAGAAGGGTGCGACTTCTGTTATCCAGGCAGTCAAGGATTTCTTCAAGTGGCTCTTCTCCTTCTTTACTGGGAAGAAAGAGATCGCTGAACGCAAGGTGATGACCCTTACCTTGGAGATCGAAAAGAATGGCGTGATCACTGACCCCATTCCTTACCCGGCCTCCTACACCAACGTTTACCCGAAGACCGGTATTACGGCTAACAACCTGGCGTGGCTCATGCCGGCGCTGGCGGACATCGAAGCAGCCATGAAGCGTGTTGAGAAATACGTGGGTGTGGTTGAGAAGACTTGTAACGTCTTGGTGGCTGACATCACCATGACCGGTGTAGACGAAGGGAAACTCAAATCGTCTATCGTCGCTTTTATCAAGGAAAGTCAAGAAGCCCTCGGTGTTAAAGAGCTGAACAAGCCAACTGAGTTCTTCGGTCTGAATGACTTCCAGATGGATGGCAGCGGTAAGATCAAAGAACTCCCGGATCCACCGAACACCACCAAGGATCCAAAGTTCCGCACCGACCAAACCCAGGTCCTCACCATCCTGAAGAAACAACAGGAACTGGTGAAAGCAGCGGACACCATGGTGGGTAATACGACCAAGCTGGAAAAGGTGTTCATCAAGGGCCTCAACAGCTCGCTGCAAGGCACCAAAGAAAAACCACAGGTCAAAGCCGCTGAAGATCTTCAAGAGATCGTCCGTCACGTCATGGCGAACCTGAAGATCATGGAGATGGCTGTGTTCCGCGCTATCTTCGCCACCACCGACCTCCTCTCCGCCACTGTCAAGAAAGGTTGACCCCATGCGTCTCAATCTGTTGAACCAAACTGTTATTGTGGCGGCTGCGGTTGCCAAGGCTGGATTGGTGGGCATGAACCCCCGCTTCGGCGCCACCACCGCTGTAAACGACCGTGCGTTTAAGTACGCGGTAACGGGTGACGTGTCCAACGCTGTCATGATTGAACGGGTGAGTCTGAACGAACTGTTCGACAAGATCCCGCAAGACATCACCGGTTTTACTTTCGACACCCCTGTTCTTCTGGTTGCCGACGTGCATGAAAAGCTGGGTGTGGATTTCGCTGTACAGGAATCCCCGGTGGACATGCTGGCGTTTGAAGAGATCGGTCCTGAGGACGCGCTGGGCGAACTCTTCCTTAAATGGAAGCGCGTGGTGGGGCTGAGCGACTTGAAACGCTCTGAAGTGGACCTCAGCACGTTTGAGGACTACATGTACATCGATGCCCGTAACGCTGTGCTGTTTAAAGGCACCGTGCAAGTCAAAATCAAATAAGGGGTCCGACATGGGTCTTTTCATTCAGTTGCACCTCTTGGGGTTGATGATCATCACCAAGGTATTGGAAATCGACAAGAGCGCTCACCCGGTCTTGGCCAAGGTATTGGAGTCGCTGGGGATCTACGACGACACCCGGCCCATGACGGCGGATGAAGTCAAGAACTGCTTCTACATGGTGCTCTCCGCGCTGGGGAAGAAGTTCACGTACTACGACGCCAATGAGCTGAAAGTCAATTGGATGCTCAACGACTACCTTCTGAATCTCTACTACGACATGCGTAATGGGATCTATGAACGACCCAAGACGATCGCCATGACTATCTGCGGGTGTGGCAATCGCGGCGGTACCATGGATCAGACGTCAGGCGTCATGAAGTTTGTGGAAGAAGTCCAGTTCGTGTTCGAGAAGTTGGAGAAGTTCCACGCTGGCGAAGATGACTTTGGTACCGAGATCCTGAACAGTTATGTCCGTAAGCTGGAATACATCGAGAAAGTGCTCGAGCTTACTGACGTGTTCGTTGCCGGTCGCTTGGGTGCCATGGCGGGTACGCCTGAGTATTCCGAGGCGCAGCTGGCAGACATCGGTGAGATCCCGGATCCTGACTTCGATATCGATGGTCTGGCATGCAGCGGTAGCACTGGCTGCCTGTGCGGGTGCACCATGGATCACCCTCTGAAGGTTATTCAGGGTATGGAGGACTTCCTCAATGGGGTTGAATCCTCTGACCGCGACTACTTCGTTGGGGTGGCTGGGGCGAACAACATTCGTCTGGAAGGCTACACCGGTAACGAGGGTCCTGTCTTCGATGCCATCAAGGATGTGGGCGAGAAAGCCTGGAATGCACTCTCGGCTTCGTTGAAAGCGATTAAGGAGATGTTCTCCTCCAGTGACTCCTCTGCAAAAGTGGAGGCTGCTGAAGAAGCCGCTGACAACAACAAGAAAGCCCTGGCCGCGATGAAAGACACTGCGGCTGTCATCAACGACAAAGCACGTCAAGGCATCCAGACCCTGGCAGACACCATTGACCCGACCGGGAAGATCAAGAACCTGGTGAGTCAACTGCGTACGCCTAAGGACGCCCCTAAGGTGATCGACGCGTTGATGGGACTCATGGCCAAGGAAGCAACCAACAACGGCTCTGTGGGCAAGCAGCTGGATACGGCGGCTACCTCCATCTCTGATCTGAAGTCGGCTACGGCTGCTGCGTCGGGTGATGAGTCGAACAAGGACGTGGTTGCTGCCAAGAAGTCCAAGGTCAATGACAAGGTCAAGGCCAGTAAGGAAGCCATCAAGGACGTCAAGTTCGAACTGGCTGCTCACAGCAAGCTGATGGACGGTATCAAGAAAGCCATTACCGGGATCAGCCCAAAGATTTTCATTGTCGACAAATCTAAGGACGAGGGGAACAAAGATGAATAATGTACATCCCCGTATCCTGGGGTCGATTCTGGCTCGCTTGCAGGAAGGGTCAGTTATCAAGTCTGCCAAGTCGGTCTCTGCCGATAACTCCGTGTTCGAAGTAGAGCAGGGCGGAGCTACTCGTGAGCTGACTGTACCGAAGGTGGACGTTTCTACCTACCTGGCGGGTCAGACCATCGAGATCGTGGCCAAGGCTGGTGATCGCTGGGAAACCATCATGGAACGCGTGTCGGCCAAATACCGGCTGTTCCTGGTGCCGGGTGTTGACTACACGACGGACACCGCCAAGGTTGAGTTCAGTGAAGCGGACTCCGCTGTGAAGATGTACGAGGTGTTGCCAGACAGCATCAGCCTGAAAGGCAGCATCACGGTCAAAGCCATCTGTGGTACACAGCGTGCGCGTCCTGCGATTGCCGTATGCTGTGCGTTGGATGAACAGAAGACTCAACTGGCTTTGGTTAGCAAGGTCTTCCCTGCCCATGAAGTGATCCTCATTGGTCCAGGTGGTCTCCCTGCTGGTTTCTGCGACGGTTTAATCGAACACCTGACAGACTTGGGCATTGAATTCATTCCGAGTGCTCAAGACCTGGCAGGGGCTGAAGTGATCGATCTGATCAACGACGGGGTGTCTGATCTCGCTATCGTGAAGACGGCCAGCGAGCAGATGTGGTTCGTACGCTATCGACTCCTGTCCGCCAGTGGTGAAGACTCAGCCGGTTAACAGGCATAACACCAGTATGGAGGTTGCCCTCCATACTGGATTCGTTCATTCGTAAACGGGAATTCGACATGCTCGAAACTTTCATTGAGTCGGAGGAAGATTACAATGCTTTCTTCAGACCAGCTATCCACGATTCCATCCGTCAAGTTCTCAAGTTCTACGGATTGAACAGCGGTAACCAAATCTATTTCAACGGTGAGAACGAGATCACGCCTTTGGTGGGTAGTCTCGCCACTGACGACGTCCGTTCTACTCGTTACACGGACGGTGTGTTCCGGAACAAGATCTTCGTCACCGCTGAGGTTGAGCAACACGAGTTCAACTCCGGCAACAGTAACCAGCGCCGCATGGAGACTGAACTCCCGACGTGGTCTGATGGTGGCGAGCTTCCGCTAATTCTCACACCTTCTTTCGAAGGACGTCGTATTACGGTAGGGGTAACTGCTTACTTTAATAGCCGGACCCTGGCCAAACAGTTCGTCAACAAGATCAACCGCCTGCAAGCCAACCAAATGGTCGAGATGAACTTCTCCGCCACGGTACACTTGTTGATCAACCCACAGATCATCGAGTTCTTCAAGAAGGTGCACGCGCTGCTGGTTCAGTGGAACCCTGCCACTCCTGAACTGCCGGATTGGTTTGATGCAGGCTGCCGAGCACCTATCACCACCATCGCCAACCGTATCGGCAACTTCGCCCGCATGGTTCAGCCGATGAAGTTGGACAACATCGGTATCCGCTTTAATGATCCGGAAACCAAGTTGGCACGTAAGGCTGAAGTGTTCGGTAAGTACGAAGTCACACTCAGTTACAACTTCTTCTTCCAAGAGTTCATTGGGTGGGAGTTGCAGTACCCGCTGATGGTTTACCAAAGCCAGATCCCGGAGGAGTTTATCCCTGCTCCCCAGGAACAGCACACCAAGCAGTTCAACAAACGAGTGGCTCCAGAGGTGGCCTTCGCTGCGTCGTTCGCTTTCCCTGACCGGTCGATCCAAGTTCCTTATTACGTCAAGCTGCCTGAGCATGACCCGTGGAAGTGGAAGTTCCAGGATTGGATCCAGCCAGTTCTTCAAGCGCGCTGCACAGTTGAGGATGTCCCGACTCCACAGATCGGTGGCAACATCTTTGACCTCCCAGGTTACGTGTGGAATGAAAAGGTCAAGGCTTACATGCTGCGTCGTCGTGAGTGGGCGTTCAGTCATACCCACACGCCGTTCTTGGTACAAGTCTACAGTGGCGATCGTAAAGTTCACGCACCTCAGCTGTCTATGGACGAGACTGGGCTTATAACGCTCTCCAGGCCCCCTGAGATGAAGAACACGTATCGAATCGTTGTAACCCTCGACTGGGCGATCCGCGACTACTCTGACGCGTTCTGGGATGATATACGGAATAACCGGGATGACTGGCCGGTGGTGGAATCGATCTTCCCGTTCTACGACTGGGATCAGTACCCAGACGGCTGGATTCATCACCTGGACGAAATCCGGGCGGACATCGCTAAAGGCTGGGGTCGCATTGGTCACCGCATTAACAACTACATGATGAACTTGGACCTTGTGGCCTTTAACCTCCTTGAGGAGAAGAAATAATGTCATTCGCCATCACACCACTGGGGAAGGAAGTTGAACCTACCCCAGAAGTGCCCAAGATTTACAGCGACACGTACAAACACTCCATCGTGGACTCTTCCTTTCAGCCTGAGCGCAGCATGCTCAGTATGGTGGACGGTGCACCCCGTATGGGTGAGTACTACCGTTGCTTCCTGAACGCGGGTGAGGAATCCACTCCCTTCGCACCAGGCAACACCGGCACCTACCAAAGCTACGAACGCATCCACAAGTGCATCATCAAGCAAGAAGGGGACGGAGCGTTTAACTTCAACCCTGAGAACGCTGAAAGCACCAAGATCTTCAACGGTTGGGCGATCAATCAGCTGGCGCCTATCCGCAACGACGTAGTGATCTTCGACATTGGTGATGGTAACGCCGGCCTCTTTGCGGTCACCGAACAACCTGAGCCTCGGAACATCACGGCTAATAAGGTCTGGTACATCACGTACCAATTCCTGTGCATCGTCACGGAAGAGATCTACCAGCTGTTGAATGCCCGGGTTGTTGAAGAATTTGTCTACGACAAAGACGCCGCGTTGCACTCCAGCGCCGACATCATCAGCACGGGTGACTACCAGCTCGGTCAGGACCTGTTCCGCTGGAAAGGCACCATCGCCAACTATCTGATGCGAGAGTTCTACTGGAACCCAGAGAAGACTATCGTCTACGACACTGCTGGCGATGAGAAAGTGTACGACCAGTACTTGGTGAGTTTCATCAAGGCAGTACTCCCGGCCGAACTCCAGACCACGTACCCGTTCATCAACGAGTTCTCGGTGCAGTACGGTGGTTTGGATCGGGGTTACCACGGCACGATCAACATCTGGGAAGTGCTGCTACGCGGTGACTTCAACCTGCTGAGGATCTGTGACAACAAAGCCGCCATGATCCAGACCACGCGTCTGGCCAACACCCGGTTGTACGGCAACCTGCGTTCCAGCAAGATCAAGTGGTTCATCGCCACCGACCCAGAGAACTACAAGCTGTATAAGCAGTACTTCAACATGGACGGGTATCCAATCCAGTTGCCGTCTACGGAAAGTACGTTCTCGGGTTACGTGTTCTCGGAAGCCTTCTTCAATGGCACCACCGAAGACCCATTCGAATTACTGGTCTTCTCGATCTTGCGCGACAAGGTTGTAGACAAGAAGAAACTCCTGGCTTACTGCGAGGGGTACTTCGACCTCGAGAAGAATAAACAACTTTACCACGGCGCGATTCTGATGCTCCTACTGGAGGTCAGCCGTAAGCTAGGAAATCCTCTATGAGCATGTCCCATTCGCGTTACAACCAAATTCGTGAGCGAATCTTCTTCCTGTTCAACATCATCAACAACCGTGCGTTCCCGGTGTTCATTGCTCCCAAAAGCTTAATGAGCATCGAGGAGCTGCGCGGTCGTTACGAGGTCAAGCAGGAAGGGTACGCGAACGACGGCGGGTATTACGACAACCCCCAATCTCGGAATATGACCTGTCCACAACTCATCGATATTCTCCCTAACCTGACAACACCGGATGAACTGGGTTTTGGGAATGCCAACGTAACAGTTGTGCAGATGTACGAGTCGCTTCAGGAATACATCGGGTTGTGGTGCGAGATTGCTAACAACGCACCTGAGTTCAAGACGCCACCGATGAAAGAGTTGCGTTGGCTGGAAACCTTAGCCTGGACACTGTTCCCGACGTACAAGCGCGTGAAGCACTTCGTGATTGACTACGACATCGAGAAACAGTTGGCAAGTGATCGGGCGTTGAACAAGATGGGACTCATGGGGCTGTCCATGCTGTTCGACTATTCCAAGAAGAAAGGTGATATCAGTTTCATCTCTCACTTGGATGGTCTGTCGGGGAACAGTGACGACATCATCTCGGCTGAGAACTTCATGTCGGATCGTCCAATGGTTTCGAACATTGCCGTGCAGGACAGTCTGTCACAGCTCGAGTCCAACGACACAACCGCGAGCGAATGGCTCTTCAGGGGGTAAGACATGGAAGTTCCAAAGCCGTTAGCCAACCTGGTGTCCTACGCTAACTCTGTTGAGCAGGGCGCCAGTGAGCGGTTGTTTACGATGACCGCCACGATCATCACTCCAACTGATCAGATCCCCTTGCTAATTCCGACGGGGTTTGCTTGCCTGTCACTGTTTGGTATCCACCACACAGACGACATGAAGATCAAGGCGCAGCTGCAACCTGGCGTGTATCAGAACAGTGTACTCGCCAACAAGGACAACCTATACATCGAAGTTGTAGAGCGTCAGGGGTACACCCAGACGAAGTATCGGTTCCGGGCCTTCCCGTTGCATGACTCCAGTGCGGCGATGTCGGCTAACAACACGGCGTTGGCGGACCTCAGTACCAAAGATGCACTCAACATGGTGGAGGTCCAGTTCCAGCTCATGGACATCGGTTATGCCAAGTTACGGACTGAAACCGTAGCGGATCACATGCTGATGTGTACGCTGGACAACGTTCTGCATTATCAACTGACCAAGTTCGGGCAACAACTCGACCTGACAGGGGCTGATGCATTTCGTGGGGTGGACATTGAATACCCGTTTGACAACACACGGGTGTTTAAGCAGGTGGTCATCCCGCCCATGCCGCTGAGTAAGCTGGCCGACTTTCTCCAGCAAGACGATCAGTTCGGTTTCTACAGTCGAGGGATGTCGTCCTACTACCGTAAAGGGATGTGGTACATCTTTCCTCCGCTGAAGATTGGCCGTTACGAGAGTGCTCGGAAAGTAGCGAACATTTACGCCTTGCCATCGGACGTGTTCCCTACCCTGAAGAATAGTTGGTTTGAGGACGATAAGGTTCTGACCATTCTGTCGACAGGTGAAGGTGACAACACCGACGGGAGTGACATCCACAAACTCAACCACGGTTCGGGTAAGCGGGTAATCAGTCCTGATGCGGTCATGGGTGAGACAGGTCGGTACTACGCCAAAGGACAAGCCCTCACAACACGGGCGGACTCCCTGTCGGAGTACAAGACGTCTCAACGGGGCAGTGGGGAGGAGAACATTCCTTTCCATGCGACTCCTACCAACAACCTGTGTAAGCTGCTGTCGCAGAACGCATACACCGACGGATCGATTGTATCGAGGACCTGGCACAACTCCAGCCGCAATCGTATTGTTCCTGGAATGCCTTGTCGGTACTACTTCATGAACGGCAGTGACGCGATGATGTACCGAGAGGGCACCATTGTTTCTATCCGTTCTGAATACCAGCAGGACACGCAGAACCCTGGGCAGCCTGTGTTTCGGGAGCACAGCACCATGGAAATGTTTTTAGCGAATAATGTGATCCCCGCCGAGGTTTGAGTCAATGGATATATTTTCTTGTCCAGTGGCTTATGTTTATACACCAGTAATGGAAGCTCTTGCGGAAGCAGGGGGAGGGAAACCCCCTCCTTTTTGCTTCACCTATTCAGAAGGAAAGAAGAAAGATGACAGAAACAAAAGAAACTCCTAATTACGAATTCAGTTACGTCAGCGAGATTGAACAATGGCTTGGTGTCTCAGACATTCGTGAATACCCTGAAGGTGTTCGTGCGGCGGTTCGCAAGATTCTTCTTGAGAAAGTCCCCGGCGGTAATTGGAGTAGTCGTGAACTTCGGCACCTCCTGTTCAGTATCAAAACCGATGGCTTCTCTTCCATCCCCGGTAGCATTCTCCAGCAGACACACAACGTTGCGGACATTACCCCGAACAGTCTTTTGGGTGATGTAATGCAGCAGGTGGAATGGCAGCGCGGAGTTATCGCGTGGTTGCTCGATGAGCTGGAAGGTAAACACCCTCCCCTGGGTGAACGTAACGACACCTAAGCCCCACTACACGGTTTACTCCCCTACTCCGCAATGGAGTAGGGGAGTATTCTTATAAACGCTCTAACGGCTTTACACGGCTTCAGAAGGTGTAAAATCATAGCCAGGCAAACATAACCCTTAACTCTCTCCCCGGGAACGGACCCCAGGTGAGAGAGTATTTGGGTGGTTTATTTAATACTAATAATGTCTGTATTAAAAATTACTGTTTTCTTACAGGTGGTCGAAATCATTCACGAGCTCACCGGTGTCGGTGATCTTCTGTTGCAGACTCCGACGAAAGCCGGCTTTGGTATTGATATCGTGCTTCAATCCGAAGACCGGATCGATGTCGTAGATGAAGAACCGTTTGGTTGGTTCACACCCTTCCCCACGAGACTTGCCGACGCAGCCAGTAAAGTAGTTCTTTGTATTGGTTTTGGCCACATGGATCGTCAACTCGATATCCACTTCGTTCGTGATCTTGGTGGAGGTTTCAGTCATGGACTTACCTGCCACTTCACGAGAGAAGTACACCTCAGACTCATCGTCTGTTTCTTTCAGCATCTTCTTGGCTTCTGGGCTAAGTTGATGCGGAGTTACAAAGCAAATACCACGAGCAATCATGAAAGAACGAACACGACGGAAAAGGATCTGAAGCTTGTCAGACTTGCTTTCGCCTGGGATCTTGTCGATTGGCACCAGACCGAGGTAGTCGTAGCCGTACCAGATGATTTCGTGACCTTTCATCTCGAGGTTACGAACACGGTCGAACATGCTTTGCATGCTGTCTTTGTTCGCTTCGATCTGGTTGATGATCAGGAACCAACCGTTCTCTTTAAAGCAGTCGCAAATGGTCTGGACGATGTCAACGGCTTCCGAAGTCTGGAAGTCTTTGTCGTACTCACCCCGAACCGTCAATGCGAGTTTGTACATCCGCATGATGATCAAGTCCATGGTATCTTCTGAGGATTCCATGAGCAGGGTGGGGATCTTCGCCTTGTTACGCAACAGAGGTTTGTTGTACAAACCAATGGAGGCCAAGAAGTGAGCCATGGTGAGAGACTTACCACGGTTCGTCAGGGCGTTGATCAGGTACATCTTGGACCGACGCATGCCACCGTCAGGTTCGAAGGCTTGGTTGATCGCCTGGAGGCCTAGCCGGAGGATACCTTCGCGACTGTTCTCCTTCTTGGCCATCTCAATGATCCCCATGAACGAGTCAGGGGTTTCCGAGGTGACCGTGTGGACGATCTCAGACTGCCGTTCGTCATACGACATGGCAATCCGTTCTTGAATCAGGTCGGACAGGTTAGCCCAGTCTTCCTTCTTCATCTCGTGCAGTTCTTTGAAGTACGCGTCACGCACACCGGCTTTAAAGCGCTTCTGGAACGCCTCGTTCTCACCGTTCATGCGCACTTCAGTAACGTGCTTGTAGACCAGCTTACGAGTCATTTCATCGTCAGCACAATCTTCAAGACCGGCTTCAATGGTCCTGCGAAGAGTGTCATCATTCTTGCAAAACAGCTCAACACGCTGCATTAACAATGATTTTATAACAGACTCATCGTTAGGTTGCTTCAGCAGCCACTGAATGGTGGTTCGAATCGCATCACGAGTTTCCTTATCCTGACTGAAAACATCAGCATTAGGTTTCGGGAGTTCTTCTAAGGTTTCTACCAATTCGGTGATCAGGTTATTGTCTTTCAGCTTCTTAGCCTGATAAAGAGCAGACAGTATTTTAACCAACACCAGTAAATCGTTCATTCAAAACTCCCCGGGAGCTAAAGATGATTTTGAATTATCCTAACGGTAATCCGTTTAAATTCTTTTTCCTGACCAGAGGGATGGTGGAGACTCTGGTCCGTTGTTCGATTCCGTTGCAAGACTTGGACAAATTGTCGGCATACCATGGCATTCTGACTTACGGAGAAATGGCCGACATTCTCAAGTACCAACTGATCGTCGGGAAGACGATGGGTATTCCAACCACGGACGCTGCCGCTCAGTTCGGTAAGGGCTTCGATGGTGCCATGCTCGCAGATGCATTCAATGCGTCTAACAGTGAAGCTTTAGCCGGCCAGTTCCAGGCGGCCTCGCAGTTCCAATCCCTTGTTATAGGGCAAACCATTGTTATGGTGGCAGGTGTGCGTACCGACAAACCCCTGCCGGGCTTCTCTGTGCAAGAGGGGAGCACATTCTCAGCCGCCCTGCTGGAAACGATTTATGAACGTGTGGGTTATCTGGAAGCTCATTCCGGAAAAGTCATACATCCTGCTATCGGGGAATTCACTCTGGCGGAGGTTTTTAAACTCCTCAGCATACAAAACCCCTAACACCCTTACATATTTTATGTGCAGCTCAACTTGCGCAGACAATATATCTGTTTACAAACTGTTTAACTCACAGAGACTGACCACATGGCCAAGAAAATTTTGACGGCAGCGTTGAAGCCGAAAAGCAACCTGTTCCACGCTATCCGTTCTTCGCTGGTAAACAACAACGCCCTCGCCACCTTTGCCGGTAACGAAAGTTTTGGCGAGTTCCAAACCCAGATGGGTTCCGTTGCCGGTATCGAAGGCATCAACCTCGGCGCTGAGCTGGCTGTACTGAAACCCGGTTCGTTCGACGCCTTCATGGGCGCCAAGCTGCGTAAGGGCCTGCCAAGCGAAGCCCTCTCCATGTTCGGTGAAGCCGAGCAAGGTCTGAAGTCCATCCAGGGTCTGGAAGGCTTCTCCATGCAGAACTTCGCTGGTGAGCAGGCTGACCTGAAAGCAGCCAACATGACCCTCAACGCGCAGTCGCACTTGCAAACGCCTGCTGCCGAGGCACTTTTCACCACCATCTCCGTCAAGTACGAAGATGAAGGCGCCGAGATGGTTGTTCGTGCCGCTGGTCTGGGCACTTACGCCTACGGCAACAGCGCATGGCAATCGGCTTCCGAACTGCGTCCGATCTTCGGCCTGCTTCGCTCCGGCGAAATGTTCAAAGACGAAGTGCTGGCCCTGTGGCCTGTTTACCCAACCGACGCCGGTGACGACACTCGTCTGCTGTTCGCTGACGCCGCGCTGGTTGCTCCACAGAACGCCACCTACCCTGAAGGCGACGCCTACGGCCGTAGCGCTCACAAAACTCAGTTCCTGACTGTTCCGGTTACCGTACCGAACCTTCTGGCTCTGACCCAGGTTCCTGGCCAGCGTCAGTGGACTTCGACCGACGAGATCGAATCGAACTCCATCAGCATCCGTACCCTGGCTCTGGGCGGCAAGATCGGCGCTACCGCGGTCAACTTCTTCATCGACACCCGTTCGATGTCGAACAACACCTTCGGTCCAACGTCGATGGGTCAGTCCTCGGACGATCGTCAACTGAACATGCACATCCGTCACCTGCCGGGCTTCTCGGTTGAAGACAAAGATGGCGTGAAAGTCGGCGAAACCCTGTTCGCAACCTTCAAGACCGCTGGCTACGAGCCGCTGCTCACCGTTTCGGCTTCTGGTAACTACCAGCGCCAAGGCAACGAGCTGCGCCTGAACGCCGGTACTGCTGAAGTGACCGCTCTGAAAGAGCTGAGCTCCAAGCGCATCATCACCCTGGGCAAGGCCGATGAAGATCAGAAAGCTCTGATCCGTTCGTTCAGCGGCGGCACCGTGGTGGCTCTGAAGCCTACCTTCAACGTGTCGAACACCAGCCGTGGCAACTTCGGCTACCGCATCGAAGTCTTCGATGCTCGCAAGCACCTGTCTGTACAGCGCCGCTCCCCAGTATCGGTGAAATACCCGATCAGCAAGGACGACGTCAACCAGGCTTCGCTGGACTTCGCTATCGGCCAAATGTCGATCGTGATCAACAACCAGTGCTCGCGCAACGCGTTCGACAAGGCTCAGGATCACCTGAAGTACATCACCTCCATCGACGGTTCCCCAGTCGTGGGCAACAACCAGGGCTCCAACGTCCTGGCCGGTCAGCACTTCGTTACCGCTTCCGCGGTGAACCGTGCGATCAAGCTGCAAGACGTCGTGTCGGCTGTTGACTCTGCCGGCGTGTACGAATCCGTCTGCGCTGCGATCACCAACGAAATCAGCGACATCACTGCTGCCCTGAACACCAAGTCGGGTCTGGCTGCGATCGCTGAATACGGCGGCACCGATGGCAACATCGAGTGGACTGTTGTTGTTCACCAAAACCTGAGCCGTTTCGTAATGCGCTCCGGCGATGCTCGTACCACTGGTCCGAAGCAAACCCTGAACGTTGTCGAAACGAACTTCGACTCGCAGATCGGTCAAATCCTGATCGTTCCGAAGAACACCTCCACCAACGATACCATCAACCCTCTGGGCGGTATCGGCGTGAACGTGTCCAAGGAAAACATCCTGGTCCAAGGCAACGTCACTCGTGACCAGCAGGACTTCGGTGTGGTCATGACCCTCCCGATCTACAAGCACTGGGCTCTGAACCCAATCATCGGCTCGCTGACCATCACCGACGCCCATGACTTCCTGGGTGACGAAGGTCTGCTGTCGAAGCTGGCTTCTCAGCGCGTTACTGTCGACAACATCGGTGACGCTGGCGCGAACGTTGAGCCAACCGAGCCGGTTGACCCAAACGCCTAAGCCCAACGGACTACGGTCAGTTGACAGTAGGTTGATGCTTCTGTCAACTGTACTGATGCCGGTTGGGCTGCTGGTTGAAGTGAGTTGAAACAGAGTCTGCTCCCTCCCTCACCTCGAAAGGGGTGAGGGAGGGTAGTAGTCTTATGTTTGCATTTTGATATTTGGGGTCCACTGGAATCTTTGAAACCTACATTATTAGTTTAGAATCGTCTAATAATGTTTCCATTGGAGGCCTCCAAAATGGACAACGAAATCAGTAGCTTCAAATTGAATTACAGGATCGTCAATCGATCAAGCCAAGAATTGATTGTGCGGGCTAAAGGTGGTTTGGGTTACATCATCAAACGCGCCAAGGAACCGAGCTACTCTGACCAGCGTCAGGTGCACGTGAACATCCCGTCGGTTATCATGGCCAACCTGCTCATCGATGAAAAGGCAGCGCTCACCCTGTTCGACAAGAAACTGTTGCAGGGTATTCGCCAAGATCGTGATCGTCTGAAAGATAACAACCCGGGTTTCTTCGACATGTTCAGTCAGGAAATCAACGTGTGCATCGCACTTACCAGCAGCCTCGTTGAAAAGAATGACGCAATCCATAGCGAGATCCTCGGCATCACTTTGTACAACGGAGCAGAGAACGCCAACCGCCCATCCCTGAACACCCCAGCAGCAACCCTGCAAGAGCTGTGTGAAGTCGAAGCAGCTGAAGAGACTCAGCCTAAAGGTGGACTGCACCACTTTATCTATGTCAACGATCCTCGCCGCGAATGCAACCCGATGTACACTAACGTGATGGGTAAAGCAATCGAAGTGCCTGTGGTGTATGACTCAGGTAAACAATCTGGTCTGTACATTGGGTTACTCCACGGTAATGAATCACCGCAAATACTATATTACACTTTCGAAGGTTTGGACGGCAAAACGATGGAGTCGGTGGGTCTGTTCGCTACGAAGGTAGCGTGCGAGAATGGCGCCAACACCGAACGTACTCAGCAAGCTGAGAAGAAGGCCCTGGAGAATGCCAAAGAAGCAGGCAAGCAACGGGACCTGGTTGTCGGTCTGCAAGAGATGTTGTCCAAACAGGAAGTCGTAAATAGTCGCCTGGCGAAGGACCTGGTGCAATCGCGGCAAGATCACAAAACAGAAGTCTCTCATCTGAAACACGAACATCGCATTGAAATAAGTCAGCTCAAGCACCAAACAAAAGTGTCCGGGGATATCTTCAAATACGAAACCCGAATCAAAGACACTGTGGCAAAAGCCAATATGGAGTTTGTGAAGCGTCAAAGTTCTGTCAATAATTGGGGTGAACTCGCGAAGGCAGTTACGGCTGTGGCCGGCGTCGCGTTTACAGGATATAAGCTTTTCACTTCGTAGTAATCTGGAGCTCAGGATGCATCCACGTTTGATCGGACCGATTGAGGCAACGATGCCGAAATTCAATCAGGTAATTGTTGAAGGGTTTCATCAAAAGGAATTCGAAAACGGTCTTCATTATTTCGACCATTCGCTTCGATTGATTTTCAAAAGCATTGAAAAACGTGGGGTGTTCTTTCGTGGCGTATTCAGAGTACCGCCGCGTGAGTACATTGAGTACCTCACCAAGTCATCCACCAAAATCTTCGACATTCACAAGGAGACGTTGTACCCTTGCAAGATCATGTTCGAGTATCTGGACAAGTCGGGCAAGATCATTGCGTTGAACCCAGTGTACGTTATGCTGCCGTATTGCGACAAGCATGGCGATCTCTGGTTGCGTGGTGTGCACTACAGTTTGCAATTCGTACTGGCTGAGCGTGGCTTACCGGTAACGAAAGAGAACTCGCTGTTTGTCAAAGTCTTGGGGTTCAAGTTCAAGATCGGCGTGGAACACTTTAAGTACGACATGGTGCTCTCCGAAACCGGAAACAACTTGACTCGAACTGCCGACATCAACCTGGCTGCGAATCGGTTCTATTCACCGACCGAAGCTCGGAAGATTAAGGATACCAAAACCCCTACGCCTTTATTAGCCTGGTATATCTTTGCGGATATGGGGTTCACTCGTGCCATGCAGCAGTATGGTGAGTGTGACTTTGAAATCGGACCTACCGATGCCTTGATTGCGGAATGCAAACCACAGGATCGTTGGGAAATCATCACCCGGTCGAGTTCTCCGAATTCGAAATCGCTGGGTGACTTCGTGGGTCACGACTATGCCGTGGCGGTGCGAAACAAATCCGATAAGCGTAAAGAACTCAGCTCGATGGCGTTGCAGTATGCCGGGGCGTTGTTGTTTGTCATTGATTGCCTTTCCTCGTACTTTGATATCGACAGCATCGACAACCCGGACTACTGGAAGTTGATTATTGGTCGCTGCTCCGTGAAAGCGGGTGACAGTAATGAGTACATCATGCGACTCATGCATGAGCACTTTGACTCGATCAACGAGTACCTGGACGAAGACTCGATCAAGAAATTCGCGTCCCAGTCCATCGTGGTGGCGAACATGTTCGACTTGTTTAACTACATCATTGCGAATCGCAGTGAGATCGTTCAAACAACCGACCGTGCATCCATGTTCTTCAAAGAACTGGCTAGTTTGGAATTCACGTTGGACAAGCTGATCACAGCCGCCAACAGTTTCAAACACGACATCAAGAACAACTCGGAACTCAGCCAGAAGAAAGTGTCCCGGTTCCTCAACAACAACTTCCACATTAAGGAGATTGACAATGCTCGAACGACCAATCTCATTCAGGAACCGACCCCAACCGATAATCCGTTCATCGATTACGTGTTGGGTTGTATGCCACAGCACAAAGTCTACACAGGGGTAGGTAACAAGAAGAAGCGCGGGGATTTCGATACAACAGACAGCGCATGCTTCACTCACCCTTCACTGCCTTTCGTAAATAGTTACCTGCGGGTGACTAACCCGTATCCAGACGGACGAGGGTATCTAACACCATGCATCCATCTGATCAACGACAAAATAACCGGACTCGCTCCTGAGTTCAAAGAGTTATATGAAGCGACAGATCGACGCCTGAAACGCCGAGAGTAAACTAGCCATGCAACAAAATAACGGTGGTCCCAGCAGTATGATTCGTCCAGGAGGCGGAGCGACAGTAGCCGTCCCGCAAATGGGCGCAAACAATATGGCTGCACGAACAGCAATGGGCGGCACCATGATGGGAGGTGCGATGGATCCCATGGCTATCTTCCGTCAGATGGTGGACGGGGGTGGTACTTCCGCCGCAGCTGGCGGGATCAAGTGGGAGTCGTACGGCAGTGGTGGCATGTACGATTCGGGCATGCAGGAGATCCTTAATTCCTCAGGCCCGGATCAAGATTCGATGCAGTACCACGCTTCGGCTGTGGTGCAGTACAACGTAATCTTCATGCAGCACCTTATCTCGCGTTCCGGTAAGTTCTACGAAGTATACCGGCAGACGGTGGAAAGCTTCCGTCGTAATGAGCAGGGTCACCCATGCCCTGTGCGAGATGCATTTGTCACCATGTTCAATCGTCACCAGGAATTTAACCGCCCGGTGGCGATTGCAGCCGCTCCATTGTTCGGCTGGCGTCTGATCCACATCCGTCAGGAAACTGGCCGTGAGGATCTGAACGCCTCGCAATATCTGGGCGCAGCAGAGATCGCCATTCGATCCGTCCTCTTTATGGAGATGGTCAACTGGATGATGAAAACGAACGAGGGTCAAATCCACGCTCGTCAGCTGCCGAAAGACCTGGCAATCAAAATGCCAAACCTGGACAAGTACAACGACGTGATCAATGCGGCGTGTGCGGTGTTCGGTATTAACAATCCGTACGCGGGTATCAAGTTCGAAGTCAAAGCAGCCGTACGCAGCGACTTAGCGAACAACCGTTTTGAACAGGGCGCAGAATACCTGTACAGCAACGGTATGGGCATGACGGGTCAATCCGATATGTCCGAAGGCAAAGATATGTGGGCAATGATTCAACGTAATGCTCGGGACTGGCGCGGTGAAGCACCAACCCGTAACGTTGCCGAGCCGCTGGATTCGCTGTACGCGGCTGAACAAAGCTGGAACAAAATCCGTAACGACCTTTCCAACCTTACACCCAAAAACAAAGAGGAGTTCCACCTCGGCCGCTTCTTCCACTATGTTGGTAAACTGAATCACTACATGATCCCAGAGACCGACTGGAAGAAGATCCAACACGCGTTTGTGAAACACCCAGAGATGGGGAAAGAGGAAACCGTTCTACCAGGCTGCTTCCGGATCGTAATTATCAATCTGGATACAGACTCAGGATGGTTCAGCAAAATTGTCCGGAGTGAGGTCTATGACATGCCTACTGTATTGACTGATCCAACTGTGTTGTTGCCACTGCTCAATGATGACGGTAGTGACTACTTGAAGGTTGAAGTATCTGCTGTTGAAGACGTAGCCGGCCTGAAGGGCGACAAGCCGCTGGTGGTCTCGGTTGAGACCTGCAACGTTCTGCAAGAGAAAGATAAGGTTCCAGTGATCACACTGAAGGACCAAATCGTAGCGGCCAGTTCGAAAGAGCTGGAATCCACCATCACCAACGTTAACGCGCGTGTCAGTGCAAATTTCACCAAAACCAACGCGGTTAGCTTCAACACCAAAGTCTGGGATACGTTCGCCCTGAACCGTCCTGAAGACAAGATCCGTTTGTTCCAGGATCTGCCGTTCTTGTTCAAAGACAGCAAGATGGAAACCCGCCCAACGTTCTTCTCGGCGTGTCGTCAATTGCTGGACTACTTCAAGCAGGGTATCCTCGACAAAGAACTGATGTCGTTTATCGATGGCCGTCTGACCACGACGATCAACGATTACTTCATCAATGCCGCCGGCTACGACAGCTTCAAGCACGAGAAGAACTATCTCTCGGTTGACAGCATCGTGAAGGACTATGAAGACCTGGACGAGCATTTCGAAAAGCATGACCAGATCATGTTCCGAATCCTCAACTCCAGCGACAAACCACACCCACTCCTCGAAGCACTCAAAATCTTCACGTACGAACATCCGGGCATGCCAGCTGAAGGTGAGCTGTCGGCGATCGAGATGATCAAGTACGAACAGGAACTGGTGTTGGAGCGTCCGCTGTTCATCACGTTCATCAACAACCGCGGCGGTCCGATCTATCAGGAAGCCAACGTACCCATCCAGCTCAAGCGTAGTACCTTCCCTGAATACTTCGATCTGATCGAGAAAGCGTTTGACGGGACCATGGGTGACGCTGAGTTTGATACCACGGACAAAATTGTGTCCTTCACTTCCAGCGACAACTTGTGGCTGTGGACCTACTCGGCCATCGACAAGAACATGGCGACTCTTCGTCACGTTTCGCGTCGTAGCCCGTTGGTTCTGCTGACCCTGGACTAAGTAACCGAACAATAACTCAGGGGCCACCAAAGCCCCTGAGTTATGTTTGCTTCATCTTTCTTTCTAACACAACACCCTTTATTTAGAGGCAACCAATATGTCACCAGAAGCAAAAGCACTGGATAAAGAACTAAGGCGTATGCACACCGAATCACCGTTCCCACCTACCGTCAAAGTTACTTGGGTCGAAACAATAGCGGGTTGGTTCTTCACGGCATTGAGCACCCTTATCCTCATGGCAATGGGTGGGGCTATCACAGTAGCCTACCTCGCGCATGCTGGCTGGATCCAATTCGCTAGCTTGTAGAAAAGTTAACTTACAGTTTCTTTCAGACCTATATAACTCAGGTAGTAAGTAATACAAATAAATTCTTTCCTACCCTGATAATACAAGGATTTGATCATGACTTCTTTCAACGAAAACCTGCGTAACGCTTCTGCCCAAGCTGCTCGTGAAGACCGTGCTGCTTCTTTCCGTGGTGTGCGTAACGAAGGCCTGGCTGTATCTGAAGTCGCCGGTGTACTGGGCGGCCTGATCGGCGGTGCTGCTGTATACGCTCAAGGTGGTTCTCCGGTTGCTGCTCTGGCCGGCGCTGTGTGCGGTGGCCTGGGTGGTTACGCCGCAGGCAACATGATGAGCCCAATCAGCAACCTGACCACCAGCACCAAAATCCTGACCGGCATCGGCGCAGGTTGCTTTGGTATCAGCGTAGCCGGTCTGGCTGCAAGCATCGTCGAAGCATTCAGCGGCAACACCCCTGACGCTCAGTAATGAGCTAGGTGGTGCAAGGGGCAGTTACGGCTGCCCTTTATTTTTGTTTCTTTCAATCCAGAGGAATACAACATGTCACTTGGTAACCACAATCCTTTCGCTGGTATGAGCGATGCACAGCTGTCGGTTGAACTGATCCAGTTGGTAAAGTTCTCACCACTGACCGACAACGGCCAAAAGCTGCTGATGGTAATCGGTCAGCGTCTGAGCGGTGCCGCTTACCCAACTGAAGAGCAAGCCAAACCGGCCGGACACAATACTTTCATTCGTGGTATTAACCTGGCAGACCGCGATGACACCAACACCATCTGGGAGCGCGTGACCAACCTGGTTAACGAAGTCACGTTCGATTCCAAGCTGGAGGCGTCAACGGCGGATGGTGATAGAACCAAACATGCGATCCTGGCGGCAATCGATAGCCGCGTCAGTCAGGACCGTCTGTCCCGCGCTCAGGTGTATGTGCAGGTTAACAAAGACCTGTCCAACTGGCGTGTGTTGGTGGACATCCCTTCGCCGGAACTCACCGGCACGATCATCCGTCACTACATCTGCAACAGCGGTATCTATTACGCCTACCCCATCGAGTTCCGCAACTCCCCAGTTCCGCCAACCCCGTTCAGCCTTATTCCGCCGTCGTGGAGAAATGACGAGAAGTGGGAAAGTATCACTGTCGACTTCGACTCCAAAGACGTCGTCCATTACTTCACCACCCCAAGCTCGGGCAGGGCGACCGGCGCTTACATCTGTGATTTGAAAGGCGCTACCAAACTGCGTTATGACCCTAACACCGGTGCTGGCTCCCCGCTGTAACAACAACCTCTAACTCTATTTTGTAACCCAAGCTTTAATAGAGTTAGAGGATTTTCTTTTCTTTACCCCTGGAGTTTTTCTAACATGACACTAAAACACAAACCACTCCACAAGCTGACCAATGCCGAATTGGCTGAGAAGTTAAACGATGTCGTTCAGTACTCGGTCCTGAGCGAGCTGTCGCAGCAAGTGCTACGCCACGTTATTTACCGGTTAGAGTCTTCCGATCTCTACGGGGACGTGCTGGATTCCAAGACGTACGAGAAGAACACTCAGTGTGTCATGGACCTCACGAACTACGCCGGTCGGGATAACTCCCACATTCTTCAGGTCATCTGTAACTGGCTGAATGACCTGACATCTGATGGTCATATGCCACCTGACGTTGATCAGGCGCAAATGTGGGATGACATGCGGACCATCATCACCGACAGTGATCTGGCTGAGCTTCTGCAACCGGGCTTACCGGCAATGTTGTTTGTTGGATCGGGGCCGCGTGGTCCGAAGTGGACCCACGACAACTGGGCGATCTGCATCTACCACAAAGACGGCGGTGAGGGTCACATTAGCGGTTTCGCTCACGTGCTTACCAAGGCTTATCCAACCAGAGGAGTGCTTGTTAATGCGGATGACTCCAAAGCCGACAGCTGACGTAATGAAGTTGTCGAACACTGAGTTGGTTGACCTGCTCAAGTTCTACAACCTGTACGCAGTTTCCACTGGGGGTGCTCGCAGTCCGTTGGTGATTGATGGTAAATCCATGCTGGAAGAAATCAAACGTCGTCTGCTTAAAGACGAACCGAAACCCCCCACCCCTCCCGTTTCGATTCACCCTGAAACTCCAAACAAACTCGACATCATTTAACAAGGAGCAACAGCATGCAACAGAAAGCCAACTCACCTTACGGCGAGGCCTACAAGACCACTCCCATGGAAAAGATCCAATCCACCTTCCGCAAGATGTGGCACTGGGAACCCTTGAAGTTTCCTGAGTACACCGGTTTGCGTGTCATGATGATGCCGGTAAAGCTCGGTTCCTTGGTAGGTGTTCCAGATCAGTACAAGGGCCTGGTGACCGCGCTGTACGGCATGACCGAGTTCCGCTTCATCGCTGACCAGTGCATCGGTTACCTCACCATCGACGAGCAGGAACTGCATCCTGGTGAAACCCTGCGTCGTGCAGGTAAACACGTGGATGGCTACTACCACGGTTCTTGCGGTGCGTGGGGTGGTGGCCCAGGGGAGCCTGGTGGTGGTTGGGGTTCCGTCGGTAACGGTATGTTGACTGTTTCCAGTACCGCTCATTGCCGTGGTTACCTGGGGGTTATCCAAGGTACTCCTGGTCCTGAAGGCGAAGCCGATCACCTGATCATGCCAAACCAAGGCACCCTGTTCGGCGCTGGTGATGTGTACTGGGTCGACGGCGCTGCTGTGCACGAATCGTTGCCGGTGACGGAGATCACCAAGCGTCAGTTCGTTCGCCTCAGCATGCCAAGTAGCGGGCCGTGGTTCGAAGGCTACACGCCGAACCCTGACTCGAGCATTCAGCCGACTGGCGATATCCTGCCGCGTCGGGAATTCATGTAAGGATACCGTCATGCAAAAGGGTACCTTGATGTCTGGGGTTTTCGGCTCCTTGGCCTCGATTCTCGGCAGGGTGGCGAGCGCAAAACCCATAGCCCCAATGGTCGAGTACAACGACGACGGGCAAATCATCATCCACTTAAACCAGTTGATTCCTGTTGGTAAGGATTCTTTTAACTTCTCGTATCCGATCCTGCTGGGGTTGATAAGCAGCTGTTTCCACAACGGACACTGGAAGGTCACGCCTGCCCAGTTCATGAACATCAGAGAGGACATGCAAGAACGCATTCCTGGGTTGATGTGCGATATCGGCGGGTTGTTTGCCCACGAGGTCGACATCATTCTGGGGTTCCAATTGTCCCCTGCCGCGTATCGTCTGGACCACCGTATTAAAGGTAGTACCGGGCTGATGAAACACACCGAAACTTTTACCTTCGAAAATCTCGACCACATCCTACCATCCAGAAAGGAAAAAGAATCCATGAACACCAACACTCAAGCACCAAGAACCCACGTCATCCACATCAACCGTTTCCTTGGTCCTTCGCCTGAACAACGGCAGAGTCTTTTGCAGAACCACCTGCTCAATGAAACCCAGGACTTCTTCGTCGACCAAATCGACGCCTTGGCCGCCTGCCACGCCATTGCCCCGTCTCTGGAGCTGCTGTCTAATCTGGCGTTGACCCACTACGTCGAAGTGACGGTCTGGAACCGCTGTGAGCCTGGCCATCCTGGTTGGGAGTTCAAATGCACCAAGCGTAAGACGACTCTGGGTGATCACGACGGCGATCGTCCTCTCGGCGGTGCATACGGTGGTCACTTCGGCGGTTTCATGGGTGCGCAATACCAACCGAATATGGGTATGTTCAATGGCCCATACGGCGGCATCGACAACAACATGCTCTGCGAGTTGTTGAACCTGTACAGCCTGACCCAGATCCAACCGCTTCCGTATCAGGCGCGGGGTCGTCATTTCCCGGCCGGTTTAGAACTGCTGGATCTGGTCAAAGAGCGTCTTGGACACATCTCGTTCGGTATGCAGCAAACGATGCCGCCGAATATGTTCAACATGAGCATGCCAAACACGGGTGCAAGACCGAATGGTCCCGGTTATGCAAGCGCCAACTTCATGGACCAGCGGATGCCGTTTGACGGTCGTTACGCTCATGCTCGCGGAACATACGGCGAGGGTGGTGCGGAACGTTATACCCGCATCGTCACAGGAATCAAAACCTTCGGTGACGCGGGCTTGGACACCACTCCTCCGGTAATGCTGGAAGGCGACGTTCTGCTTGGTGCGGCACTTGACGAACCAGCTGGTCGTCTGGTTTTCGTTGCCGCAAACCGTCAACGGAACCTCTACGCGATCTATCAGACAACCCGCCAGGGTAACCTCATCGATCGTTGTGAGTACCCAACCGGTAGTGAATGGACTGGGACACATTCACTTCTGAGACTCTTCATGCAACTTCCAATGGTCCCGTATCAGGACTTCTCGTTCAACGTATCGGACAGCATCGAGGAAACTTTCCACACGATCCGGGACAAGTTCCAGCAACTTAAACTGTCGCCAGGTCATCACGAAGCCCTTCTGCTGGAAGTCAGTGAAGTGTTGAAAGCGAAACCAATCAGCTCTTCGGAACATGTCACTCTGGACTTCGTGATCGGTCTGCCTGCTTTTCTCCCGGAAGGCTTGCGTCTGGCACTACCCGATGAGTCGACGCGTCCTATCGGCGGAACCAGCCCGTCGGCCTGGATCATCCATAGCGGGCTCGCGGATGAAGGTGATGATTGTCTCCCTCAGCGTTTTTGGGTTCTGGATAGCACCATCGTTCCACCGCGTAACTGGTAATAGGTAGTGCATCCGTGGGGAGTTGTTAGCCCCACGGTTTTCTTCTGTCTTTTACACAAGGATTTGAAACATGGATAACAAACCTCAGCTAACCAATCAACAGTTAGCGGGAATCTTGAAGTGTTCCCAAATACGTCAAGNCTCCCCTTTGCCACCTCATTTGTTGGCACTCGACCTNCCCANCTACGANGNAATAAGGGAACTGATCTGTGAGCGCCTCCTGGCTGTTCCTGAGCCTGAAAGGGAGCTCACCCGTAAAGAGCAACAAGAACTCGCCCAAGGTCTCCGTAAAGAGATCAGAGGCGGTACAGAGCTGCACACCCAGGACTTCATCAAAGGCTTTGAGAGCTATCGCTTTACCAAAGACTTCCTGCGTGGAGCTTTCACCAAACACAAACAAAGAACCGGGGATAGCATTGGCTGCATTACCATCTCGCTTGATCGCTTTCTTCCACCGGACACCCTAGAACCAGTAGTAGCTGTACTGGCGGGGATCGGGGCTGTGTTCAATGTACTAAGCCGTCACCGAGACTGGCCGATTTACACCGCGGACCCTCACCACATCTTCTGGCTGATCAACCAACAAGTCACCGTCGAACACGCCTTACCTATTCTGTCGGGTAAGAACGTCACACTGGTGATCGGTCATCCCGAGCATTTCCCTGATTACGTTCCTGGCGTAAATCGTCAAGAGCTGCTGGACTTAGCCAAGGAGATGAAAAGTATCGACCGGGATTACCCTGGCTGGATCCTGACGTCTGACCCTGACGAAATCGCCTAATCAAACATAAACGTACTACTCTACCAGCTCGCGCTGGTAGAGTAGTATTAAGGTTTATTGCTTTATTTTTTCTTCCCTGTGAAAGGGTCCAGAGTTGGATCGTTTTGCGCGGGATCAAGACCATCAGCGTTGTCATCGCCTTTGTCCTTGCTCGCGTCTGGATCATCGTCCGGAGTCTCTTCCTCTTCTTCCTCGCCCGGCTCTTTTGAGGCAGGGTTGTCAGGATCATCATCCAGGTTAAGGCTATCGTCATCGGGCTCAACTGGAGAGAGATCGTCCCCACCCAAACCACCACCCAGATCATCATCCCCAGTACCAGCGGGAACGATAGGGTTACCGAGCTCATCGGTTGCGGCAGCGCCTTCTTCAGGCTCACCAGCGGCCAGAGCTTCTTCCAAAGCAGTGAGTGCCTTCGCGATCTTCTTCTGGTGCTCTTTGACTGTCTTCTTGTCCGCCGTCGCCGTATCAATAACGAACTTGGCCAAGAACTCGGCAAGGTTGGTACGCTGGTGTACAACGGAGTTAACCATTGACGCCATCCCACCACCTTTACCTTCGCTGACAATCTCATCGAACGGCATCGGCATGTTGTAGCGTTTGAATGCTTCAGTCGTGAAGTTAGCCCGTAGAGCTTCTTTCACAGCGTCTGCATTGTAATCGCCATCTTCCAGACCCAGAGTCTTCGCCACAACAGGCAGCATTTTCTGGTAACCGGACATTTCGATCCACGCATCCACCAACGCATCCACCGCGTCCAGCTTCTCCTTGAGCTTGGTAGTGCTCTCGGTGCTAGCCGGCGCAGGCAACCAGCAGAAGACGTTGTTCACGAAGTCAGTCAGGATCAACTTGATCTTCACATCGTCCGTGCCTTCCAACGGCTCTTTACTGTCTGGTACCCACAGCGGCTTGTTCGCCACAATGACTTGAACCAGGTCATTCAGGAAAGGACCGTTAACCGCCAAGTGTTTGCGCATGAAGTCAATGATCATTTCACACCACTGATCCTGCCAGTTAACGCCCTGGTTGTAGATCATCTGGTGTTCGGTCAATGCTTCAATCTGGAAGTTGTTCTCGTTTCCATCCACCACATCAAGCCAACTGCGCGGCAAGCTGAAGTAGTTGGAGATCTTGTTGAGGACTTCTTCCCGACTGGCCTGGTCAACAGGTTTGAACACCTGCTTTTCCATGTGCGAGATGTCGATATCCGGTGTAGGCATGTGTGGGTTTTCACCCGCATTGATCTTCACCGTCAACGACGATTCACGCAACGCATCAACGATCTGAGGAACCGACAACTGTGCCGTGGAGAGAATGCTGTGAATCCGAGGGTTGGCCTCGAAGAACACACTCCGGGCAATCGCAATGGTGCGTGCGGGGTCCGGATCCTCCTTCTGGATGTTGATCGACATCAGGCTGTGAGGTTGGGCTGCTTCCAGGTTAGCCATGGCGTCAGCAACGTCAAAGGCTGCCAGGCGAGCGATGTGCATCTTGGCCGACTGGGTCAACGATTGACCAATCCCCAAACGGTTGTATTTCAACGCCATGTACGTAACGCTTTCACCTGGAACATACAGGCAACGTACCGACTGACGTTTAAACATCCGCGACAAGAAGATCTTGTTGGTCTCTTCGTCGATGCTGATGCTGATGTTGTCACCCTTACCGCTGATCACCGCCGACATGAACTGACGGATGATGCTGGCACGGGCCATCTCGGCAAACTCAGCCATGTCGAACTCACAGTCCTTACCGTCCTGAATCGTCTTCAGGTTGGAGATCAGACTGTCAGTGCTGCCGCCTTTCGGCTTGTTGGCAATCGACTGGTTGTTCTTCTTCATCGACTGGTAGTATTCCGCGTCTGCGGTGTTCTTGAGGAAGTTACCCTCGTCGTCGAGAAGAAAGATGAAGTCTTCGTGTTTACCGTTACTGCCCTGACGGTGGATTGGGATCACAGCCTCGGAGGGAACGTGCCAGGTCAAACCACGGCCGTACAGGTTACCCGACAGCGAGTCGTTCGACTTAACGAACTGGATCGACTGGTGAGCCACGCTGCGGTTGATGAACAGGCTCTTGCTGAGCTGGTCAACTTGCTGCTCGGTCAGGTTGTTGGTCTTGGCCTTCGGGTCGTTAGGCTTCTGCTTTTTCTTTTCCTGCTTCTGCATCGCAGACTGAATCACAAGACTCAGGTCTTCAGTCCCCATGACTGCATCCACGTCACTTTGACGGGTTACAGCGCTGAGTTTCTGAAGATAAAGCAGGGAAGGGTTATCGGTCAGTGTGATGCCGAAGTCAACCTTGGCCTTAACACCCTTGTCATCAACGGCTTCTTTCTCACCGAAGAGACTGAACTCATTGCCCTGATAAGTAGAACGACCACCCATGATCGCTTCCAGGCCACTAACGTGACTGGCTTCAACCTTGGCATTGGGATCCCGTACGAACAACCCACGGTTACGCGCCAGATACTTGCCGCTGGCGGTGTCCTTGACGAACTCTTTATCGACAGCCATAGCGGCTTTCGTTTTGTAGATTTCGTAGGCTTCGTTACCTGCACGGTTCGACGGATCATTGCTCGCGGCCAGTTCAGAACCGTTGATCAAATAATCCAGTCCAGGACGGCTCAGGTTGAACAGAACATAACTGCCTGTGTTCCAGAGCATGTCGTGGATCATCGGGCGCAATTCCGCCTCGATTTTATAGTCGTTCGTGTAGTAGTTATCCCATATGCGAATCATTTCTTCGTGAAGCTTAGCGTTCTTGAGCTTCGATGGGCGGGTGTCGTAGTTGAGGGTCTTATCCTGTTTGCCGTTCGGACACAGCATGATCGTGTCCCATACCAGTTCCGCCTTGTCAATATAAGGCGTGATCTGACGCAAGTCGGTGGCGGCGTTGATGTTGTTACTGATAATGTTGCTTAGCCGCTCCAACTTGTGAGCATTGACATGCTGCTGACCCTGAAGCTCATCACGTTCAGGGTTTTGGCCGTTGCGAGGAACCGCGTTACGTAGCGTGCTCTTCACAACCGGGTTGATGTTGTTAATGTCGGCCCGTAGGGCTGTGTAGTCTACCTGGATATTCCCTCTCGTACCAGGACGATTTTCCCTAGCCATCGTAAACCTCATGAGTAAATTATGAACAATATCGAATTTGATGCGTACATTTCCAGCGTGTGCCGCTTAGTGCGCACGATGGTTATAAAGATCGAGGCAGCCGCTGTACGGGACAACAACATGCTTTTAAAGGCCGGTATTCCTGTCAGCAGTGACAAGACCACCTGGCGTTATTACATGAACATGAATGGAGACTATCACCCAACAGATGAGGTGATGTACGTCAAGTCTGTAGACACAGGCGAGATGATTGTCTTCAACAAAGCGAATATGGAAATTCACCTGGCAACGTTCCGGGAGTACAACTCCGGCGGCGAGCTGTTCCAACGCCTTAGCAACACCTATCAAGGGCAGTCAGAATTAATTCGCGGTATATTGGCTCCCATCCCGTATGCCGAGACGATTGGGGCTGAGGACTATAAGATCCTCAAGTACAACAAGAACCTGGTGCTGTGGAACGAGGATCAACTCCTTCCGAAACTGCAAGCCTGGGTGAACGTTGAATGTGCCCTCGTTTTCGAACACGACTACATGCTGACCGAGAACCTGATGCTGCCGCTGGCGGTGATGCAGCTCTATGCGGATTTGATCAAACAAATCTGTACAGTGCGGCATGAAGCGATCGGGACTCGATATGTCCATGACTTCTACATTTGGGCTCGGATTGATTCTTACGGAGACTTCTCCAAGTATAAGAATAGTCTGACCCGTTTTCAGATCATGTGGTTGTACCGCAACATCGCCTGGATTAAGAACAACCCGGGACAGCAATACACGTTTGGCAAACTGTTGGACAACCTGCTGACTCACGCTGGCATCCCGCTGGCGAAGTACGACATGGTTGAGACCACGGAAACCCAGACGGAAGACCTGACCCCAACCCCGCTGTACCGCAAGCTCCAGATGAACCTCCTGGAAGACTACGGTCGGGCTGCCTCCTTCATCGACACCAAGGCGTTGATCCTCAAGCAGCAGTACGTCGCTAAGGACAACTACGACCAAACGTCTATCTACTACGAAGACGCGTTGCAGAAGGGTAAGTACAGCCTGCATTCGGAACTCCCTACCAAGACCCTCGAATCCTCCATGAAGGATTACACCAACCGGCACATCGACACACTGATGTCCACGGTGTTCAACGAGTGGATCTACTTGGCGGGTAAAGGCTTGTTCAAAGGCAAGATCCTGGTGGTCGATCCGAAGAACGGTAAGTCGGTCCGTTTGCCAGTGGGTGATGCGTATTACATCTGGCGTTACCTGATCAACTTGACTCAGGGTAAAGAGCTGCTTGAAATCGAGCCCGCTCAATACGCCAACGTGATGAAGATTAAGCCTCCTTCAATTGCGGAGTTGGTAGCAATCGGTGGTAAGGCGTTCATTAACGAAGTGGACGCTAAAGGGATTCGGGATCAGTGGGTACCGGTGGATACATTCATCTCCCCTGAATACTTGATGACTTACGCGACGGCTGTTTACCAGGCCCAGTGGAACCACCGCAAGATCTTCAGCCACTACTACGACCTCAACATGCGCGCCCGGGTTAAGAACACCTGCGCACTCATGTACGAGACCGGGTACCTCACCACGCTCAGTAGCTACACGTCGTATAAGAATCTGATCGAAGGCTATGAACTGGACTTCTCTGAGTACTCAGCAGATGAAGCCCGGAACTTTGCCTGGGACATCTTCAAACGCATTACCGGTTGGGACAGCAACAACCATCCATCGCTGCGTGCTAAACAAAGCGACCTCATCGAGATCATGACTCGTTTGTCTTCCTACACCATTCAGGTGATCAAGGAGATGGACGATGGGATGGACCTGACCGAGTTGAAGAACGAAACCTTTATCGGTGATCCAAAATGGATTGGTAAAGGTAACGGTTCTTACGGGGATTTCCAAAACGCCAAACTGCTTACCCGCGGCTACATCGACGGGATACGGCACATGGCGTCTGTGACCCCGATTACCGACGCGACCAAGCCAAAGGCTGTGATGGGTGCGGATGGCAAGGCAACGATCGTCACCGGCGATATCCTGAAGTCTGTGGACCTTTCAGACGATCTGCGTAAGTACGCAGTAAGAATGAACGACACCTCGTACTTCAGGCCGCTGCCGCTGGAGGATATTCCTAAGCCACCGGATGAGGTCCCTGATACGTTCTACGGTCAGCTCAAGTTCCCTGTCCCGGTTATCCACACCATTCCTGACACGTTTTACGAGAAGCTCAAGTTTCCGAAGAAACCGTTCACGCGGGTACCGGATACAAACTACGGTAAGCTGAAGTTCAAGAAG